AATATGGTTTAACTGGTGCTAGTGCAATGACCTTGACTGCATGTAGCACAGGCATCTATAGTGTTATATGGGCGGCCATGATGATTGAAATGGGTATGGTAGATAATGTAATAGCAGGTTCTGTAGATAAAACTATACACCCAGATGCATTCAAACAGATGGGAAAACTCAGAGCCTTATCAACCAAATATAATGATACACCAGAAAAAGCATCAAGACCTTATGATACTCAACGTGATGGATTAGTATTAAGTGAAGGCGGTGCGTTATTCTTATTGAGTAAACATAAGACGGACAATACAATATGCGAGATTGATGGTTATGCTATCAATAATGATGCCTATCAAACTGTTGCTCCTCATCCTGACGGCAAGGTTGTACAAGAATGCATGAAAGATGCTTTAAAAGACACAACACCTAGTCTTATTAATGTACACGGAACATCAACACCTATGGGAGATTATGCGGAACTAGATGCTATCAATAGATTAGGATTACAGGATGTACCCATAGTTGCTAACAAATCACAGTTAGGACACTGTATGGGCGCCGCTGGTTCTGTAGAACTTGCTATGTCTATTATGTCTCTAAAACACGCTATTATACCGCCTACGGTGAACGTAGAAGCGTTTGAAGAAGGTTATAGTCCAAACATACGTAGTAAGTCAGAACGTGCAGAAATAACCTCTGTATTGTGCAATTCTTTCGGTTTTGGTGGCACAAATGCTAGTATTTTGATAAAATAATTAGTTTTTTATCTCTCAAAAGGTTGACAGGTTGTAAATCTGTAGTATAATATAAGTATATTAACAATAAAGAGAGACCAAATGATAACACTAAAATCGCTAAAAAATGACTATATAGTAAACATTAGACCTGTTGATGCTCCAGCTGGAGAAGTTGACCAATTATCAGTGTTTGCTTATGATAGTGACCATGCTAAAGATATCATACAAAAGATATTGGACAGAGGTGTTAGAGTCCCTATGTTAGGAAAAGATGTAGAATATATGGTGGAAAGTGTATATGTTCCTGGTTCAGATGAATATGCTACTAAGCCGGTAGAGCATAATAGACCTTCTGCTCATATTGGGAGTGCTTACATTGTCTAGTCTATCAAATGTGTCATTGCCAGTTAAATACGTAAAAGGCAATAGGGATGGTAAATATCATAAGATTACTACAAGTGATATGGATTATTACACTAAGTTTGCTTTAACCAGGGAACAACTAATTAAAGAACGTAATGCGATTAATGAAGTATTGAAAACTTGACAATACAGCGAATCGTGTTAATATGTATACATAATGAAAGATAAAGGTAACGTTCACATGCAAGTATCAAATCAGAAAACAGTTGATGAAATAGTAGATGATGTATTGAAAGATGCAGGCATTGAAGTAGATGAAAATTCAGAAGAACCCGTAGTATTCGAATACACTGACCGAGAAGTAAAAGAAATGATTGTCGGCGGTCGAGTACGTATGCTTATCAAACATCCGTTCTTTGGTACACTTGCTACACGATTAAAACTAGTTGAGGCAGAATGGTGCCCAACAGCCGCAGTTGATGGCAAACATTTTTATTATAACTGTGATTTTTTCAGAACTCTAACACCGGAAGAGATTGACTTTGTAGTAGGTCATGAGGTTCTTCACTGTGTATATGACCATTGTGGTGAGGGCGGTCGTCTATTCGATTTTGAAGAGGAGGATCGTGATGCTCAACTTTGGAATGTAGCCGCTGACTATAAAGTTAATCAAGGTTGTGTTGAAAGTAGAATTGGTGTTATGCCAAAATCTGCACTATTCGATCCTAAGTATCATGGTAAATACACTGAGGAAATTTATCAACATCTGAAACAAACAGGTCAAGGTGAAGACAAAAAAACACTTGACCAACATATCATGGGTAATGGCAATGATGAAACAGGTGGCACAGGTGGTAACGATCCTACAGGACGTAAAGCGCCTATCAAAATTTCTAAACAGGAAGCAAAACAACTTAAAGACCAAATGAAACAGGCTGTTATTCAAGCGGCTCAAACTGCTGGTGCTGGTAATATGCCTGGTGATATCAAAAGACTTGTTAAGTCTATGACAGAACCTAAAATGGATTGGCGACAGTTACTTAATACATCTATTTTAAGTTTACTTAAATCAGATTTTACATGGATGCGTCAATCAAGGAAATCTAGGTCTATGGGTGTTTATCTTCCAGGTCAAGACAATGATACTATGGTTGACTTAGGTATCGGACTTGATGTTTCAGGTTCTATTGATAATAAAATGTTAGCTGACTTCATGGGTGAAGTTGGAGGCATCATGCAACAGTTTCAGGACTTTAGACTTAGAGTTTGGACTTTCGATACTGAGGTTAATGAATTTTCATTCAAGGAGTTTACTCCGATGAACCAAGAAGAAATCAAAGATTATGAAATCGTTGGTGGAGGTGGTACTGATTTTGAATGTAACTTTAACTTCATGGAACAAAACGATATCAATCCTGATAAGTTTGTAATGTTTACTGATGGATACCCATTTGGTAGTTGGGGTAATCCAAATTACTGTGATACACTATTTGTAATTCATGGCAGTGACTCAATCGTCCCACCGTTCGGTGAACACGCTTACTACCACAAAGAAGCCGCATAAATACTAGGGAGTATAAAACTCCCTTTTCATACGAGAATAAATATCATTAATGAGCGATACCTTACTACTAAATGCGGACTACAAACCTTTATGCCTCTCGCCACTTTCTACTTTAACATGGCAAGAAAGTATTAAACTCATTTGGTTGGATAAAATTAATGTATTAGAATGGCATGATGATTGGGAAGTACATTCGCCTAGTCATACTATGAAAGTTCCTGCCGTAATTGCAGTACGTGAATATGTATCCCAAGATAGAGAAGGTATAAACTTTTCACGTAAAAATGTATTCATACGTGACCATTACACTTGTCAATATTGTTTGGATTCTTTTAATCATAAAGACTTGACTTTGGACCATGTTAAACCTAGATCCAAAGGTGGTAAGTCTGGTTGGGAAAATATGGTGACGGCATGTAAAAAATGTAATACAACTAAAGGCTCACGTACTGATATTAAGCCAGTCAAAACACCAATCAAACCAAATTTCTTTAGTTTAATGGCTCAAAAGAATTTTACAATGAAAGTCAGGCACCAGGTTTGGCTCAGATATCTGGATTGGCCGGAAGAATACGTGAAAATTATAGCATAATTTCAAATAAAGTATTGACTTCGTTCCCTCAATTTGTTATAATAGTAGTTGAATAATTAAGTTATTCTATTATATATAATAATCTAATGTCAAAGGAGTATACAACAATGACAGAAGCAAACAAAAATCCAGAGGAAGTTCAATCAGAACAACCTTCGGTAACAGTAAATGACTTGGTTAATATTTACAATATTATTGACTTAGCATCAAAGCGTGGCGCTTTTCAAGCCGCGGAATTATCATCAGTTGGAGCAATCGCCAACAAAGTGAAGGCATTCGTTGACCATGTCCAAGCACAACAAAAAGCGGCGGCGGACGCGGCTGGTGAGGCGGCAGGAGAACAACCTGCTGAAACTACGGGCGAAGGTTCGGCTAGTTAAATGGCAATTACTAAACACATTGGTAGACATAAAGGCACAGGTCAACGCCTAAGTGTAGTCTTTATGCAAATACCAGAAGACAAGGAACATGCTCTAGTAGTTTACTCGGACATGTTGCAAGACAAATTCCATGATGATTTTATGGCGGCTATCGTATCGCCAGAAGGCCAAGCGGCAAATTCATTGCATGAGGCACTTCAACGTAAAACATTTTGGAATGGGGAAACAATGTTAGAATCACTACATACCAGAGGTCACTTGAAAAAGGTACCAGTGGATGCAGTGATAATGCAACCAACTCCGCAAAAGCAAATTCCATTAGGAGATATTCTCGAACAAATGGAAAGGATTGCCGATGGTGCTGAAAGACCAGCAGAAGATGTTGGCGAAATGCCAGGCGAAAGGATTGATGAACAAGTTGCACTAAATAGTGAACAAGATAACAAATCAATCGCACAAAATCTTTTACAGCAGGCTATTCTATTAGAAAATGAAGCTGAAAAGAAACGTGCAGAGGCAGTTAGATATGATCCAACTCTGGCACAAAAGGCGGCAGAAGCCCCTAAACGTGGTAGAGGTAGACCAAAAGGTACTACTAAGGAAGCTATCGCGGCAAAAACAACCTCAGCGGAGATGTAAAACTATGAGTAAGCGTAGTGAAATATTAGATGCAATTACACGTGAACGTGAAAAGCATACAGATATGCCAGGTTCAGAATTAGATATTAAGAACAAACCCAATGATTGGGTTGCAATAGCTTCTTACTATCTTGTACAGAACACCCGGAGAGCCACTATGCTTACTCCACCAACAGCGGATGATTATAAAGAAAACCTCATTAAAGCAGGTGCAGTAATCTTAGCCGCAATAGAGCATATTGATTCTATGAAAGACAAGGACGAATTATCATAATGGAATTTGATAGAGAAGGAGAATTCGACCGAGTAATGGAAGAGATATTTCCAGTAAGTATTCCTTCAGCTTTTGTTAAAAGCATAAGTGTTAAACTAGCGAACGGTCAGCATGTCGTCCTCAAAGGCGATGAGTTACTAAATCCTTTACCTGTTGCTAATGATTTTAGTTGGGATAGACTTGTAGAGCAATTCGATGCAATAGAAGATATCCAAGTATTCATTGATATGCCTGCTATTAGGCAAAACGTAGTAATGAATGTGAAAAAGATACTAAATAATCATTTCATAGAGTACTTAGAAACTAAGTCCAATAAGAAACAGGAGAAGGATGATGGCGACTAATATGATTCTCGCCGCTGATAGTTACGGTGGCATTGGTTATAACAACGATTTACCTTGGGCTAAAATCAAACGAGACTTGAAATGGTTTTCGGAACATACTACAGATAATGTAGTTGTTATGGGTTCAAATACATGGAAAAGTTTAGGCAAAATAGCCCCACTTAAGAATAGAATTAATTACGTAATAACATCTAAGAGTATGGATGAATTCACAGGTGCCCATGATTTATATGACCATACAGAATATTCATTAGAAAATATTGTTACTGCAATTCAATCAAGACACCCTAGTAAAGAAATATTCATCATTGGTGGTAAACACTTATACGATGATGCTTATAAATTTTGTGATAAGATTTATTTGACAAGGATAGATGGTGTTCATTCAGTGGATACTACATGTGATATAACAACTTATTTAAAAGATTATACACAATTAACAGCAAGTAAAGAATTAAACCCACACCCGGAACCCCATTGTACATTTGAAGTGTGGCAGAGAATTGAATAGCTTTAATAATCTTTTCGATGGTGATAAAGAACCAGAAACAACTTTTAAACAATGTTCCAAATGCAATGAGATATTGGAATCTGACAATTTTAGTTGGGGAATAAACTTTGGTATACGAAAACAAAGACATGAATGTAAAAAATGCGAAAAGCATTTACAAACAGTCAGAGCCAGACTTAGAAAACAACACGTAAGACCTGCTAAAGATTTTTGTTGTCCTATATGTTTAAAGAACGAACAAGAGTTACAAGGGATAGGCGGAAAGAATCGCAGTGTTTGGTGTGTAGACCATGACCATGATACAGATGAATTCAAAGGTTGGCTATGTCATAAATGTAACAGAACACTTGGTGGATTTTATGACGATATCGATATGTTAAAACGGGCTGTTGTATATGTTGAAAGAGTAAATAGAAAAAGTAAAATGAGGAATAAGAATGTCTAATTGGAGTGAAGAAGAATATTTAGAACTGCTATACTATGTTATCAACCAAGGAGAACTAAGAGACCAAGAAAGAACTGGTACCGGAACTCGTAGTAAGTTTTTTTCACATTTAAACTTTGAATTAGAAGCTGGATATCCCCTACTAACTACAAAGAAAGTAAACTTTAAAGCAGTACTCAGTGAACTACTTTGGTTCTTAGAAGGTTCCAGTGATGAACGTAGACTAGCAGAAATTCATTATGGTAAACCTAGAGAAGAACTTATAGACAAGAATACTATCTGGACTGCTAATGCAGATAATCAAGGCAAAGACTTAGGCTTTACTAACACTGATACAGAAAAGAACTTAGGACCCGTATATGGCGTCCAATGGCGCTCATACAACGGTGCTAGACGTAGAGTTGACCAGATAGCTGAACTAATAAAAGGTATTAAAGAGAATCCACAATCACGTAGGCATATTCTTAATGCATGGAATCCAAGTGATATAGATATGATGGCTTTACCTCCATGTCATACTATGGCACAGTTTTATGTATCCAATGATAATAGATTACATTGTAACATGTACCAACGTAGTGCAGATTTATTCTTAGGAGTTCCATTTAACATTGCATCATATTCTTTATTAACATATATGATTGCACATGTATGCAAACTAGGTGTAGGTGAACTGAATCATATCTTTGGTGATGTGCATGTATATGTCAATCATAGTGATGCAATCAAAACACAATTAGGTAGAACTGCTAAACCATACCCTAAATTAAAAATCAACAGAACTGTAGAATCAATAGATGATTTTAAAATGGAAGACTTTGAACTTGTTGGTTATGACCCGGAACCGTTTATAAAAGCACCAATGGCTGTTTAAAAAGGTATAGTATTTTCCCAAGGTAATCTTTTTGATTTATCTATTTTAGGTTTAGGTAAACAAAACACTAAATGGGTTCTTAGTATTTTACTTGCATTTATGGCTGTGTGTACTTTAGTTGTATCAACTTTATATACACCACCATATGGTATTCTACATACTTTATCATCTATAACCATAAAGCAATCATCATGTGTTACTAGAGGAATATGCAATCTAGGCGTCTTATCTTTATGATAAGTTAAGCATGTCTTCATACCTAACATCATAAATCTACCTCTCAGGACTCCATATTTCTCGTTTAACGCATTAACTACTTCCCCTATGTAAGTATCTTTCCATAGGTCACATAGTAAATCAAACTGTTCCTCTTGTAATATTACGTCACGCACTTTAGGACCAGAGTTTTCATAATCTTTCTCAGGAAAATAATCATCCCAATCATATATCAAACTACCACAACTATCTAATAGTTGCTTCTCCCCTTTAATGCCTTCTCTGCATTGAACTGCTATTTGTTTTTCGTTATCGATAAGTTTCTGTTCTATTCCTAATCCTTTAAACTCACCTAAAAGTCTTTTGTAATTAAAATCTATATCTAATTTTTCTACACTCATTCGAAATCCTCATACTTCTTGTCATGTTCTTGCAATGCATAAGACAGGCATAATCTATTAATATACCCATCCCTTTCAAAGTGGTTGTGTTCTTCCTTGTTGCTTATGCCAAATATAACACTATCACTTGGTTCTATCTCTAGTTTTTTGCATAACTCAACTTGCTTATCTCTGTATTTATTACACATATAGTCAGGACTGAACGCTTTCATTAATTCTGAATGTATTTTCATTCCTGCCATTTGTGTATAGTAATGTTCATTCTGTAACTGCAATGGTGTCTGTTCACGTAATTTCTTATATAGAATGCCTGTACGCAGGCCGCCAGTTGAAAATGTTTTACTAAAGCTAAAAGCTACATGTGTAATACAATCGTAGCTTAAATCCAAGGCCTCGACTTCTGAGACACCAAACAAGCAACAGTCTATAAAAACTTCACAATTTTTCTTCTCGCATATACGCATAATCTTACTCCAATCATGGTGTACATTTCCTGTAGCACTAAATGGATAGCTTATGATAATAAACATATTTTCTTCTATATCTGAGAAAGATTCTAATACAGGTATTCCTAAGTCCTTATGATACGTGTACTCACCTCTGAATACGTTTAAGTCTACTGCATTTTCATAGAAGTCTGTGAATGCATCAGTAATACCATTGGTTACTAATCGTATAGGAAACTTATCTAACCCTTTTATCTTAAACTTTTTACTAGAATGTATCCACTTGTCATATTGTTCTATGAATGCCATTTGGTCATGTAGTATTGAAAAGTCATAAGAGTCATTAAAGATATTAACTGAACTTCCTACTTTAATAACATCTTCATCTACAATAGCTTTTGCTTTACGAATAGCCTGTTGTCTATTCTCACAATGTCTTGTAAATAAATCTATCTTATCCAATCTTTTCATTAGGGTATATCCTGACCATTGAGCCTGGTGCACGTTTAGGTATCTTGCTATCCGCACTTGATACGCAACTCTCACTGATACATACTTTAGGTGCGTCAAACAACTTGAACCCACTCTCTACATATCCTAGAGGCTCATCCGAACAACTGTATGAACGCTTGATAGAGCCATCAGGTTCTCTAATAATAATACCTTTAAACCCACTCGTACAATCCCAACCTTTGAACTTATTAAAGTTAAAAGCATTGAAACGTTCTGCTTGGTCCATGTACCATTTCTTTCCCTTGCTGTCTTCAAACTCTACTTGCATAATTGGTGGGACACCTTTATCATCACCATTCATTATGTCTTGGTTCCACATAGTTTTCTTTGGCTTAGGTCTTATAATCTTTTTGCCTGTTGTCTTTTGTAAATCATCTGTGTATGCACGTTGAGGCATACCATTCTGCATAATTTCTAATTGCTTCTCTGTATATCCCTTTACAACGAAAGACGCTGTAGGGTCACTCTGTGGCTTTAGAGTAACGTTTATACCACGATTATGAAAGTACAATGCATTCTCCCAATCAACGTCAAATCTATCTGGTACTAAAACCATATTGATTGTTACTTGTACATCATATTCCATGCATAACAATAGTTTATCTGCAAACTCTACTTTGTCCGCAAACTCTCTATGAAATGATGCAGTAATACTGGCACGGTGTACTTTGCCTACAATCTCGCAATACTTTTTAAACCAATCCATTTTACGAGATATATTTGAGGTCATGTGTACACTAGTATAATTACAGTTAGGAACGTCATTAGCCAGATGCTCCAACATGTCAAGGTATCCTGGATGGAATGTAGGCTCACCTCCACTTAAACTAAAGTGAAAACTATTAAATCCATTAGCACGTGCTTGTCTCTTTATTTCATCAATAGTTGCTAAACACAATTCTGTAGGTCTATGGTCTTTTCTATCTGACCTAGCATAAGGCCAACAATAACTACACTTGTAGTTACAGAAACGACCTAGTAACCAAGATACTGAAAACAAATCTCTATATAATAGAGTACGTTGTCCTACTTTGACAATATCATCAAATGGTATCTGAGTAAAGTCATATTGTGACCACTTGAGAGAGTCTTTATCTATATTATCCATATTAAACCTTATATTTCTTCATTGCATTATACAACTCTGGTAATTGTTTTTCCATGTTTTCGTTTCTGATTCCATCAAGTTTTTCATTGTATTGCCAGAACTTCTTATTATTTTCTTCTGTGAACCAATCTTCATCATACATGAACTTAATATTATTATCAAGTAATTGGTCCATCTTCATTATAGCCCACTCTTTATTTGCAGGCTTAATCATTCCCATTGCCATAGGGTTCTTCTTAGCAAGTGAATGATAGTCAATGTTATTTACTATTTCTGTTTTGAACTCTGTTCTAAATTCTTCCCATTTGTCTCGTACTTGGTCTTTTACTTCTAATGGTAGAAATCTTGTTGCTAATTCATGTGGTCTATGTATTGGGTGTGCGTTAATAAATGGCTTAGGATTATTCTTTAACATAGGAGATATAACTGCAAAGTCTTGTTCTATCTTCCACTTTAAGAAATCTGTAAAATGAAAAGCATTCAGGGCACCAATAGTAAATGCTATCCAGGCTCTGAAATTCATTTTCTCTAATCCAACTTCATCTAGCCTCTTTAAATTCTTTTCCATCAGTTTTGATTTAAGTGGGTTACGTACATATTCTAATGTCTCCCCTATTCCGTCCATTGATATACCAAACTGAACTTGCTTAAATTGTTTCCATAACTCTAATGCTCTAGGCTGAATGTTAGTTAAGTTAGTATTGTATTCAAGTGTCATTTCTTTTGCTTTATCTACTTCAACACAATACTTTAAGAAATCATAATGTTCTTCAATGATAAGAGGTTCACCACCAACTAGATATACATGTTGCATACCTGATACATTTTCTTTTAGGTTCTCCCAGAAATGGTCTTTCTTAACCCAATCATAATCGTGTGCAACAAATCTGCCTTTATTGTTTTTGTACATTTCAACAATACCATGAGTATCTTTAAACTTATTTGTACCCCACATCTTAACATAATCATCATACCAAGAACTACTATCCATAGGAGAACACATGCGACATTTAAGATTACAGAAGTTACCCAATCTAATATCATAGTAAGTCTGTTTAATATGATTTAAATCAATCTTGCCATCTTCTGAGGTATGTGTTTGTGCTTGTTCTAATGTTATATGTTGAGCAAATCTTTCACCATCATTGATACGTCTGGACTTCATGCCTGCTTTTTCTTCACGTAAACATCTAATGCATTCTGCATGCCATTTGCCTTCAAGCATTGTCTTACGAATATCTTTTGCAAGAGGAGAATTGATTGCATCTGTAATCTTATCTTGTTTAAGATTATAATTTTCACCATTCTCTTTTTTATATATACCTCTTGTAGGCCCTTGATTGGCATGACAACAAACACGCAAATCGCCATTGGCACGTGTTGATATGTTTATCCAAGGTAAGATACAAAATGTATCAGACATGATGAACGCTCGTTTGTTTTTCTTCGTTATCTTTCATTTCTGTGTCCTCATAATTCTTCTTGCTATTGCCTCTAAAGTCTAAATCTTTGCCACATGTTTTACCACATATGAATAGACGTTTGCTCTCGTTACGCCAGCTATCAACTAGGTCTTTTGCATAGTATTCTGTATTAAGTATATCAAAAATTGAGTGCTTTGACAAGTCATTAAAGTCTTTTCCGTACTTATTTTCTAACTCAATTCTGTCATCTATTCTTTTCTGCGTACCTTTATCTTCGCCTACTGTACTATAGTAATGCCCCTGCCAACAACATGGCCACACTTTGCCTTTATAATCTACAAAGATACTTTTATCTCTAGCTGTTTGACAATCAATTTGTGTTGTCTTTACATAGTTATCAAATGTCTTATGTTCTTTTAGTATTGCTTCAAAATTCTTTGTAGTATTAGATGCATCTGTTTTCTTTGGTGCTTCTAATACTGTTTCTTTTTGCATTGGGTCTTTCTTCTGGTGTTGCTTTGATACAAACTTAATCGTTGTTTTCTTTTCTATTGACTCATCTTCTCTAGGAGTATCTGGATCTGCACTATAATCTTTAGGTATTACATAACGATTTGATTTTTTATATCTAAATTTTATAAAACCCATTTCATCTGCTAACTGTCTTGCTTCTTCAATCTGATGTTCATTGTGTGCAAATGCAATATAATCCCATCTAGCAAATCCTCCTGCTCCTATAAATGCTTTCGCATTACGCATGATAATATCCCATTTAGTGTTAACTCTGTATAAGTGATTAGTATCTTCTAATCCATCAATAGCAAAAATAACTTTATCTTGTTTACGCATCATCTTAGCAAGTTTAACCCACCACTCTGCTGGATGCACCCCACCATTTGTACTAAGCGTTACTTGTGGAACACCAGCATCAATGTACATCTTAATAACCTCTTGTAAGTGAGGATACATAATTGGATCACCAAAGTTGCCATTGATAAAAACATGATTAGGCAAGAAAGGTTTCATTTCTTCTAGCATATTATAAAGCAACTGCGGATCTGTATCAACCAATTGCAAATCATCACGTTTCTTTAACACAACTCCGTCATGGTCTAGTCCTGTGGTTCTCGCACACATAGGACAAAGGGCATTACATCTTGAGGTTAACTCTAGGTGTAACACACCAACATCAAACTTAATATATTTTAGTTCTTTTTGCTTCGCCATTTTAAAAATAACTCTTCCGGATATCCATACGCATGATTAATTTCTTCTAGTTTCATTCCCCTAGTAGGAGACCCATCCCAATCTGCACTATGCAATCTAAGATGTTTGTTTTTCTCGCACATTTTATTGACTACATCTTTGTAGCCTGCTCTACGTTCTTCGTATGATAGCAACCATGTTGTATATCTTGTAGTAATATAATTACTACTCCACACCACACTGTCATATCCTTCTTCGTGTGGTTTAATTCTATCTATAAGAGGCTGTGCATTTCTACATAAATCAGCAACACCATATGTGATGTTAGGATTATGTTTTACCTTTTCATGCATTGCGTAGAAGTCTTCCATCGTATCAAATATTCTTAGAATACTTTTCTGATATGCCTCTTTTGCCTTTTCTCTTTCACTATCCCAGTTAGGAGCTTCAAAGTTAAAGTCTTCGTATATTGATATCAACGCTTTATCAGTTTTATACCATTCGTCATGCAAGTAATCTAAGTATTGATTAAAGTCTTGCGGATCCCATTCATTGTGCATCCACTTTCTTGCTTCTAAACTGTTTGCTGATATATCAAAGTAATTAATCCCTACAGTCTCTACATCAGTATCAGGGTTCCAACCATTTAAGAATGCAAATGTTTTAAATCCTGCGGCTACGCTATAGATATTCTTTAGTGGAAACTTTCTAGGAACAAAGTATACATCATTAACTGATTCTGTATTCATAACCCATATAGCATCTGGTGAGCGTTTAACTGTGTAACTCTGATATTGTAAGAATTCTTTTTTGCTATCTCCTAGGTTGCTTTCCTCTGGTTTAAACTCTGCACATCCTTCTCTAAAGAATTTTTTGAACTCTTCCTGTTCCTCTTTAATCTCTGGATACAAGTATGTCTTAGTCTTACGTGCCTGTTCATCAAAGTTTCTTACTGGTAGTCCTGCCTCTAAACTCTTTGCAATTAAGTTCCAACCAAAGCCTGTTCTGTTAATTGTCTCTTGTGCGGGCCCCGGTGCCAAATATTTAGGTGTATGACCGTCGTGGAAGTTTTCCATGCTACGAATAGCTTGTCTAACTTCGTGTTGTTTAACTCCAAAGTCCCCAAACGCTGGTCTACCCATAGCTTTCCACATAGGATAATTGATAACAAAGCATTGTTCGTGTAATCTAAACCATCGGTCTTTGTGTTGTTCGTCAAGAATATGTCCCATCAATAGGAATTTATTTGCCTTTGCATCTTCTAACCAATCATAGTTACAATACTCTCTGAATAAACTATATCCATGCTCCAATGGTTGCCACGTGTCATATAGTATATTACCATATGCCTGAACTACTAGAAGGACAATATCTTCTTCGTTTGGATCGTTGGCTAAGTCTGCTAATATCTTATCAACTGAATCTTCTTCGTAAATCTTATGTCGATAATGACTATAATTATTTCTAAGAAAATTGTAAGTAATTTGTCTATTATAGTTTGATACTTCTTCATCGCCAATAGTTTTAGATGTATCTAATACTGCACATCGTATTGCTTTAATAAAATTGGTTGAGCGTTGATGGTCTGTGTGTTTATTCATTAATTTTATTCCAACTGTTTAACATAATATCTTCATAACCTCTACCACCATACTGCCCATGAACAATCATATGAACTCTAACTTCATCTGTATCATTCATCACTGCATGTTGGTGTCCTACATTCATCTTAATCATCTTACCGGGCTTCCACGGAACATATGCATTATCATCAATCATTTTAAAATAACAATGCTCAGGATTGTTTAGCGATATATTCAATGGTCCTAGCTTATTGTGTTCATAATCATTGTGAGGAGTAATGTATCCTCCTGGTTCTAAGTACATATAACGAACTCTATCGAATGACATATAACCTGGGATAGACTTAATCATTTCTACTGTCTTAGGACATTTATCTGCAATCTCTGTCCAATGATATGCTTCTCTTACTTCTTCTTCACTTTTAAAATCGAAACCCATAGCTTTAACATCTTTACTATCCCAATGCTGAGATACATGTTTACCTAAACCATGTAATGTTAAACTACGCCAGCCTCTGTGTCCGTAATCATCAGGGTTACTTTCATCGTAATCATTTTTTCTATGTTGAATAGCTTCATCGTATACTGCCATTGCTTCATCGTAACATGCTTTCCAGTCAAACTTCGGTACATCTAATACTAACCAAGGGATACCTGACTCATGTGAAATCCATTTTACTTTTCTGAATCTTGCTGACTCTGGAAATCTAGGTTCATTCATCAATGCATCTACAAATGTATCTGGTACTGTATCAAAACTATAACTATGCCTATCCTTAAATTCTTCGTTAATTATATTTGGATAATTAATTGTCAATGTCCAACTCCTGCTGATTTACGTGAAAACCGTTGTCTTCTAATTCTTTTAATAGTCTGTCATCAAACTCACCATCCCAATCTTCTCCGTCATCTGGAGTCCAATCTAGCAATGGTGCCATCTCTGGGAATACATCTCTGAAATTAGTCTCACGTATCCCATCCATTTTGTTAATATATTCAATAAACTCTGGCATACGCTGTCGTGACCAGTCACCGCTCTCTGAGAACTGCAACATACCTTGTAATCTTTTCACACCATATGATGCTTGGCGCCAATCTTCATATGTTACTGGTGTTAGTGAACCTTTAGTACATAACTCCCAGTTTTCTTCTAACCATTTGATGAAGATATCATATTTCTTATGTGTCATTTCTTTGAACCAGTTAGGAAGAACTTTAACGTTTAGATGAGGTGGGTGATAAACAAAGTGATAGTTAATCATACCTGCACCTAGCGGCCATAAGTTAATCTTCTTAAAGTTTTGTTCTAGTTTCCACTTAACAAAGTCTGGTAAGTAATAAATGTTTAGAGCCTGAACTGCACATGCTACTGTAACTTCTACATTAGGTCCTGTGTTGTCTAATAGATGAAACTGCTTTACTGTGTGTTCCCATTCACTTGGATAACGAATATAATCATTCATTACACCAATACTATCTACTGAATAATGAAAACGTACACGCTTGAACTGTTTCCACAAATCAAATAAACGCTGTGGCATTTCAAGTCCATTTGAATTATAACGCAACTCAATACCAGGAGCATATCCTCTTTCGACAACTTCTTCTAGCAACGTGTAATGTTCTTCAATAATTGTTGCTTCTCCACCAGCAAAGTATAATTGTTTCATGTGTGGTATTTGGTCATACAACTGATCCCAGAATGCATCATTCTTTTTATGCCAGTTATAACTTGCACCATCAATCTGGCCTTTATTGCCCCATTGCATAGTTTCTTTCAATGACTCATTTTCAATACTAGGATGTAATTTAATCCAATCTTTTACCCACATTGAACTGTCGTGTGGTGAACACATGATACATTTCAAGTTACACTTCGACCCAAGTCGCAAATCCAAGTAACGAATCTTTGGAGGGATAGAACCATCTTCTGCCGTCTCGGCGATAACCTCTTCCATATCTACTCTGCGTGACCAGTATTCTGTTTCCCAATATCTTTTTGACATGTGGCCTGCGTCTTCCTCTTTGTAACATTTCATACAACTAGGAGGCATTTCGTTATTAAGCATTTGCTTACGCACATTCTTCATGTAATCATTATTCCAACTTGACATCAAGTCGCTGTGATTTAAGTTTGCAGGTTTACCATCAGCATTTTTTAGAACACCAACTTCTCCGCCGTGTTCTTTGTCATTAGTAGGACCAACTGAACTCGCATTAGCTGTACAACAAACACGCATATGTCCATTAGGTCGTGTGCTTAGATGTACCCAAGGCAAAAGGCAGAATGTCTTTGTTGGAGCACCTGTTCTACGTTGAAATTCTTCTAGGTTTTTCTCTAATTCTGGATTGTTTTTCTTGGTCATACTGTATTTATTTCACCTTAAATTTCGTTACTTCTGTGTCAGATACGCAACTGCACCACGTTTGTGGACATATTCTGCCATCAGTTGGAAATACTATTTCGTCTGGTTTGTTTATGTTACCATGAGACAAGTGTAAGAAACAACTGTTACCACTTGTTACTGTTCCATTTAAATTAACAACCAATGCTTCTATTCCAATCATACATTTCCAGCCCTTCCAAGAGTTATGTCCTTGTTCCATTATGTGATTTGCATTATCGAACACTTCTGATTTGCCCGTCTTAGTGTTTATATATCGCATTTGCTTACCAAAGTTCTTTCTTTTGAACTTCTTTATTGTCATTATATGCTCATATTCATTTTCAACTGCGTCATCTATCTCTTGCCGATACTTTGTCTGTCCATCCCATTGTCTTAATTTATCAAACGCACCTTCTGGATATACAAATGTATTATCACTGCCTAATGTTTCTTGTAATGCTTTCGAATTATGAACTATGCACTTAGAATTCTCATGGTAATATTGAGCCGCTTCATAATTTAATTCTATTAACGGAGGATATATAGCTGACTGAATAGAACATATCGTTCCCTTGTCAGTAAGTATGTTTGATACCTCTGTTATATGTTTATAGTCTGCACTTTGTGGATGATAACTTATAATAACTTCATCGAATATGTTTGCATTCTTCTCCCACCATCGTAGGGTTCTTGAACCGTTAGTCAATATTCTTACACTAGCATTTGGGTCGTATGCTTTCATCTTATGAAATACTTCCTCAAACTTAGGCCAGACAGTAGGTTCACCACCTAACAAGTTCCATAGTATTCTCTTACCAGGAGCAACAACTCTATAATGGTCTGTTAATCTTTTAGTGAACTTTAGAAATACATCTACCTCAGGCCAAGGCTGACTGCCGTCATGAAAGTAATCATCACAATAAGTACAGGCATAGTTACAAGTATTCCCCATCATCCAATCAACGATAATATAATCATTCCCAGCAATAGGCTCGTATCTGTCATACATATCGTGGTATGAAGTATCTGCTTTCATCCTGAGTTTTAATTCAGCCATTATTTAAACTGCTCCGCAAATGCATCAAACTGTTTTCCACATTTTTGTGAACATACCATTGGTTTACCTGCATGTGTATTTGGTTTACCCCAACTATCAACAAGTCTTTTAGAAAAGTATTCATTGCCCAATACCTGTTTGACTCCATGTTCCTTTGCATTGAACTCATCTTTGCCGCCTGATTGTTGTATCAATTCCCATACTTGGTTCTCGCCAGGCTTCTGCCACCATTTATACATACTGCCTGCTACCCAACAACAGGGCAAAATTAAACCCTCTGCACTAACATATATGCTTTTCTCTGCGGCTACTTTGCAACTTATTTCTACATTATCGAAATAGTTTTCTAATGACCCATGTTCTTTTTTAAGCACTTCAATCTTTTCTAGTGCTTTATTTTGATACTTAACTTCCTTAGGTTTCTGTAGTAACTGCGTTGTTCCGCCTTTTCTATTCATAGCTTGGTGTTCATCTTTGCCAACTTGTTTCATCGTTGAAAAGAAACGTCCGGTCTTTTTAGGAATAAACTTCTTAAACCCTGTCTTCTCTGCTAATGCTCTTGCCTCTTCTACCTGATGTTCGTTGTGTTCAAAGATTAAATAATCCCAATGTGCTTTGCCACCTGCTTCGATAAATGCTACTGCATTTTCCCACGCTATATCCCAATTAACATTCTGTCTATATAAATGATTAGTGTCACCCAATCCATCAAATGAAAACTTAACATAACTCCAGTTACCCAATGTCTTGGCTAACTCTCTCCACCACTCTGGCTTCTTCGCTCCGGCATTTGTATTCATACCAAGAGTAAGTTCTTTCTTGCATGAACGAAAGTATTGAAATACTTCCAGTGTTTCTTTTGCAACAATTGGATCTCCAAAGTTGCCACACATATAAATTCTATCTAACTGCTTCACAAACTCTGGAGGCATCATCTTTCTGATATCTTTTAATGTTAATTCATGTAGTCCAAGGTTAGGATTATCAGCCCCACCGTGTATATTTCTATCACACATAGGACATGCCGCTTGGCACTTCTCAGTAATTTCCAAGTGTATTACTCTTACATCATCATAACTGTAAATCATTATAATCCTTTTTAATAACTTCCCAAACTTCTGGTACAAAATCTTTGATATGCTGTTCTCTAACTTTATCAAATCTTTTAGTTGCTCTTGCAAGATGCAATGGAGAATATTCTTTATCGTCTGACTGGGCATAAATCAATGCAGGCATAACTCGTTCAGCATATACGTCATCCCATTTATTAAATCTCTCAATCAATTCTTCTAAGTATGGTATTCTTATACTAAGAGGAATGCTTCGTATCGAATCCCATTCAGGAACTCTTAAAACTTCTGGTCTAACTGTGACCCCTAATTCTTTTGCCCACACGACTGTATCATATAAATTAAATAGATTGTAGGCTTGCAACGTAAAACTTATTTCTGATACGTTTTTACGTGATTTTAATTTATCTCCACGTGCAATATTGTGATATATCTTTATAGTTTTATTTATTGTTGAGAACTTCACTGGTGTTCTAATATATTCTACTACTTTGCCTATACCGTCGATACTATAATTAAATGATATCCTTGAGAACTTAGATAATTTATCTAAGAACCTTTTATTATTATTCGTACAGTTTGTTGTAAAATGTATTGGAACATCAAAGTATTCTTTATCAATAAGAATATCTAAAAATTTATCTACTTCTGGCATAATTGTTGGCTCACCACCTAGGAACTTAATTCTCTCTCCTTTATCAGCCGCTTGTAACAAGAACTCAATATTGTATTCATTCTCTAACACATTTGATTTTCTTATAATACCATCACCTAACATTGGTTTCAGTATTACTCTATTATCTTTTATTTCTTTCTCCATCTGTGAACTTGATATAGGTCCACACATACGACATTTTAGATTACATAAATTGCCTGGTCTAATATCTAAATCCAAAGGAGCATTGTATTGATTTCCTGTTTCAACATTTGGTTGAATCTTTGGATTATACATAGCATTGAAATTCATTCTATCGCTTCTGCCACCTGCATCTTCTATGTCATAACACTTCGCACAAGTACTAGGTCTCTCATTACGTAGAAATCGTTTTCTAAACTCTTGGTAGTAATCATTGCCCCAACGTTTTTCTAAATCTAAATCTAAGTCATCTGTTACTAAACTATTTTCACCAGACATACAACAAACTCGTTGGCCTTCATTACTGTGAACATACATATGAGCAAATGGAGCCGCACAAAAATTACTAGTGTCGCTCTTGCCATCTTGGTGTTCCATTAGCAATTTCTTCAAGGCTTGCCTTGCTTCTACCTTTTCTTTGTTTATGTAGTCTCTGACCCGAGCATTTTTCACTTATTTCTCTCCGATAATCATATAACGGTTATAATACTCTAATGCTAATGTTCCTCTGAATAATTCTTTTGACATGTTTAGTTCTTTAGCCCAACTATCAACATCTGTTTTAGTATTAACAACAGTTTCGTCATCATGTTCAATAAAATCATTATTTTGTAATATCACTAGCGTTCCTTTTGGAATAGCATTCCACCATTTATCAAATTCTGCAATATGCTCACAACTAGTATTGATAACACATGTTGGTTGTCCAATTGTATGTGTCGTATCCATAACTTCGAACTTTACTGCATCACTGTATTTATAATGTTTTATCGGTAGTGTTTCTTCTGAGAATTTTAAGTCTGCGACATCTTTAACAAATGCTTTGAATTTCATTTGGTCAATGATATATTCTTTATTAAGTGTGTCTGCTGGATTGTCCGTACTTGGATCTATATCAAAACTGTATATATTTCCTTCAATCTTGCAACGTTCAAATAGCAACGCTGGTAGAACACCATACCATCCTGCACATGTATATATTGTTTTACCCAAATCAATTTCATAATTATTTACTATATCTGTTAACCATAATTTAGATTGTAATTGCCCTCTACTGAATGCATCAGTTAATGCATCGCCTTCAAAACGATTAATCATCTTTTTCATGTTCATAGGAATAGTATACTTTCCCTCAGTGATGGTATGTGCTAATTCAAATATCTTTGTCTTAAATATTGTTGCACTTTTAACTTGTGAAATTTCTTCATTTGATTCATCGAACCCTTGAATAACTTTGAACAATAAAAATAAGTCTGGGTCTGTATCAACTGCAATAATATTTTTTAATGCACTAAATATTTCATCATCAGGATATTCAATATTCATTATTACTCTGAATAATAATTCAGTTTGTGATTTAATAAAGTTATGATTACCACATACATTTTTTAATGCACCTAACCCTTCCTCATCATCGATTAATTTCTCTAATATATTAAACAATAAGAATATTAAATCTCTATCAAACTCGCCATCTTCGGCACAAACGATATTTTTTAAATCGTCCAAGGCATCTGTTTCATTTGGGTACATCCCATTTAAAACTCTGAAAACAAGATACATTGATTTTCTATCAATAGTTTCACATGCCATGAAGTTACGTAATGCATCCAATGAATCTTTGTCTTGAGATATTTTGTCTAACACTTTGAACAGGACGAATGTGTTATCACAAACTTGTCTCTCATAAACAAGATTCATTAGAGCATTCATGTTTGCTCTATGTTTCTTACCTAAGAAGTAAGAAGATAAAGTAAACACGCTACTGAGTTCCTCAGTATTGACAATTCTTTCTAACTCAGATAGCATCGGTCTACTATTCCCATAAAGTAGATTTAGTCTATCTGCAATTTCATATGGCTTCATTACTTAAGCCCCATTTTCATAAAGAATTGTTTATCTCCAACTGTAATCACTCCGCTGTATTGTTCAAATGACATCGGAAATCTTAAGTTGAAATTTTGTGAACTTGGAAACGGCCTTGGCACATCACCAGTTTCACCAACTACTATTACTCTTTTTGTATCTGGAATCATTTCATACCAATCCTGGAAATTAGTTAAATGACTAACACTACAATTAATAATAGTACCTGGTATCTCTTTGTAAGGTGCTGAAAGTTTTCCACTCTGCAAACGTGTTTGAAATTCATTTTCAATGTAATTAATATCAAATAAATCCTGAGTGTTTGCTTTGAACCTCCAGTCTTGTAGTAATTCTTTCTTATGTAATTCATCTGCCAAGAATTGGCCAGTACCATTGATATCAAATGAACGAATATTTTCAAAACGCATCTTCGTATCTAATAGCATAGAAGCCAATAGGCCTATACCACCACCTAGTAGATATACTACGCCAATGTATTTCTGACCATATACATAAATCATTTGCTGTATAATCCAACTATACAACTGTGCATTTTCTTTATTAGCAAACGAACTGATATCTACATTCGGATAACTATAAATCATATCTTTAAATCTATCTACGATTGCATCATTATCCGTTAACTTGACATGTGCTAAAAACTCCATTGCACATCTATAATTATATAATTGCTGGCTGACGTTTTCTTTTGAATAATCGACTGCCATAGTTTGATAATCATAATCTTTTGCAAGTATATCTCGTTTAATCTTTCTACGTTTTCCAGGTGTAGATGTTATTTTAATAGCTTCGCTTTCAGGTATATCTTGTACTACTTCTGAACTAATATCCACTGATGGGTCTTTGCTATCATAAAGGTCGTCTGACTTTGTTATTTTACTTTTATCAAATCTGGCCTTCCGTCTTTCTTGTATTTTACTCATCGTTAAAGTCCTGTTTAAATTGTTTAGTCAACCAATCATAGTCATTGATTAGTCCTAATTTTTCTGGGTTGCCCGCATTTTCACTTCCAAACTTTCTGCCTGCGTTTGCACCTGCTATTGAATACTTACCATAGGGAACATTCTCATCAGCAACCGTACACCAAATATTAAGTCTTTCATTATCATCACCCTCTTTACGATTGTGAATAATGCTTGAACTTAATTTAGTACATTCTCTGAATGCAGACTTCCATGTGTCATATGGATTGGTATTAAATGCTGTGTAGTTTGCAACAACTGGCATTGGTTTAAATTTATCTGAAATTGACGTTGTAAAGTCAATGTTCCAATCTTTTGCATCACGCACTAATTGTGTTGGGAATAGTTTTAGTCCACCGAAACCATATATCAATCCATTAATAGGATTTTTAGACTTCCAAACATGAACTGCATCTTCGTCCCATACTGTCGGGAAATATTCGAATTCGAATTCATCTGTAATTATCGCATCAGCATCCAGTACATAAAACATTTTAGTATCTGCAATTTCAGCCGCACGTTTATGAGCATTAAAGATACCTTTAACTCCGTGAACTCGTTTTGCATTTGGTACACGTGAAAGTAATTTAGCATAATTTTCTTCTGCTTCTTTTTCACGATAGGAAAGAAACACTACATCAAAGGCAATATCTTTTGAAGACGCTTTCTTAGACTTAACTGGTTTCTTATTCTTGAAATTCATTTTTCTAAGTTTGTCATCATCGGGCTTCAACTCTTTTAGAGCGGCAGTGGGTATAAGGCTTAGTCCACCATATTGATGAACGTAACCAGTGTAGGGATTTTCTTTTGGCCATACATGAAAGTGTGACTTGTGATGCCTGTCTACATAATATGTTCTACTGAAATCTTCTGTTAATTCTACATCATTATTGATAGCCCAGAAGTAACCCGATTTGGTCATACCTGCGGCTTTCATATATGCTTTATCAAGTCCTTTACTTGCATCAATTACATCGATATTCGTATGTTCATTAAAATACTTGGCATGTTCTTTGTACATACCTTCATCAAAATAGAATGCAGGATGTCCTACAACTCTACTTGCTATCTCATCAACTCGGATAATATTTTTAAATCTATCGAATGAGAAGTCTTCTTCACTTGGATTAAATTTTTCAAGATGAGGTCTATGAACTAGATATACTCCAGCTTCTTTTCCTTCTTCGCTTTTAAATGCAAACACATTTTCAATAGAAAAGATATCAGGATAGTAATCAAATTCAAATGTATCTAATAACTCTACCGCGGTATCTATTACCCAATAAAACACCCTACCTTTTGATTGCTTATACGCTTTGAAAGGATCACGTGTGAAATACTTTTTAATATTATGTTTGTCCGGCACTCTCATACCATACTCATCATGTAGATTAACATTTTCTGAATGATAATCTTTATTACTAAATGCTAGTCCGCCATGACCTAAATCTTTGCCTTTTCTTGAACGTTGTTTCCAAATATGACTTGGACCTAAATTATATAAGTCAGGATAATAATCATCTATCATTGGATTAATAAGTTTTAAGTCAGGATTGACCATCCAGAAAGTATAATTATTTGCAAGTTCCACTGCTTCTTCTAGTGTTCTTGCTTCTACTATTTCTATTTCTTTTAATGTACCTACGATTAAATCTACATCTTTTTGTTTTTCTTCGTTAGGATTACGAGGTACAAGTCTTATACCGTTACGCACAGGCATACCAGTTGATGTATTAACTTTAAAGTTATGAATTGCGTCACTATCATATAACATAGGATAATAACTACAGTCAAAATCTTTTACATCTTCGTGTACTAACCAGTACATTGCTGTATCGACTTCGTAATTTAAATCTAATAGATTAGTCGTTTTAATAATAGGAAATTCTACATCACGAACTTGTTCATCAGTTTCATAGATAGCTTTACGTTTAAAGTTAAACTTTTCATATTGACTTTCTGTGAATAAATTAATATCTTTTCTGAATAATCCTAACCCATAGTATTCTCTAGGTGTGCCATCTTTATTTGTTCGTTGCCAAACAACTATTTGCTGTCTAGCTTCTTCTGTCATAGAAAATTCAAACTCATAATCGAATTTAAAATCCCATATTGCAGTATCTGGTGTAATAATATAATAATAATTATATTTACTTTGTTCTCTTGCTTGTTCGTGAACTTCTAAGGCATTGCCAGATAGTTTTTTAATTCTGTGTTCAAATTTATCTTGCAATTCTTTGAAATTGCTTTCACCCCAACCTTTATCCCAGAAAAATATATCATAGTCTGGAATATATGTCATGTCTAATTCATGCTCTTTAATATTATATTCATCGTATTCGGATGCAATATAAATTAACCCCTTACTTAGGACATGGGCAGATACCATGTCATATAAATCAGGATACCAACCAAATGTATGTTCTAAATTAAATTTAGATTCTATTGCTGGATCCACTATAATAGTAGGATATGTTTCAATACGTGAGAGCCCACCTTTTAATGTGCTTGAATGAATTACAGGAATACGTTTCAAAGTACCAAGTACTTTGTCAACATCTTTCTGCTTTTCTTCATCGTAATTTCTTGGAACTAATCTAATTCCATTACGAACTTCTGTAGTACCGATAGTGACTTTAAAGTTATGAATATTATCTTTGTCATAACTCATAGGATAATAATCAGTGACAAAATCATCAACATCATTACTTACTAACCAAACCATTTCAGTATCACATGATTTAATTTGCGATAAATCCATTAGATTATCTGTGCGAACTAAATCATATTCAACCGGCTTAATAACTTCTGAAGGAATATATAATGCTTTGCGTCTAAAATCAAAACGCTGATACTTATTTTCAGTGAATAGATTAAAATCTTTTCTGAATAAGCCTACGCCTTGATATTCAAGTACATTATTCTTATAGTCTGTTTTCTGCCATACAACAATTTGCTGACGGCTTGCCTCTGTTAAAGAAAAATCAAACTCATAATCAAAGTTAAAATCGGTTACGGTCGTATCACTTGTGATAACGTAGTAATAGTTATATGTAGAATTCTTCTGTGCATGTTCATGCAACTCTGTTAATGTTTCTGTATTCATTGATTGAATACGTGGGAAACGTTGCTGTAATTCAGTAAAGTTATTATTACCAAACCCACGATCCCAGAAATATATATCATAGTCAGGAACATGTGATATCTCTGCCGCATCTTCATAAAACTGCATATTGTATTCATCATAATCACCTGCAACGAATACTACACCTTTACCTAATGCATGAGCAGTTGCCAAATCATACAAGTCAGGATAGAATGAATAATTGCTATCTAACTCAACTGCTGGATCAACAATAAGAGCAGGAAAAGTTTCAACTGAATCTATTCCTCCCTGTAATGTACTTGCTGATATAATAGGTACTTGCTTGATTGTACCTATACAATCTGGCATATCTTTTTGTTTGTCCTCATCGGGTTTATTAGGGACGAGACGGATGCCATTACGCACTTCATTATTACCAGACATGACTCTAAAGTTATGAATGAATTCTCTATCATAACTAAATGGATAATATTCAGTAGTAAATTCTTCGACATCCTCATGAATTAGCCAGTACATATCCGTATCAACTTTGTGACTCAAATCATGCATGTCACGTGTTCTGATAATCGGAAACTCTAAGTCTTTGCATATAGCATCTTTCTCATAGACTGCTTTCTTTCTGAAATTAAATATTTCATACTCACGTTCCTTGAACATAGGTCCTTCTTTAGGGAATAATCCTAGTCCATGATATTCACGTGTCAAATTAGTCATTGGATTTTGCTTTTGCCAGACAACAACCTTTTGTTTTTCTTTATCAAGTCCAAATGCAAAAGAATAATCGAATTTAAATGTATCAAATACTTCTGTGTTTGGATGAATTAAATAATAAAAATCTGTGCGGGCTAATTCTCTGCACTTGCTATGCACATCGATATTAGTTTCGCCAGTTACTGTCTTAATTTCAGGAAAACGTTCACGTAATTTATTGAGGTTATCGACTCCAAAGTCTTTCTCCCAATAAAATATGTCATATGTTTCTGTAGTAGGCTTATACACAACATTATTTGAGTCATGCGATTTGAACTCGCCAGTCAAATAATAAGCATCTTTGATATATGCTTCGGACTGCTTAAGAACTTCGCTTGTCTTAAATAATTTGACACCAACAACTGAACGCCATACATTTCTTTCTTCTGCATTCCATACGTGAATGATATCTTCATCCCATTCATTAGTCTGAAAATCATAATCAAAAGATAAATCAACCTCAACATCTGGATCAATAACCCAGAAGTGTTTAGTGTTAGCGACACTACCAATTTTCTTGATTGCTGACGTTATCTTAGGGTCATTCCAATCTTCTAAATTGATTTTAACCATACGAAAGTTAGGATACTTTTTCTGTATCTTATCATATCGTTCATTGGTTTCTCTATCGTTCTTATAGGTTAGAAAGAATCCATCGTAAGCCATTGTTGTCCTGTCATGTTCATACTATTATTATAGCAGATTACGTCTTGCTTGTAAAGACCAAAGTTTGATAAAAGTTAGCAAAATCTGTTGCATCTTTAACATCATTGACGATTGGCATACCCTTGATATTGAGTGATGTATTAACTAACATAGGACAACCAGTTTTATCATGAAATCGTGTTAATAATTCATGTAGGCCTGCATGTTGTTCTTTGTTAACTGTTTGCACACGTGAAGTACCGTCTTTGTGAATAATTGCTGGGAAGTCTTTTGGATGCTTACACTTTGCAATAAATTGCATGTAAGGACCCGAAGGACCGTCAAAGTATTCATCGACATATTCTTCTAATATCATAGGAGCAAATGGTCTAAACTTCTGTCTACGTTTAATCTCATTCATTCTATCTTTAATATCATCACCACGTGGGTCTGCTGTTAATGTTCTATTGCCTAATGCACGTGGACCGAACTCTGCACGACCCGATGCAATGCCACAAATTGAACCTTTGATTAATGCATTGTAAACATCTTCGACAGGATACTCTCCAGGTATGTCATGTCCAAGATATGGGCTGTTCCATTTAATTCTTTCACGTGAATATTTTTGAGTGACACCGATACAACTACCTGCATCACCTGGATTAGGCATAATCCATACTGATTTGAAATAATCTTTTATTATACTATTTGCACTACAATTCAAAGCACAACCGCCCATCAGAACTAAATTCTCTGAATGACATTTTAATTTTGCTTTAATTAATATTTCAGATAATATCATTTCATAAACATATTGCGTTGCGGCGGCTAAGTCGAATAAGTCTTGTTCCTCTTTTAATTCAGGTAAGAACCATCGACAACCACGATGCAAATTCTCTGTAAATCTTATTAGAGTACTCGACTCCATACCGTAACCAACTAACCCAGACTCATGTAGAATACCAAACTCATCATATATATGTTGAATTAATTCTTTGCCTTCATATAATCTGTGTGGATCACCATAAGCGGCCATACCCATTAAAATATATTCATCTTCTTGAGGCTTTAATCCAAGACGTTGTGTCATTGCTGAATAAAATAAACCTATTGAACTTGGATAACTCTGAGAATATACCTTCTCTAATCTCATTCCACGTCCCTTCCAGAACGTAAGTGTTTCGAATTCACCTATTGAATCGATAACAACTATCGTAGCTTCATCATATGGCGAAGTGAAATAACCACTTGCGGCATGGGTATAATGATGCTTTTGATATTTAATTGGAATATGTTTTAATTGTGGGAATTTTTCTAAGTATTGACTCGGTAATTCACTGGTATCTAAACTTAATTGCCATTGACCTGCACGTAATTGACGTAATTTTTTAAGCATTGGCTTCTCATACCAAGCAATTATATCAGGCTTACCGCCATAATTAATAGCATCATTTAATAATGCATCATTTAAATCAGAGTCATTTTTCTTTTTAGAGTATCGTTCGGCATGCCCGGCAAATAAAATCTCGCCATCATGGACGATTGATACAGCGGCATCGTGGTTAATCGCACCACTGATACCCATTATAACAGGCTCACGCCTATTTATAAATGAATGGATCACGCTTCTTTAATTCCTCTAATCTTTTTTTCATTTCTCTACGTCTTTTGAACTCTGTCCAAGGGTAAAGAATAATATCGACTATTCTTTTAATCATGATTTTCTTCCTTTGATATCCTGATGTAATATCTCAGCCCATTCGGCGTGAGCATCTTCATCTGGATGCATATAACGTTCATCTCCTTCTACAGGAAAGAACATTTTCTTTTCATACATATAAGTAAAAAACGTTTGGTCTTCATATATTTTACTCATATCTAATTGTTTATAAACTGAAACCATATCACTTTGCTCACATAACTCTGTGAACTTAGTTGGCTCTAATAAATTAGGAGTTAAATTAAGTGAATTAAATATTAAATAAGGTATATTATTTGCCTTAAAGAAACTCTGTAACGTAATTAAATGAATTAGATAACAATGAAAATCATATATAGGAGACCAAAAGTTCTTCATATATAATTGATTAAATAAATCTAAATCACGGTTAGTTTGCTCATCTAAATTAATATTCCCATGATACTCATGCGATGGAATATTATGAATTAATAAATTCTTGCTCTCAATAAAATGCTCTCTACGAGTAGGAGCGGTCATACCAATAGCAACAAAATCAACTTTTTCACCTGCTGATAGCTTCTCGCTTACAGTAGTAATAGTATTACGAACAATATAATTATTCGATACTCCACGCTGTGCCTCTGTTTCTACATCAGAAATGTTTAACTTTTCTGCAAGTACAAAAGGCCATGCCCTGTCTTTATGGGCTAGACCAGTTCCATATGTGAAACTGCATCCGTTTGCATATAACATATAATATTCCCTTTTTAATTAACTTAATTATAACTCAAATCGTCTGAAATAGCAAGTGTTTTCTCGTATTTAAAACATCCAAGTAGTGCTATTCTTGGCTCATCAGTATCAATATATACTGAATGATCCCAATTAGTATTTATATACCAAACTTCTCCGGGCTTCATTATTCTCTCATGTTCAACCCCACGTTTAGTAATAACAAATCTATGTTCCCCACGCATAATCATAGTAAACCTATCGATATGTGGTTGGTCTATATGTGGTTCTATTCTTTCTGTTGACTTCATCCATCCCATACGTAATCTATATAACTCAGGTACAGACAATATATCACGTAATTCATTTATAACAGGTATATATTTTACATTATGAACAGTCCAATCATATTCATTAACAGGTTCTGCAACTGCGGGTTTAGATATTAATTTCTGATGATAGTTACGAGTATTAACTAAGGTCATAAATTCATCACTCATATTATATGCATCTAAGTTAACTGACTTACGCAAACCAATACTTACATCCAGTACATCTTCTTCTGGTTGGGTATCATATAATTCATTAATTAATTCTAGGTTCATCGAACTCATATGTCCAAGACAATTAAATAATGGCTTATCAATTCGGTTACGTGCTACGCTTCTTTTATCCATGAATTTACTCCCTGATAAATACTATTTATGATAGATAACATCTTACTTAATTATCACGAACAACTCCCAGAAGAAAACACGTTTATGGATATCATGGCTGATATCACACACAAATGTAATATGTCTTGCAAGAATTGTTACATACCAAATCGTGAAATCCCAGACATGAACTTAGAAAAGTTTCGTGATTTCTTATCACGTTTAAATGGTCGTTGCATGATACGAATAGTTGGTGCTGAACCTACAATGAACCCACAGTGTGGTGAATTTATTCGTTCAGTATTTGAATTCGGACATCGTTGCATTTTACTTACAAACGGATTAAGATTATCATCACGCAGATACGTTGATGAATTACATGATACAGGTTTACGACATGTTTACCTATCACTCAATGGAGTAGATAATGATGATTGGTATGAAAAGATTGATGAACTACGCTGTGCCGAAAAGAAAATAAAAGCCCTGCGTAATATTAAAGCACGTAAAATGATACTAGACACAGGTACAATCATTGTTCCAGATGTAAATGAAACAGCACCCGGTCAGTTATTAGAACTCTTTGAACGTGAATCAATACGTCATGCTTTTATGAGAATTAAAAACGTAGGACAATTAGGTAGATATCAAACAGAAGTCGCAGATAATGTTAAATTAAATCAGTTAGTTAAGTTATGCTCAGAACAAATGAACATATCAGAAGACTATATCTGGAGTCATCACGATAATCCAATGTACGGAATATATAATGATGAACCCAATACTATATTATTCCCACTCAAAGAAGGTAATAAATTAGTTAATCGTGGACACTGGGTTAAAATAACAAACTGGGACACAGACAATGACTCAGGAATACCTGACCCAAATTCACGTAGACGCGGAAGAATAACAGAAAACTGGACTGTTGCCCCACTATATGAACATATTAAATTAAACGAAGGTGAATACTAATGGATAGCACACAAATACTCAAAGACGAAATACTCAAGCGATTAGACATAACAGTTACAGATGAGGATATTAATGCAGGCATTTCTCTTAAAGATAAAGGTATTGATAGCTTAGATTCTATAGAACTACTAGTCTCAATAGAAGATATAATGGGATGCGAATTCTCAGATGATGAACTAGACAAGCTAGACAACTTACGAGACTTAGCTGACTACTTGCGGACATTCGAGTAAAACGCAACTCAGAGTTAGATATAAAAGAGAAAACAAGGGCGAAGCCCGGAGCGTAGCGACTTCTTCGGTAAATTTTTTTGAACTAATTAACAACTGATTAAATTAAATGAGCGATAAACCTAATCCCGCTGACACCACAAACCTACGCTACAATAACCTAACGATAGAATACAGTAGCCTATGGGGAACTTATTCTATTATGAACGGTGCAATGTCCATAATAGATACTCCAGACCGTACTACAGCTTATAAAGTATATCGTGCTAGAAGTGGGCATGATATTACCGAAAGAGAATTCATAACTTTGGTTAAATACAGATAACACTAGATAACGATAAAGGTAATAGTAATAAACAGAGCTAAATAACATAACTGAGACAGACTATGAAAACAACCTATTCACGGGATTATACTATATACAGACGGTTCAAGATTATTACAGAACATAGCAGTAGTGGGTATAAACATACTGCATACGTGCGTGGTATAGTAGTTATGATTACTCATTCTCTCCCACTGCTTTATAGATTCTTACACTCACTAGGGCCTAAAGATAGTGATATCACAGTCCGGGACAGGTATATTACATACAAGTACATTACTAACAGAACGTCACACAGTGATGAACCATCGAAACAATCCAGAAATAGGGAAACTCAAAGTGAAGATACTACCCAGTGATGATTTAAGTAATCAACCAGACTATAACGAGAACTATAAGAAATACTTCCCAGAGATACATGGTGAACACAATGAACCCACGATAAAGGTATCAGTGCTTAAACGGTTATGGGCATTCTGGTTACGGTTCTCAGAAGATAAGTATCCCCTATAGTGAATTAAATAATTAATTAATTTAATTAATGGTATATTCATAATTCCTTTTAGGAACAACGTCCTCTTCCTAGCGGTAATTATTTTATTTTCCTGCAACATATGGGCTAAATGTACCTTTAGAGCGCCTTAGAGCGTGTTACAGCGTGATTCGCCACCATTCTGGATGAATTATATAGCGTATTCCACAACTATGCTCTACAGTTACCCTATACTGTTCCCCTATAGTGAATTAAAACCGTGCCCTACGTGGGAAATAGTTTTGCCATAAACTTGACAATACAGCGAATCGTGTTATAGTATATACATACTAACAAGAGAGTGAGAATATGAAAACATTTACATTTGAAAATCATTTAGGTGACGTATTTACTGCACAAGCAGAGAACGGCCTTGATGTTATGGAAGATGCCAATAAAGCTATATTGTGGAATAATTGGTCTGATGGAGTATGGAGTCAAGTAAGTGATACTAAGTTCGTTTGGGTGTTGGGTAACTTTTTCGATTAAACTTGACAAAACCGCGAATCAAGTGTATACTATAAGTATAGAATGAAAGATGAGGGAACAAATATGCAACAACAGTTAGATAATTTAATTCAGAATATCAAAGACGATTATTACCGTTGGACTTCACGTAATGGTACGAAAGAGTTATCGGAAGTTAATAAATCCATGATTGCTGAATTCAATTCAAAGATTACCCTTAAAGAGGGACAAAAGTATATCAAAGTTATCAGCGGAAGTTCAGTATGGGGCTTTATCGCTAAAGATGATTTTAATAAAGGAAGTAAGTGTTTCAACAAAGGTGATATCCTTAAAGCCGCTGGATGGCAGGCTCCTGCTCTAAACGCCGCTCGAGGTAATATCTTCGATGATGATTACACTATACAATGGACAGGTCCTCTTTACTTGAACTAATGTCTAATGGGCTACGATGGGAAAGTATACGACTATGACGAGTTTTAAGGGTTGCCCTGGTTTTTACGTCATTAAACAAACAAAACCCATAGTTCGGGTAGCTTAAACCTAGGCTGGGATACGTAGGGTATCAGGCAATTAAGCAATACTGTAGAGAACGGTGACGGGAGGCCTTTGGCCTCCCTGAACCTGTACTGTTACGGTTATCCGGGAAACCTTGCATACGTATGCAAAACCGCCCGGTAATGGTTTAACATTAAACCTTTTTAATCATATATATTATATCATATATATGTTTGGCCTCCGGTATTAAAAACTTGACAATATAGCGAATCATGTTATAGTATATACATAATGAGAAATAAAGTGAGAGAAACAAGTATGACAAATTTAGAATCAGTATTCGCAACCGCAGTTGTTAACCCAGAGAACCTTAATTCAGATGGTTCGGTCAACTGGAACTATGTTGATGCTGATTGTTTCATGGACGCTGACGGTAACAGTCTGAGTATGGTAGATTACATGACAAGGTTTGATGCACTGGTTGCCTCACACATAAACAAACAGAAAGTGAGCAAATAATGTCTAAGACAGGAGCATGGGTAATGGAACTGGAAGAACAGTTCTGGGATAAGTGTGCAGAGTTTATTAAGAGTAATGATACCGTTTCAGAAGCAACTGCTGATGCAGTACAGTATAACAAGGAAAGCCTTTACTTAAGCCTTGATGAAAACGATATTGAAGAAACAGTGTCAGAAATGTGGAACGAATATTGGAGTAAGTATCAATGAGTACATTCTATGGTATAACCGGCATCATCTGTATGATATTAGCAGTAGGATGCATCGATGGTCCAACCGGTTACGAATCAAATAACTGGCTAGGGTTTGGTATATTCACTGTGTCTGGCATTGTATTAATGCTACGTTCAGTGTTGCTATCACAGGAGGACTAATTGGGTCCATTTGATTTCAATACTCAATGGGAACGTGCTAATAAACTAAAACAGTTTATACATCGTTTACCAGACAACATAGACCCGAACTATCGTGCTATGTGGGAACAGAAGCTACAGAACATAGCATGGGACCCTAAGACATACTATGATAGGTATAAGATATTATATACTGTTAACGGGAAGTATCAAGCAACTGTAATAAAGGATAACAATGCATAAAGATATAGGTAAGCAGAAGTTCAGGGTTAAGACAGCGTACACTACATGGGTAGAGTATGATGTAGTAGCGGACTCTCCAGAGCAGGCAGAAGAAGCCGTACTGGAGTGTGGAGGCATAGAGCGTGTCGTATATAAGGATGGGTTCTATAAGGGAGAGGAAGTAGAAGTATCAGCACAGGACTGGAACTCAGACTATACTGGTGACTTGTATACTACTCATAAGATAGCAGAGTGCATACCCATAGACTATGAGGATGGGGTAGACTATGATGATTACGAATGGAGTACAGATGAATGGGAATGGAAAAAAGAACATAACGGCAAAGCACAAGCATAGTAAGAAGTCTAAGAGTAAGACTCCTACTACTATGGAAACAGCGTGGCTTGATGGTTACCGTGCATGGAAAGAAAAACAAAAAGATTCAGGTAAAAATAAAAAATAAAATAAAAGGCCTTGCGAATCGGAACTTTTGTATATATAGTAGGAAAGTGTTTGGCCTGGAGGTGGCGTTTGGTCGCAGACCATTTTTTGCCTCTATTTCCATATAGGGTTTCCCTATACAGTGTTTACCACTTTTTTATATTGGATCCACATTCCAAAAAAATACGCAGAATATTTTTACCACCGTGTCATGTATAGGGTGCCAAAACTTGACAAACCGTGTATAATCGTGTATACTACGTATATCTTAATTAAGGAGTCTCCCCTATGATTGTTACTAATATGTCTAACTATATAAGTTCTGCCTCTAACTCATTTGCTACTACTATGTATGAGAACTTTTTATCTAAGCATGATTTAGAACCCGATACCGAATTTGTCAACTTCAAGCATGACTATCTAGTATTAGAACCAGGATTAACTCACTTAGAGTATGCTGATTGTTTAACTGAACATGAGTATCAAGAGAACATTAAGCTATACGAAGAAGATGGATTTATGTGTGTTGCGTTTCATCCACATACTCAGTTAGCTATTCTACATGAGAATAATATGATTGCTGATGAGATATATAATAATCCAAAATACTATCAATAAAAACTTGACAAATAAAGAATCAGTGATATATTATATCTATAGTCAAAGAAAGGTTTAAACATGTGGGTATGTAAAGATTTAGAATCAGTAGTATATAAACTAGATGAAAGTATTCCACTAGAGGGTTCTGTACATTCAGTGAATAAGAATAAGTGTTTAGAGCGACTACGTAAAGCAGGGAATGTAGTACATGACATATTCAATAACGGATTGGGTAATAGGGGTAGGCAGTTACGTGTGTTAGGCTTACGCCGGGATCAATTACCATTACCTGAATATCGTCACGGGTATTACTATGAAGGTCAGTGGGATCGTATTACAGAGATAGTAGAACCGATTATGGAACAGATTATCCTTGATGCGGCTGTTGAGCAGAATGTACACATGGAACTAGTACCTAACTCAGCAAGTGGTAAGATAGAATTGATGGCGGTATCATAATGTATTCTGATTGGATTATCATTGGGATAGCGTCAATCATTGTCTCAGCCGTTATTATAGGGTCTGAATACTTGCAATACCGTTGGCACATGTATCGTGAAATGAAACGGGTTAAACGTGAACTTCGGAGGACTAGACAACAATAGATTATATGAGTAGTTTATCTATATGAGAAAAATTTTCCGAAAGAGAAAGAGTTTCCGCGACGCCTTTTTCGGAGGACACGCAAATAACAAACTAACAGAGAGGTAGTATTATGAGCAAAGAAAGTTATAACAGAACAGAAGAAGATGAATACGGTCCGTCGTATAAACAAGCGAAGATGTTCCTACAGTTTTCTAAGATAGAAGACTCGCAAGGGAACCCTAAACCGCTTACGTCAGTGCTTACTGATGATAACAAACGTGTACGTGTAACACTAGTACAAGCCAAGAAGATGAAAGCCCTAGAACAAACGATTGTCAAACCATTTGACAAACAGAAGTTTGCTGATTCAATACAGTATGAAAAGGGTTTACGTGCTTGGTTGAAGTCTCCTATATTGGATATGTTGTAAAAACTTGACAAATATCGAATCAGTGTTATACTGTAAGTATAGTTAATAAAAGAGAGGTTAATACTATGATGAGTAAAGAATTAGAAAATGCAATCGTGGCTCTGAGCCGTATACAATCTAGTGGTGAGTTGTCAGTACTAGCAGACCATTTTCGTAGACACCAAACGTTTCTAGGTAAACAAAAAGCCGCAGGACTTAAGATTGGTGATACTATCGAATGGGAATACGGTGGGGTACTAAAGCAAGGTGTCATTACCAAGAACAATCGTTCAACAGTAGACGTATCTAATGCTGGTAATAACCCAATCTTTCGAGGTAGTACTCGATTGCACAAATCAATGATAACACGTAAAGTAGCTTAAGGAGGCACATATGAAAATAAAAATAGACTTTAGTAAGGTAGATGTAATGAGTGTAGAGGGCATCGATTATGCTGATGCTCCTAAATTCTGTGATGCATATATCTCAGAGGCTGAAATCGATGGCGTTGAAGCTACCGAAGAACAGTTAGAAGTAATCAATGAGAACGGTTCGTTCTTGCACGAAGCCGTGTATGATTGGATTCACTAAATGGATTCACTTCAAGTTTTTTGGGATACACTTCAACCCTTAATCATTACCGGGATAACTGTTGGTGTTGTACTAGCAGTTATAGTCGGCTCCATTAAATTCGGTTGGCGATATGCGCCCTGGATTGTCGCATTAGGACTATTAATTTTATTCCTAAAATAAATAAGCACTAGAATGAAACACATAATTAGAAATTTATTTGCTGGTCTCCTAGTCCTGGCTGTATGGGCTATGATTATAAGTGGCACTGTCTCAATGGCACGTGCAGAAGAATTACCAGACAAAAAGAGCATAACCGAAATTAAACTGTTGTGTGGCTTTGATGAAACAATGGATTATGCAATAGCTGTTTACATGTTACCAGTGCAACAACGTGCATCTATACGACCATTGATACGCAAACCAAATGGCGAATGGACAGATTGGATACCAGTACACGTGCAACCAAGTCCAACAGAATATAGTTTCTGGGTAGATATACAAAACGGATACATGGTATTCACAGTTAATAGACAAACTTTGGAATATTCAGTAGTACAGTCAATCGATATGACTGGAAAGAAAATGATCCAAGGTGGTAGATGTACAATAGTACAATGAAAATTCTTTACAATAATAAGTTATTAGATGTTGATGAACTAAGTGGTGCAATGACCTCTGATGAATTGATACAGTTAATAGAAGTATTTGGGTTTCCTGGGTGGGCTTCACCTGGGTTCTATCGTTGTGTTGAGTTAGGTTTTATTGAAGAAGGACTTGACGAATACGATTACATTGACAAGTATATAGAACGAGACCCTAAGACACTTCATTAAATATATTACTCAGCGACTTTGCTATACCTCGGTTCACTGCACACCCTCTATGTGCTAACAACCTATGTATTTCATTCGTATCCATCCTTGATATATCTCTAGCATACATATTGTTTACAAACCACCATCTATCCCTTTCAGGCACTTCATGCCAATAGCCTCCCATAGACCATTGTGTTAAATTTTGTTCTGTTCTTCGAGGCACGTTGATATCGCAATTAGGCCACGGATAACTATCAAAGATATCATCTATAAACATTTCAGCTAATGGTATATTACGTTCTTTGCAAATCATCTGTATTGCAAGACGATATGAATTAATCAAATAAATGTTATGCGGATTATCTATATGATGAGACCTGGGCATGGATGGATGAACGTCTTCTGGTTTTCTCTTAAACTCTTTGTCAAGGTACCAGTAGTTTAGTTTATTAGTTCCGGGTACCACATCATGTCTTCTCCAACGTTGATGAACTTCATCTCCGGCATATCTCCATATACTAGTAAGTCTATTAACATTTGGCCATACAACTGCGATACCTTTACATGTGTCATTCACACTTAAGAACTTTAATAAATTATTATATACAGTAGTAGTTGATGCCCCACCTACACCAAAGTTTAAACAGTCATGACCTAGATATTGTTTAAGAAATTGACTTACTGTATCATTGTAGTAATTACCTGTACCATATATATGCGAACACCCAAATATTGCAAATGAATTAGCAATATCAAATGTATTTAATGGTTTTTCTCTGAACCCTATTTCATTATGTATGTATTGTAATGGCCTTTTTGATATATGATATTTCCAACTTGTTCCTAACTTTTCAGAAAATCGTTTATGGTTTAACTCCTCAGTGGAATCTAGGTAATCATTCTCACTATATCTACAACAAAACCAATCAATACCTAAGTTAACATAACGATTTGCATCTGAAAAATCTATACCAGGATTTATATTACCCTTCATTTATGTGTCTCCATTTTTTAACAAACCTTAATGCAACTTTTTTATTCATTATGGGACCCCAATGTCCGCCTATAGGTCCGTTACCTTCAGGCTCATACGCTCCTATATCTCTGGCTTTTATTTTATTTAATACATAGAGTTGTGCATCACTTAATGAGCCATCACTGTTATTAAATTCTTCCCACGGCAGTGTTGTGTCTGCTTGGTGTTTTGGTATCTGTATACAATTTCTTATTACATCATGTGTCCAGCTAGGACACATAGTAGTTAAATCTGTATCGATAGGATCATCTTCTTCTGTTACTTTTCCGGGATTATCACAACGTAGTTGATATACATTTTCTTCACCCATTATAGCAAACAACGTTTCTTGTGCTATGGTTCTTTGATAGAAACTCCTAGAATTGCTTACCATATCTACATCTGGAATAACTAATTCTCTCATCAGCGGTCCAACTTTTTCACCTGGTTCTATTATATTTGTTGGTGTGTCTGTTCCGGGTAATATATCTCTACGTAACCAAGTACGAGATATATCAATTCCCCATGCATCCTTAGTTTCTTTTACATAACCAAGAACCCGTGTGAACCTAGTTGGGTATGTCCAATAGACGAATATGCCTTTTGGTTTACCATACTTGCGAATTAAATGAACTAAGTTATGTAATATAACTCCGTTGCCTGTTCCACCGATTGCGAGATTGATAACTGGTGCTTTAATTTTTTCACTAATCATTTCTCCGATAGTTTCATTCAGTTGTTGTCCTATACCATAAATATGCGAACAGCCAGTTATGACATAACTATTCTTCCAATCAATTTCATCAAAATCTTTATTACATCGAAAGCCTTGCTTGTTGTTGCGGTATTTTATTTTTTGGTTATGCCAACGCCAACCTTCAGGTATAACAGAAGCCATATCATCAAATCTTTTTGGATGGTCGCTACCGTTCCAATTAGAATACCAGTACGGGTTTTTTCCAGGTGGTTCAGCAACTTGCCATCCTATTTGAGTGTCGTAGTCTATTATACCCGTTAGCCTAGGTATTGACGGTCTTAAGTCTGTAATGGGTTCATGAGAATCTTCTAACGTATGAAATCCATTCACTGTCCAAAACCCTAATTCAAAATCACTCATTGGAGCTTTCCATTCAGCATCCCAATCATCTACCCGCATATATTGCCATCGCTGTAGTTTCTTATGCTTTGGTAACCAGTCTTTGCTCATATTAAATTCCTTGACAAATAGTTCGAATCACTATATACTATATTTATGTTCGTAGTTAAAAGGGAATCTAAATGACACCGGTACTTTATATACTAATGCGTAATGACTTAGATAGTCTTAACCCTGGTAAAGCAATGGCGCAGGCATCACATGCCAGTAATCAGTTTGTTCACAATATAAAAGAGGGAGGAATGATTGATTACGAATTGTTTAATATGTGGTCTAATGAGACTACGCAGGGTTTCGGAACAGTTCTTGTTCTAAGTGTCAATGAAGCCCAATTACAATCTTCTATTATGATGGCAGAGAAACATCTATCACATTGTGGAATAGTACACGACCCAACATATCCTATTCAAGACGGAGACGTAGTGCATCACATACCACTTGATACATGTGGTTATGTATTTGGTGATAAGGATGATCCTGTTATTAATGCAATCTTGGGTTTGTTTCCGCTACACCCATAAACTTGACAACTATGAAAAAGGTGTTAATATAATATTATGATTAATTCAGCAGAGGTATATAGTATGGAACATGTAGGTGATAAGCACACTCATTTTGAACGCAACGTACTCTATCATCACAAGTACAACTTTCAACTAGACAACTCGGGCGTTGACTATAAAGATATTAAGGAACGTGAAGAAAATGGTTGGAACCGTGAAACTGTTATTGCGGCATCCCTAGTTGCAAACGAAATGAATGAAGGTGAGTATATAAAAGTTGACCAAGGAGTTTATAGTTTTGCCGAGACTCCAGAGGGTAGTCGTTATCTACAAATGAAATTACCTAACAAAGAAATTCTAGTCGGCGTGTTGCATCTTTATCCACACTTAATACAACCAAAGCATATGAATGCGGCAAAAGAAATTATTAAAGAACTTGAAATGGATTTCATGTTTAAGATTATGTCAGAGAACATGAATGAATTTGAAAGTGGCATTGCAACTATTCTTGCAACTACAGATAAATTACCAAAGCAATATTGGGGTGTTGCCGCTTATCTACCGACTTATGCAGTTAAAAAAGTATGGGAACGGGAAGTTACTGACCGTAGTGAAAATTCAGTACACTTAACATCAACCCGCAAAGATGGACTTGTGTTCGCAGACATTACTGTTCTCAAAGCAAACAGTAGTCAGAGTTATCCAGGACTAAATGTATCAGCTATCACTAGTGACGGCAACCGTATTAGTTTCTTTAGTACAAAAGAAATATGGGAAGTTGATAAAGATTTTACAATTAGTGCTAAAGTAAAAAGCCACGGTACTGTTTGGAATCAAGACCACATTGCAGAGACAAGATTAAATTACGTTAAAGCTATATGAGTCCTATACTTATATCCTTATTACTTACTGCCGGTATATTTGCCGGCATTATTTTAATGCTTGTCTTATGGAATAATGAAGAACCACCAATGAAAGACTAAATACGATTATGAATAAGTTACTAGTACACAAGCACCTATTAATTCGTGCAGAGGTTAATAAGCCTTTACAAAATAAAAATAAGGCAATTAAGTATTTGCGAAAGATGATTAAAGCAATCGGCATGAAACCGATGTATGGTCCTACTGCCACGTATTGTAAGATGGAAGGCAACAGAGGGTTAACAGCCTTTGCAATTATAGAAACATCACATATCGCTATGCATATATGGGACGAAGTGAGTCCTGCATTGTGTCAGTTAGATGTATATACTTGTTCTGAAATGGATCCTAATCAGGTTCTACCTTTCTTAGAAGTAATGGAACCTACGAAAGTAGAATATAAATTCTTAGACAGAGAAAGCAAGTTTGAAGAAATATACTCAAGTAAATAATTCAAACGTATACAAATTACTAAATCCCAAGAAGATAAGTATTAACATGAAAGAAGTAGTTTTAGTAACGGGTGGGTTCGACCCACTACACTCTGGACATATAGAGTATTTTAAATCAGCAAAAGAACTCGGTGATGAATTAGTCGTAGGGATAAATTCAGACGAATGGCTTACCCGTAAAAAAGGCAGAGCATTTATGAACTTTGCTGAACGCAAAGCAATCATCGAAGCACTAGAAGTAGTTGACAAGGTTATTGACTTTGATGATAGTGACGATACAGCCAGTTACGCATTATACAAGATACAATCTATGTATCCAATTGGTACTAAGTTTATATTCGCAAATGGCGGAGATAGAGGTAATGCTACAACACCCGAATACAAACAATACGCAGAAATGCCATGGGTCAGATTTGAATTTGGTGTAGGTGGTACAAACAAACGTAACTCTAGTAGTTGGATACTTGATGATTGGAAAACACAGAGAACACATAGAACATGGGGCTACTGGCGAGTACTTGATGATAAGCAACCTAAGGTTGGGCAAAAAGTCAAAGAACTAGTTATCAACCCACGCAAGAGTTTATCAAATCAGAAACATAGATATAGAAACGAATATTGGTATGTCTTAGAAGGAGATATCATGATTGAACTAGAATTTGGTAAGAAAAAAGAAGCAATCTATCTGCGTCCACATGACACATTCTTAATACCTAAGGAATGCTGGCATAAAACAACAAATATCGGTGATGAACCAGCACACATAATTGAAGTACAATATGGTGAATTATGTGAAGAAACAGACATACAAAGAAAAAATAATAGCTAAAAACTTGACAAACTATCGAATCGTGTTATAGTATATACATAATCAACAATAGAGAGGTTAATTATGAATATGAAAAAGTTACTTGCTACTACATCAATGGTTGTAGCTATAGGTACAATGTCATTTGCATCACCCAATGTAATGGCTAGTCAACAGATGCTTAATCAGTTAGGCTATCAAGCAGGCCCAACAGATGGGTTAACTGGAAATCTTACAACAACGGCTATAGAAAATTTCTATGCTGATAGTGGCAAAGTATTTGACGGCACAATAGATGCTAATGAGATTACAGATTTGAAACTAGCAGTGTCAGAAATGCCTGCATTAGATTTTGAAACACAAAAAAAGAATGGTATGATTACAACATTTGGTAATTATATTTCTCCTGACAACATGGTATCTCCGGGAACATGGAGAACAAAAAGATACTTTCTACCAGGTGATTTTTACATGAGAGAATATCAAGGAGATAATCAAGAAATCTTCTGGACTATTACTGGTGCATTCGCAAATCTTAATGGCGACAATACTCCTGACTTAGTAATGGGGTTCGAACTACATAATCAATGTAGAGGTAAATTTGAATCAGATGGTAACATTGGTACTTGGAAGTGTGGTGACGAAAAAATGTCAGACATACAACAAAGACTCCCTTTCGCATTGTTTGAAATTGGTAGCATGAGTAGAAAAGATTTAGTAGAACAAATCGTTGTAAATAATCATGTCTCGCCAAGGAATAGTATTAGAACTATTACGGCAGACTTCAATGGTGACGGTATTGATGATATCTATTCTCCTAGTGCATATAAAGCCAAAGTCAATGGCAAACATCAGTACGGAGGCGCTGACTTAGTATTTCTTTCTAATGGAAAAGGACAATGGATAGAAACTGCTGAAAAGGGTGTGAAGATAGATAAGAACGGAACATTCCATAACTTTAGTCACGGTGCCACTGCGGCAGATATTGACAACGATGGTGACATTGATGTTATCGTATCAGATGTGCAATGGTCTAGGTCTAAAGGTGGTGGTAATATCTGGTGTCATGTGAATGATGGTAAAGGTATTTTTACTGTAAAGAAATGCGGCGACCAGTGGGCTCATGCTCTTACAACAGGTGATTACAACGGTGATGGACATGTAGACTTAATGGCATCAGGCGGATGGCATCAGAGTCCAGCTTACAAGCACGATAGTTCTTTGCCTCAACAACAAACTGTAATTCTATTTGGTGATAGTTCAGGTTATTTCGGCAAGAAGAAAAGAACTTCTATGGAATCAGCAAATGATATCTTTGGTTCTGGGTTCTTGTTAACTGATGTTATTGGTCCAGTATCATGGGACTTTGATAATGATGGCGATGTAGATATCGCAGGTTCAAATATTGGTCCACTATATGTTGGTGGTACAACAACTATTTGGGCTAATGATGGCAAAGGTAACTTTACTGTCGCAGACCAAACTCCACTTATTCCTTCTCCTGACTTTGTTAAAACAAGAAAAGGATTTAAGAAAGGCATCAACATGGAAACAAATGCATACAACTCATTTTGTACGAGAAATGTTTTGATTGATGTAAACAATGATGGGCTGATGGATATTATGTGCCAAGGATCTCCTCAAGATGTACATAGTGGTTGGTTCTTTGTAAATCAAGGTAACTTAGAGTTTAAGAAAGTATCTCCTTACCAAGCATGGGAGAATGAATGGGTTGACTTTTACAAAAGCGAGTACGGTGGACAGAACAGAAAGTTCACAGGATTCCCAGATGCTGATATGATGGCGCCCGGAGGCTATTGGAAATATAAGTCAGATTTCTAATAATTAACTATTTTTAAACTAAATTAGCCCGGCTCAATGTCGGGCTTTTTTTATAGATAAATAAGTATGTAGTTAATAGAGAATTAAAATATGAAAAGAATTATTAAACTAGACCCAGATATCAATCCAATAACAGTTAAAGATGGCAGAGGTATAATAAGCACATACTATCCTCAAACAACTGATATTAAAGAATGGAGTTATATAGTAACTCTAAAAGGTTCTGTGAGAGGACATCATCTACACAAAGAGTTTGATGAATACATTATGTTTGTAGAAGGAAGCGGTGTGTATACTGAGTTATCAGAAGGAAAAGAATTAGTAACTCCCGTTGCAACAGGAGACTGTATCTTTATTCCTAGACTGACACCTCATACATTCTATCCAACATCAGACTCAAAAGCAATCGCACTCATAACGAAGAAATGGGACGACTGTGATGAGCCTTTGACTAGGGTAGATACTAATGAGTAATTATCCTATGATTATAAATGAACGAACGGACTGTAGAGTTTGTGGTTCTGAGGTTAAAAAGGTTGTAGACTTTGGTTCTATACACATAAATGATTTTCCTTTAGACCCAAATCATACTCCGGGAGAAGCGCCCATGGTTCTGGACCAATGTGTGAATTGTGATTTGGTTCAACTTAGACATACAGTTAATCCAAAAGTATTATATGGTGAACACTATTGGTATGAAAGTGGACTTAACAAGAAACTAAAAGATAACCTATTCGACATTGCAGGATATATAAATGACAACACTACTAAAGGTGATGTTGTATTAGATATCGGTGCAAATGACGGTACACTACTTAGTGCAGTTAACTCAGATAGATATAGGATAGGATGCGAACCAGCACCTAATCTAATTAAGAAGTTAGTAAAGAATTGCGAAGCAACAATTAATGACATGTGGCATTACAAACTGATGCAAGGTAAGAAAGCAAAAGTTATTACTGCTATTGGTATGTTTTATGATATGGATAATCCAAATGATTTCATTTATAGCGTAAATGAGGCGATGACCGATGATGGCATTTTTATTGCTCAGTTAATGACACTTGCTCCTATGCTTAAAATGAAAGACTTAGGCAATGTATGTCATGAACATTTAGAATACTACAGCTATAAAAGTCTTGTAGAATTATATGAAACTAATGGTCTTGAGATTTACAAAGTAGTAGAGAACGATATACAAGGCGGTAGTTATCAACTGTGGGCTAGAAAAAAGAATGAAGGCAGTATTGAACACTACGAAGACTTATCTTCATTGAAAACATTCTTTAATGATGTAGAACGCAACGGTGCGTTATTAAGAACCGTATTGACAGACAACAAGAAAAACGGCGGTAAGAATTATGTTTACGGCGCTAGTACAAAAGGAAATACAATGTTGCAATTTTGGAAACTACATGGGTTGTTTGATGGTGCGGCAGAAATACATCCAGACAAAGTAGGCAGATTCACAGTCGGCACAGGTATACCCATTGTACACGAAGATGATGCAAAGAAAGATGCAGACTTGTTCTTTGTTCCTAACTTTGGGTTTAAAGATATGTTTACAGAAAAAGAAAGTGAATGGATTGAGCAAGGCGGTAGAATGTTATTTGCAATGCCCATAGTACATATTGCAGAAAATAAATCAGATGATTAGAGAATATACTGCCAAAGAAGTGATTGCACAGAACGGGTCAGTCAAGTTATGGGAAGACGCCATATGGATAAATCATAAACACCATACGTACTTTGTTCCTATTTGGAGAAATGCTAGTTCAAGTTTCTTGTTCAATATAGCAGAACAATATGATTATAAACTTGTATCACTGCCAAAAAATGATTCATGGACACTTTCTTATACAGGTTATACATTTATACGATACCCTAGTGAACGATTTTTAGGACAGCTATCAGTAGTATCAAAAATATATAATTGTACAATAGAAGAAAGCATAGAATGGTGGTTAAGTAACAGGGAAGACGATGTTCACATGAAAACTCAGTGTAGTTTTTTAGAAGGGCTTGAAGATGTACCTTTGCATTATATAGATGCAGACAACATAAGACCTATAGGACATAAACATATAGATAATGTATTAGAGACCATTCAAAATACAACACGTTATAATGATATTTCTAAACAGAAAGAAGAATTAAAATTACAATTAAAAAAATATAAAGCACAAATTAAGGAATATTACTTAGAAGATTATAAATTATTCAAGGAGAACATAAAATGAAAATTGCAATAACAGGCGGGGCAGGATATGTTGGTTGTAGATTAAGTGAACAATTACTGAATAACGGACATGAAGTTATTTGTATAGATTGGTTAAAGTATGGGGTACAACCTATATTAAATATCTTAGATAGAAAAGGATTTCATCTACATAAGATGGATATCTGTGATCCAGCAGTTGAGCCTATTCTAAAAAGTGCAGATGCAGTAATACATCTAGCAGGCATTGTAGGATATCCTGCATGTGAACGTGAACCAGACTTAGCATACAGAATTAATGTAGAAGGAACTAATAGAGTTATTGATGCTTCTATTGATAAGCCTTTTGTATATGCAAGTACAGGAAGTGTATACGGTGAGTTAGGCAAGACATGTGACGAAACATGTGAGACTAATCCAATCAGTACATACAGTGTTTACAAACTTGATGGTGAAAAGAAATTAGAAGGAACTGATGCGGTTATACTAAGACCAGCAACTGCATTTGGTGTGAGTAATAGATTAAGACAAGACTTACTTGTTAATGACTTTACTTACAAAGCAATAGCTGAAAAGAAATTGGTCTTATTTGAAAAGCACTTCAAACGTACTTTCTTAAGCATTAACGACTTGGCACGTTCATTCAGATGGGCGTTAGAGAAATACGATATTATGAAAGGCGAGATATGGAATGTCGGTGATGAAACATTAAATCATACTAAGTTAGACATTGCACAAATTATTAAAAGCAAAGTCGATTATGAATTAATTATTAACGATGAATTATCTCACGATAAAGATGGCAGAGACTATTTTGTTGACTATTCAAAAATTAGAAACATCGGATTCACTGCTACCGAAACTCTTGAAGATGGTATTGATAGTTTAGTTAAGTTATATCACGCCGCGTGATTTTTAATAACACTTGCAATCTTCTTTACGTCTTCTTCACGTAAATCAAACTGACCTGGTAAATGTAGGCCTCTACTTGCTAATTCGTCTGCAATTGGTGTAGGGGTTTTCCATTGTTTATGAAAGGGTTGATTACATAGACTATCATATACTGCACGGCATCCTATGCCTTCTTCTCGTAATTCTAATACAAGTTCATCACGTTTGCTTACTAATATTTCAGGATACGTTGGCGTTACAAATTCTAAATCAGTATTAATAAAATCTACCACACCTTTTAGATGTTTACAATACCACTTAAATAAATGTTTCTTATGCTCGACAATAAATGGCAGTTTCTTCATCTGTGGTACACCGAAAGATGCTTGTAAATCTGTAAACTTAAAATTAGAACCCATGACATTATATACTTCTCCAACCTTGACCGTTCTGCCAAAGTTTTTGATTGCTACAATCTCATCACTAATACCTTTATCATTAGTAATGATGCAACCACCTTGTCCTGTAGTAATAATCTTTGGTGCTCCAAAACTGAATACGCCCATGTCACCCATAGTACCACAGTGTATATCGTTTACTGTTCTACTACCTAGTGCTTGTGCAGAGTCTTCAATTACGACTCTACCACTTTCTCTTAAAGATTTGATTTGTTCTTGAACATCTTTTGGGTATCTTCCATTGATTGCTGATACAAATATAACTCTACAATCAGATGGTATCTTATCGAAGTTTATACAGTAGCTAAATGGGTCAACATCAACTATCACTGGTATGCCTCCCATTAGTATTGCGCCGTTACATGTAGCCGCTTGTGTATACGCACTTACGGCAAACTTTTCTCCTGGCTGTATTTTAGCTATCATAGAAGCACACAGGAGACCTGTAGTAGCACTTGTTACCATGTGTGCATACTTGGCGCCAGTATAGTCACATATAAGAGATTCTAACTCTCTAGTTTTGGTATGTTCCATAATCCAACCACCAGAGTTAACATAGTCGTATACGCTTTCTATTTCTTCTTTCCCATACACTGGGTTCATATGACTATTTTTTGTTAGCATTTACAAATTTCTCCATCTTATATTTTACATGCTCATAGAAAACTAAATTGCCCTCAATACTTGGGTGTACCCAGTTAAATAATTGTTTTTCTTCTAATTGTTTCCAACAATCATATTGACCGTGTACATAGTCTACAACATTGGGATGAACAAATTTCGTTATCTTAGGGTCAAAAACTTGTGACATTAACATTGCCATGAGTTTTCCAACCTTTTCATTCAGTGCCCATCTGTATTTATCTATATTATGTTTTTCTATATAGGCATGAATTTCGTCTTCACTTGCGTATGCTTTTATTGTTTGATGTACAAAGTCTGCGCCTAGATTAGGAGACATGCCTTTAATGCCTGCATGTTCACATAATACATTTTGCCAACTAGGTTCTATGACTGTAAGATTTTCATATGGTTCAACATCTACATATGTAATATCTGAATGAGATCCTATAATTCCTATAGGCATGTTTAATTCATTCATTTCTTTTAAATCCATATGTAATAGTTGATGTCTGTACGATAGCCAATCATTACTGCAAAGTAAGTTTTCAATAAATTTATTATACGTGATTGATTTATAAAGTATTGTTTCTTTCTTATATAATGGCCATGTCTGTTGGCCTGTCTCAGGATCAAAATATAATCTAGCTAACGGATCGCACAAGACCCATATTACTGGTCCACTGAATGGTTCAACTCCATACTCTTTTCTCTTTTGCCATTTTTTTATTTCTAGTACACATTTTGTATTACTGTTGCCATGTCTAGGCAACCATGCATGGTTGTGTGTTCCTAGACTATGTTTAAATTCTTTTGCAAACATATCACCTATGTTTATGTTTGGCTCATCACTTTTATCTCCTAATGGAGATGAATAACTTTGTACAGCCCAACTAGGACCAGTATAAACAAAATCATTATCAAAACTTTGTATTGGTATATCTGTTTTTGTTTGAGACTGATAATTATAAGTCATAATACCACTTGTATGTTTTAGCAAATGCTTCTTCCATACTATACTCTGGCTTCCAACCTAATTCCTTTAAGCGAGAATTATCTATCGCTCTATTCTTAATTCCTTCAGGTCTATCCGTATTGAACCAAAGATTACCTTTGTAACCACTGACTTTAATTAATAGTTCAGCTATTTCTCTGATAGAAATTTCATAGCCACTTGCTACGTTGACTGTATCATACTTGTCATTATTTAATATTATATCCATGGCCGCAACTGCGTCTTCAATGTAAAGTATATCTCTACTTTGATTTCCAGAACCCCATATCTCAATACTGTCTGCATTGCTTTTACATGCGTCTACAAACTTTTGCATCAACGCACCTATTACGTGTGCATGTTCTCCTGTCCTATCATGCGGTCCGAACATATTTGTGTTTATTGCTGTACGCCAATTAGTATTGTACTTTTCATTACTTGCTCTACATTGATACATACCCATGAGTTTAGGTAATGCAGTAGGAAAGTATGTAGCGAAAGGTTCGCCTTGTAGTAACTGAGTTTCATTATAGGGTTGTTCGCCAATCTCTGGATAACTACATGTGCTTCCTTGTAGTAGTACTCTGTCTGTTCTTGCGAAACGACATGCTTCAAATAAGTTATTTTGAATTGTTAAGTTCTTAATCATTAATTCAAAACTCTTGTCTAAGTCTTCTTGCAGGCCACCAACAGTAGCCGCATTTATAATTACGTGTGTGGGCTTTCGCATTTGTATATCTTGTTTAGTAGATATGCGTGAACTATAATTTGCAGTCTGGGTGTTACCTCCATCTGCATCAGTTATAAGTTTCTTATACCAAGTACCGACAAGTCCTCTGTCTCCTGCTATATAATATTTCATACTATATATCCCTGCACGAAATTCATCATAACTGCGGTACCAGTGATAGCACTACCTATCATAATCGCTCTATCTCCCCATGCCATACCTACTGCTACCCATCCTATGCTACTAATAATATATGCAACTTGTCCCCAAAATATTAGTCCCGCACTCATTAGAAATACACCAGACACTGCCAATGCCATGGCCGCCCATTTGATATACCAGTCAACTGTTCCGACTGGCGTAGTAGGAGTTAAGTCTTCTACTTCTGTCTGTAGTTCTGCTAATTCTTTTTTTAATCTTTTCTTTTCTGCACCTAGTTCCATAGCAAGTTTTCCTGCCTTGGTCATCTGGCTATGCTCAAATTGATTTGTTATTTCTTCTTTAATCTCGTCCATCTGTTATCTCCTTTTGTACAATAAAATAATCATTAACAGATGCGTTGGGAGAATGTGCAGTTGACTTTGGTGCCTCATGTCCTCTATGAGGATTTTGCCAATGCATCAGTAAATTCTTTTCTTCCACAAAGCCTTCGAAATCTGTGTAAGCCCATGGGTAAGGTTGAACTACTGCTATGCCTCCCATGTTAAGGAATTTCTTAATGCATTCTATAAATGACATGATATCGTGGCTTTCATACGGTGCAAAGAAAGTATTTGGGCTATCGTTCTTATCACGTATTTCCCAAGACTGTGACAGATTTCCATCATGTAGTCTAATTATTTTATCAGTTTTCCAAAATATATTTGACATGTTAATTAATATTATATCATATTTCTCGTTAGGATTAAAGTCTTTTCCGTAACAATTATTAATATTATTCAACAAATCAAAGTCTCTACATGGATAAATGTGTACATCTGCTGGAGGTTTAATATCCAACGTCTTCCAAATCTCTTTAAGTTCATCTATCGAATCACCTGCTTCTTTATATGAATTGGTCGAATGTACATTGGTATAACCTTGGCTTTTTAGAAAGTGTGGCATAAAACCAAAGTGAGTGCCCACATCAAGTATCTTAATATCTTTTGGTGCATAGTTAAGTCCGATGTTATCAAGTATCATAGAATGGTTAGCCCAATAACCCGGAACTAACGAGCCTTTGAAATACTCTCTATGAGATACAGAATTTTTTGTTATCTTTTTGAATTCTTTTTTATATACATCAGTAAAAGTATCAATGTACTTTCCGAATTCAACCCCAATTCTGGATATATTGTGTGGTTTTCTAAAACGCCAAGAACCCCACTCATTATACATATGCCAATCCCATTCGTAATTCTCATCGCAATATTTCATTTGCTTTTTAGTCAACTTAGCAGGAGTCTTTACTTCAACTGTCTCTAACAACTCGCAAATGCGTCTGGCAATATCACGCTGTCCAAAATCTTCAATCCAATCTAATGTTCTTTTATAATTACCAGTACCACTCATATTATCTATATCAATTACACATTTGCAATTTAATTCATAATGATATGCAGATTGTGATAGTAATTTGACTTCTTCTAGTTTCTTACCTGTTTTTTTCAAATATGCAGATAGTCTCTTGTCAGGTCTTCTGGTAAATATAATTGCTGGAATATTAGAGATATCTGGCAACTCATCCCTTCTACGCAATCTATATCCCAAATTAGGTGCAATGATTTCTTCTATCTCATTTTCTAAGCATCCTGATATTGGTTGAATTAGTGTATTAGTATTTTCATTATACCAAACATATCCTCTCATACGTGAGTCATCATCAAACACATTTCGTCCGTGTGCATCTGTTGGATCAATTTGTATTTGCGGAACATAATCTCCTACACTAATACTTTGAAATGCATCGTTGTATACTCTAGGAGCATATTGATTTTTATAATGATGATAATTAAAATCTAACACCTCTTGCATTTTCTTAGAATATGTAAACTCTGTCTTACCGCGAATTATCTGTACATTGTCAACAATGCCTTTGACTACATTTGAGATTTCTTCTATTCGTTCATTGTAAGGCAACTCATCATATTTCTCGTCCCAAAAAGTATCAAATGTTTTGAACCCAAGATTTTTTAGTTGTGCAAGATATCCTTTATCTCCTACTATAATAAATGGCTGGTGCGATATTATCGCCTGTGAAATTTTTTCACTTAATGAAACAAACTCATCACTAGCAGTAAACTCTGTAATTACTTCTACATATGTCCTTCTTCTGTATATTTCTAGTTCTTCTATTCTATTAAGGTTCGATCCTGATAACCAATCGTCTCTTCCGGTTTCTATACTATATGGTAATTTATTACCTAAATATCTATTAACTATTTCTTCATGTATGTCTTTTGTACTATTACAATTTTTGATAGCCGCAACGTCTCCTAGATATAACGGATTATTTTTATCTCCATCAAATTCTTCACCTAGTAAACTAAAGTAGGAATTTTTATGCAAGTTGCAATCTTTCTCAATAAACTTGGCAAGGATATCAAGACGATGAGGCCTAATTCTTTTATTAAGAAACAGTAAATGTTTCTTTGATATATCTTTATAATGTGATGTATCTGTTTTTATTTTTCCCTTTTCATAATCAGCAAACCTCAAAGTACTTGTGGAAACTGTAATACATTGAACTGTGCCATCTTTTATTAGCTTTGCAGAGTTTTCAAACATAGTCCAATACTTAACATTTTTGTGATTCTTTTTATTAGAATAAAATTTATCTATTTTATAATAATAGTCCAGTGGTATAAATTCTGCACCCATATCAAATACAATACAAGCAATCCCATCTTCTAAATCTTTCGTTATAGATTTGTCTTTGATAACATCTTCAATTAGATTATCTGTGTGCGTAAGATAGTTGCCATGCTCCTCTGCCCACATACATGCAATCCATGGAGAAATAAAATAATACTTTTCAAATCTTACGTCAGGGTGTAACTCATCAACAAAGTTTTGATATAGGTCATAGTGTTGTGGCTCTGTGTGTATCTGTTGAATTCTATCAGAACGGACAGTTGTCCACTTATTGTAAAACATTCTATGCATAGCTTTCTTTCTTCTTAATACTTTTCATGGTTGCATTGAATTCTTGATTAGTATCTTTACCACAAAAGATTGAACACGTTCTCAATCTTTTATTATTGATATTATTATCTTTCCAATTATCAGGCCAGTGCGTTTGAAACATTGGACCATTAATTATGTCTTCTAGTTTAGTATGTTCTAAACTTATTCTTTCCTTACCAAAGTCATCTATAAATTTTTGTAACTGCACAGTTTCCTCATCTGGGAATGCATATAGTTTACTAGCAGTCATACAACATGGGAAAACTAATCCTTCACTAGACACGAAAATACTTTTAGGCTTGATAACCATACAATCTATTCTTGTATTTCCTAACTTCTTTTCGTGTTCAGTTAGTGGTCTGTTTTCATCTAATTCATATTTGTGTGTATACTCACCCGATGGGTTTGTTTTAGCAAATCGAATTGTTTGTAAAATCTTTTCTGGACTGTCTGTGTCTTCGCCGTCGATTCGTTTAAATGATGATTGTTTAATATATTTATTAATGATTTCATTAGAGTTACCATCAGATGGAGGATGCAATTCATAGTCCTTTGTTCCGCTTTCATTAAATACTGCCAAAGATGATTGTGCATTTCCTTCGACCACACTGTCAACAAATCCCAATGCTTTCTTTGAAAAGAAATCTTGTATGCCTATTTTTTTTGCTAATATCTTTGCCTCTTCTATTTGATGCTGATTATGTTTGAATACTAAGAATTCCCATCTAGCATGGCCACCACCAGCGATATAGTTTTCCATAGCAGTCATAATTTTATTCCAATGAGTTCCTCTACGATATATCCAATTTGTATCCTCAAGTCCATCAACACTAAATGTCATGTGTCCATTAGTTCCGATTATCTGTCCTAATTCGTACCAGAAGGTTGCGTTACGACCACTAGCATTTGAATTCATTGTAATTCTAATATTAGGATTTATAGATTTTGTATACTTTAGAATATCAATTAGTTCTGGATTAGTCATAGCGTCACCGTAGTTACCACACAAAGACATGCCATATAACTGTGTTAAGAATTTTACACTAAAATACTTCTTAAATTGTTCTAATGAAATATAAGTCTCTTTGTATCTTGGGTTCTTTTTCCCACCCTGTTCTCTGCGGTTGCATACAGGACAGAGAGCATTGCACAGGCTACTACTTTCAAAATCTAAATGAAGTATTTCATCATGCTTATACATTGTATTCTCCGCTTCTCTGTACACTTTTTTTCGTGCTAAGAATTTCAGTGTTTACATTTGATCCACAAAATTTACTACATGTCAATAGCTTTCCTAATTCGGTTGTAGACTTAAGCCAACTTTTATTGTATCCAATTTGAAATAGTTCACTATCTGTAATGCTTTTTACTGTATTGCCTTTTGATAGGTCTATTGTTTCTTCACCATATTCTTTTATAAAATTTCTCAGTTGCAACGTTTCAAATACCCCTACTCCATAATATTTACTTGCTGTAAAACAACAAGGGAATACTAATCCAGTTGACGCAACGAATATACTTCTTAGGTCTTTGCCAGACCAACGTATTGCTGTACAGTTGATTTTACAATTATCATATCCTTCTAGTTCTTTTGGGTCTTCATCGATAACAGGAGTACGAGTATGGTCAAACATAAATGATAATGTTTTTTTAGTAATTACTGCCGGAGATGCACCGTGTTTTCTAACAATTTGTTTTTTCTTTACTTTTTCATTTCTCCATTCATCGTCTGGTGCCTGCATATAATAGTCAAGTGTGCCATCATGTTTAAGAGATTTCATTTCTAAACCATGTTTGTCAGAAAATCCCATAGCTTTTTTGGCATGAAAACTTGTAAAGCCCAAACTCTCAGAAAGTAATCTTGCTTCTTGTATCTGGTGTTGATTGTGTTTGAATACTAAGAATTCCCATACTGCATGTGATTTGTTCTCCGCAGTAAACCATTCCATAGCATTCATTATTTTTTTCCAGTTTGTACCTTTTCTGTATATATGGTTTGTATCTTCTAATCCGTCAACACTGAAAACAACATTTCCTGATTTTCCTATAACATCTGCTAAGTCTGTCCAAAACTGTTTATCTCTGCCGCTGGCGTTTGTATTCATATGAAAAGTAATATCCGGATTTAATTCTTTTGTATATCTCATTATTGGAATTAACTCTGGATTGGTCATTGGATCGCCGTAGTTGCCACACAAAGTTATCGACTCTAACTGTTTTATTAGGTCAGCATCAAACCACTCTTTGTATTCTTTTAAACTAATAAATCTTTCAATCATTGTTGGGTTCTTTGGTCCACCGTTCACACGCCGATTGCATATAGAACATTCTGCATTACACAGACTGCTTACTTCTAAATGTATATTTTTTATTAAATCATATCTATACATTAAAAATGTCCTTCAAACTCCGGTAAGAAGTCTAGTATATTCTGTTCTCTAATCTCATCAAGATTTCTAGTATACTCTTTTGCTTTTTCCCATTTGGCTGGGTTGTCTGGTCCTCCAAACATTTTCTTAAATTCTTGCATTTTCCAATCATCAAATACATTAGAAAACTTATTATGTATCGCATCACGCATTGCTTTGGGCAATACTGCTGGAGATAATATATCAGGATCATATACATAATTATGATGAACCCATACCCCATGTTCTCTATGGAAGAAGTTATAAAAATCACCTAGAGTGCTATAGTTCATCCATGATACAGTCTGTGTTACATCAATCTCAAAGCCTTCTTTCTTTAATCTTAAGAAGTTCTTTTCAACATCATTCCATTTTGTAGGGTATCTTATATAATGATTTCTATCACCCAAATCATCTATACTGCAACTTACTTTTACATGGTCAAACTTTTTCCACAAGTCTATGACTTTATCATTCATGTTTGTCATGTTTATGTTATACCACAGTTTAATGTCAGTCTTGCCTAACTCTACTAGTCTTTCTAAAAATCTAAAATGTTCTTTAATAAGTGTTGGTTCACCACCATTGATGTAGAATGTCTTTACGTTATCACAATGTTGTAACAAGTCATCCCAAAATCCTTCACGTTCAGGCCATCTGAATCCTTCCATTGTATCATATGTAGTAAGAGTAAATGTCGTTTTCTTTTGTAATTTATCATAATCATTTCGCCATTTGCTACTAGAAGCAGGATTACAAGTACGACACGCAACATTGCAAACATTACCTAATCTTAACTCAACGAACTCAAGCTGAACGTCTTTCATTGAGCCGTCGCTCTCAGTGGCGTCCCTAGCAACTCCCACAGTATACTCAGGATAGTTCTTTATTTCTTCTAATCTTTTAGAAGCCATACCTTTAGCTTCTTCTGAATAACAACGCATACATGCTTTAGGTTTTTTGCCATCTAGTACTTCTAATCTTGCTTTCCTATAGCTTTCGCTATTCATAGTATCGAATACAGTGTCACGATTAAGATTATAAAATCTATCACCATCACGTGAACTACTCAATGAATTACGATGGTCTGCAACACAACAATGTGTCACGCCTCCATGCGGATGCGTAGCAAGATGTTGAAATAATAATGGGCAAAAAGTTTCACTCATAATATCTATCCTAATTGTTTAATATTTGTCATGCTAATTCCACATTTAATATACTTGTAGCTTTCATCATTTCAGATGTAATTTCTTCTCTTGTTTTACCTTGCATATTTAATTTACCTAAACATACTCTTCCATTAGTAAATTCGGGTGCAGTAAAATCATAGTACTTCTCTAGGTTATTATTTTTAATCCAGTCATCAATACCTAACCACCCTGTTTGTGTTCCATCTAAAAAATTATGAAACTGAAATGAGAAACAGGTGTGTACTGTATTTTGCTGAGCCAGTCCTTTATTTTTTACTAATGCAGTATCATTTGTTGACCTACATGCATCTAAATCTTTTCCAACTCTAAAATAGTCTAGCATTAAATCCCCATACCACGCTTCGCATGTAAACTTCTTATAGTCTTCTGCATCTAGTGGTACTGTCAATTCAGAAGCCATAGCGCCGCGTCTAGGAGCTAGTCTGCATGTTCCAAAAAATTCATCCCAATCTTGGTATTTCCAATCTTCCATTGAGTGAACTAATTGGTTAATTTCTTCTAGGTATTTGTATATATCGCCGGCGGTGTAATCTTCCCTTTTAGTTATTACAGGATCATTAGACACATCTTCAAAATATAAATGTAATGCATTTAGTTTGTCTATTTCTATGTCTGTAGAATCTGTTTTTAATTTTAATGAAGGGTCCGCCGCTGGTATCCCTTCTATCTCTGCAATCTTTTTAACTACAAAATTCATACGCTTCTTCATAAGCATAAACTGTTCAGGAGACACTGATGGGTAAAAATTATAATTAATCTTTACACCATTTTCTTCAATTCTGTATGTCTCTTGCATCAACGATATAAACTTAGATGTGGTCGAACAGTTAGACATCAAATCCCATTCAAGCACAAACGTATCATCAATATCCGGATCCGGAATACGTGCATTGTGTTCACCTCTTAACGGCAACTCTGCATAGTTTTTAGAAAATGTAATTCTAAGTTTTGTCATGTCATTTTTCTTTCTTTTGTCTGGTCCACCAATCATATAGTTCGGGATCTGCTTTGTATATATCTTCTAGTCTGTGTTGTTCTTGTCTAATTCTATCAAGTTGTTCTTGATAATTTCTGCCATTAAAAAATTGTTCTTCATGGGTATCAGGCCATTGTTCTTCAAATGTTTCTCTATCCTTCATGCCCTTTAATGTATTTACTAATGTTAATTGCTTGTGTGTTGCTTTTGGTTCTATGTACGCAAGTAACTCATCTAAATGTCTATGTAGTATATGCTTAGGCCATGCAAAAGGACTAAACACGATATCAGCATGAAAGGCAAACATAATCTTTGTTTCTATTCTTACATCTAATTCCAAACTCAAATCAAATAAATCTTTGATACTAAACATACCCGGACCAGTAATAGTCAAGTCAAATAACATCTTGTCCTTACCACCTGGTGCCGCTAGTCCTTTCTTAAAGTTAGCTAACCACTCGTCCCATACAATACCTTTACGAATGAACTCTACGATATCACCTGTACCATCGATACTTGCACACATTAACCAGTCTTTAAACTGAGGTAGATAATCAAACAACTCCATACCTTTAAATGTTGTACGAGATAAATTAGAGTTATATCTTAAGTGGCAATTCTTTGCAGAACCATTAGCGACCATTTCTTTTAATGCCCACCAATGTATATCATACATAAGTGGCTCGCCGCCTACCCAATATATTTCTTCTACGATGCCATCACTAATTGCTTTCTTAAATTCTGGTTCAACGACTGTACGCTGAAACTTAACCATCTTTTGTTTTACTGTAGGTTGCATAAATGGTTGATGCTCAATCGACCACATGTCATGTTTTTTCTTTTCTGCTTCCCACGAACTTGATAACTGTTCACCACACATGCGACATTTAAAGTTACACAAGTTAGAGTAACGATAGTCAAATGATATAGCAGGCATTGTTGTATGCCCGTCATCGTCTGTCTTATCAAATGCTTCTTGTATCTTGTCTCTGAATAGTACACCAGTAAACCATTTACGATAAGATGATAAACTTAGAATGTCATCATTGCAAACATCACATTGTGGAATACGTTCTCCTGCCATTAGTTTCTTTCTAATGTCTTTCATATAAGGAGAGTTCCAGTGTTCTTCTAGTGATACTGGATTAAAATCATCAGCATCAGTTTTAGAATCAGTTACTTTACCATAGCGTTCATCATTTGATGCATCGATGTATTGCTTTTGAAATGAATGTTCTTCACGTGACGCACAGCATAGTCTACGTTCACCTTGTGGAGATATGTATGTATGCGACCATGGAGCCATGCAGAAAGTTTTGTTCTTACTTTCTTCTGCACAACTTCCGTCACTTTTCCAAATTGGTATAGTTTTCATTCATTTACTCCGCAAAATATTGAACAGGCTTTCAATCTTTTATTTCTTATATCATAGTCATTGAAACTTTCAATCCAACTGGTTGAAAACATTTCACCATTTATAATATTCTCAAGTGAATTATGTTTTAATGATATTTTATCTATGCCGTCTTTTTCTAAAAATTCTTTTATTGGTTGTGAGATATCGCCGCCGTCTCCGGGATAGAATGCACCTATCCAACAGCATGGAACAACTATACCGTTGTGGTCTACGAACACACTGTTTGATTCAGATGCTTGGCAATTTATTTTTAATTCGCTAAGTTTTCTATCAGTGAGACTTAATTCATTCGGCTTGGTATAATTTTTAAAACTCCAATGTAATGTCTTTGTAGTACTCTCTACATTTTCTAATTGTTTTTTTATATCTTCTACAAATCCTGTAGAAGTTTTTTTCTTACCTGATAACCAATTCTTACCTAAATTCTGTGTATCTCTTTTTGGGTCTCTGTTTGTTCCTTGTAAATCTTCATCTGGTGCCATAATAGTATATTCGAATTTGCCATCACTACGATATACATTCATTGCATTATCATCGCCATCATAAAATCCAAATGCTTTCTTTTGATAAAAGCTAGTTATTCCTATCTTTTTTGATAGTTCTCTTGCTTCTTCTATTTGATGTTGATTATGTTTGAACACTAAAAAATCCCAAGACGAATCTGCACCAGTTGAAACATATGCCTTCATTGAAGATATAATTTTATCCCAGTGAGTTCCTCGTCTATATATCCAATTTGTATCTTCTAATCCATCGACACTAAAAGTAACTTGTCCCCTACCTTTAAATAGTTCACCTAGTTCACGCCAGAAGTTATCGTCTCTGCCACTGCCATTTGTGTTCATAGTAAATTTGATATCTGGATTAACTGATATGATATACTTGACTATATCTATAAGTTCTGGATTAGTCATAGCATCGCCAAAGTTTCCGCACATTCCGATTATCTTTACTTGCTTAAGTAAATCAATTGGAAACCAATCTTTTATATTTTGCAGTGTTAAATATGTTTCTACAAATGTTGGGTTCTTTTCGCCACCTTGTTCTCTACGACTACACATAATACATCTAGCGTTACACAAACTGCTTACTTCTAGTTGAAGGTCATATATTGTATTGTAACTAATCAAAGGAATACACTCCAGTCTGTTTATCATACTGACACTTCCATATTCTCGATTCCTTGATACTTCTCTCTACTTCTTCGTAATTAGTGATGATATGTTTTTTATCTTCTTTACTGAGTTGCTTAATCAACCCATGTGGGTCATTATCAAGGTCGATGATATTTTCTAAATCTTCATATGGATAAAAATGACAATCGTACTTGTCCATCATTTCTATTACAGACCGAGAATACACTTGGTATGCTAAATCATATGAATCAATACATGCCGATATTTGTTCGGGTGTAAAAGTTATTTTATCGTATTTTGCTTTTTTACGTTTACCTATAACCCAGTTGCCTGTTTCTTCTGCAATAAGGAAGCTACATATTGTATCTATTATATCATGTCTGAATGTGAAATGTAAATCAGTAACCCCTAGGCTTTTAAAGAAATGATGTACTTTATCAAAATTAAAATACCATATAACTTCTGGATTTACTTTTTCGTTTAACTTGGTCATAGAATCGATATGTCCACACATAATGTTCCATTTCATACACCATTCTATTCCTGGATATTTGTTATTGATTTCTGAAATCATATCAAAATACCAGTCATATTCACAATCATGAATTTCAGTTGACGGCAATCCGTGTGCATTAAAGTCAAATGCAGGAGTGCATAAGTTAGCCGCTACATGATTGCCAACTACCGTACTTCCACTTCTTGCATTGAACATTATCATATGCCGTTTCATTCAACTTTGACTCCTCCTAGTGCATCATTTTCAGTGTCCCAACCACCAACTTTTTCGTGAGCATCGTCACCTCCTTCATAGTCTTTTGTAGTGGCTGGGTCACCTGCTCTGTCGCTATTTTTAAATACTAATTCTTTATTCAAAATCTGTTCTCTACTTGGTGCTTCTGCTTCTAAAGTTTCGTACCAATCTGCAATAGGTCCTTTGAATGTTTCCCTGAAATTATGTCCTCTTCGCACATCAAACTGAGAAAAGAATGCTTTAAAATCATTATATAGCTTCGGAGTTTCTGCTGTATTCTTATGTGGTGTTTTAACAATATCAAGATAGTCAATCAATCTTTGTATACTTGCTTTTTCACCTTCTGATAATTTTTCTTGTGGTCTTTCTGTGTTGAACCATGCTTCTAGTTTGTCTTTATAAAATGTCTTTACATCCTCAGGAAGTATTGCCGCACTTTGAAAAGAAGGGAAACGCAAAATGTTTAGCGTCATAGTAGGAGCACGTTGTCCATATTCTTCACGTAGGTCTAACATTTCATCCATAAAATTTGTGATAGTAACAAGACACAGTGAATTAATAGTCATCATCATATGTAGTTTTGCTACGTTTGATTCTTTTAATACACGATGTATATTATTCTTCCATAAGTCATAATCTAATCCATCACGTATATATTCTGCTTGGTCTTTGGTTGCTTCCATTGAAGTGTATATCTCAAAGTTGGGGACATGCCAAGACTTTTCAATTAATCTGTCTAATACTTTTGGTTTCTCCGGAGACAAGTTAGAGTTGATAGCAAAACGCATATTACGTCCTCTATCTGGATTCTGTTCAAACCAATCAAACAATTTCCATGTACCTCTATGCATGATGGGTTCACCACCAGTGATACGAATTTCTTCTAAACAATCTGCTAAGTCACTCTCCCACCATTTATGAAATGCTTGTATGTATGGGTTGTCTTCTTCTTTCTTTGTCTTGGGAGCCGCCCAAGGTGCAGTATCAACAAAGTGTCCTCTGCCATCAGATTGTATATTTTGATATCCACCATATGTATTGATATCTTTAACCCATGCGGTACTGAAAGCAGGATTACAATATGAACATTTTAGATTACATGCTCTATCAAATGAGATTTCAAGTGTACGCAAGTTTACGTTATCATCCCATGGCATTTCCATACTCTTGTCAATATCTTCGTCTTTAAAGATTTCAGTTTTGAATACACGGTCAGATATATGATCCTTGCCCATGTCTTCAACTTTCCAACAGTATTCACATTCAGCAGGTCTTTTGCCTTCTTGCATATGTTTACGCATAAGTTTCTTATGCTTTGTATTATGAATTGCTGAAGGATTATCTTTAATTTCTTCAAGTGGGATCCAATGCCCTGGTGGGTGATGACAACTTGCAGTCTGCCCATGTCCTAACCAGATAGTAGCGTTATACCATTTAGAAGCACAGTAGCTTTCGCTCTTGCTATCAATCATACGCTCTTTGTATTGATGAAGGGTTTCTCCCTCCCAATGTTTACGACCCATATTTTTCCTCGGCTTCTTCTTTTGCTTCATTCCAAAACGCTGTCATTTCTGGAAAGGTTTCTAAAAAGTTTAATCCTCTACGTCTGTCATACTCTGTAAAGTATTCATAAAAACGAATTAAGTTATTACTTAATTCATCATCACTCATATTTAGTCCTTCTTTGGCCCATGCTAAATCTCGTTCAAGTTTTAATACTTCATAGTTCTTAAAGCCTGTATACTTGCGACCATATAAATCATTCGGTAGTACATTTTCTTTCATAAAGTCAATGTTAGATTGAATTACATCCAGCATTTCTTGGTCTGCTAATTGAATAGTCATCCAATCAGGATAACGCAGATAGGGAATGTCAAACCATACACGCTGGCGTTTTTTACGTACAAACTCTGGGTGCTTAAACCCATCATGGTCTGGTGGTTGAATAATTTTATCTTCTTGGTTCTCATATCCAAATTCTTCACGTAAATCTAATATCATTTGCAAAAACCCACGTAAATTTGGGATGCTCAATAATTGAAATGTATTGATGAATGAAATTTCTGTTCCATCTGTTTCACTTAAGACTCTACGACAATTTTGATATAGTGTATCAAAGTCTAATCCGTCACGCATATATTCTGCTTGAGGTCCTACACCATCTACGCTCACATATAAACTAAAGTGTTTACATGCTGGTGCAACATACCAGTGATTGCCACTATCAGGATTAAAACGTTCTGGGTCTTCCCATACACGAATTTTTTCTAATGCTTGTATTTTTTCAATAAACTTATCCATCAACTTAGGACTTGGTGGACACATATTCGATGTAATACTTAGGTCAAGAAAAGGATTAGGGTTTTCATTAACATAGTCAAATACTTTGAATGTATTATTATCCATAAGAGGCTCTCCGCCTGTCATACGAAATACTTTCAAATCTCTGTATATCTGTGGAAACCATTCCCAAAATGCTTCAATATAAGGATTGTCCTTACGTGCTACTTCTAATGGCATGAGACCTGTTTTACGCAGGTAATCGATATCATTATGACCAGTTCCATTTGAAAAACGAAAGCCGCCATGTTCTTTGATATCATCTTCCCATGCTGTACTTAGATGAGGCGAACAATAACTACACTTGAAATTACAAGCCTGATTAAAGTTCACCTCAACATATCTAGGAGTAATGTTGTGGTCAAAGTCATTGTTTACGACTTCGTCCCATGCATCTTTAACCCACCACTCACTTGAACGATAATGTCTGTCACTAAGTCTTCCGCCTTGTGGGGCGTCAGGAGCATCTTCTACATTCCAGCAATACTGACAACCTTCAGGACGGGTGCCGCATTTCATTTGCTTTCTTTCTTCTAATTTGAATGTAGTGTTGTGTAATGCATTAACATCTTTCTTAAGTTCTTCTAACGGAATAGGGTGTGTAGGTGGATGATAGCAACTGTGTGTGCGACCTTGGGGCAGATGCAAACTAACTTGCAACCACTTAGCCATACACATAGACGGTGAAAGAGAATTTAATTTTTCTTTCGTTATCTGTGCATCATCATCATAATTTGACATTATATATTATTTGTCCCAGCCAGTTTGTTTTTCTGTTGCTAATGGGTTGTTAACTCTTGGTGGATTCGTATATACACGTTTGAAGAATGTTGCTACCTCTGGTGTTGGATCACAAAGTTCCATACCAATTTTATCTACTAGAATATCACCTATTACTAAGCATTCATCAAATAATTTTTCATAGTCCCATTCTAATTTTGTCTTTTCGCATTTCATATCTCCGCCTTCAAACTTAGGGAATACAGTATTATCAAAGTACTCTTTAAACCAATCATAACTAGAAATATTTTCTAAAACAAAATCAGGGTTAAGATTTGTATCGTAACATCCTAGTCTTGCACCATAACATGCCCATAGTCCGTTCTCTACATTTGCACCAATATTCATCCATGTAATTAGACGTTCATAGTTCTTAGGCCAGATACACTTCTTAAAGTCTTCTACTGGTACTTTCTTTCCCTCATCAAGTGACATTTTAGAACCTTCACGGTAACCTGCACGAAAGGCTTGAAATGGAGACCCTGCATTATGTACTGTAGAATAAATGTTATTCATCTGAATATAATTTAAGTCCCAACAAAAATCTACTTTCTTTGTTTCATCTACTGCATTTTCATGGGTTTTCATATCTAATACAAGCTGTACTGGCCAGCATTTGATACCACCATTGCCGTATACTAGACCGTTAACAACGTTCTTCGCTGACCATGAGATAACAGAGTTTGCCAAATCAGTATCTTCTGGAAATGTTAATTCCATATCAAAGAATTTTTCATCTACGATATTATCACCATCAATAGTAATAAATCTTTCTGTATCACTTTGTCTTGCACATTCTTTATGTGCATTGTCGAATCCTTTTACGCCGTCTACTCGCTTTGCAAATGGAAATTTACTTATAATATCTGCCCAATGTTCTTCTTTATTAGGCTCATCGTAACTTAGATAGAATACATCTAACTCGCCGATTTCTAGTTTGCTCATCATGTTCTCCTGAATGAATATGTTTCCAGATATTTCTGGGTATATAAACTTATATTGTATTTATTATATTCGAATTTAACTCTAGTCTCAGAACTCAATAGTTTTGCGAACGGAATAGAGATAGTTTGTATAATAAAATCTGGTCTATTTTCATATGTTATGAAAAATGGGTGATGAGTTTTTCCTGCCAACGTGACATTTTGATGTTCATCAACGTTTGCATTCTTCACTAATTCTTTGCTAGGAGTAAAACATAATTCGGTTCCGTCCCATGTTACAGATATTTCACAATACTTCTCATTATTCAATTTGTGTAGTTGAGAATCTTTATTGCGTTGTTTAATATCTACTTTGGATTTTATAATCTCATAAACAAATATATCATCTGTTTTGACTACTTTGTAATCAGAGAACTTATAATTTCCCATAAGAAATGGTTTTATAGATTCCATAGAGAACCAAGCACATTTTAGTACATCATCTTCTATACTCATAGATGTTATACTAACAATGTCACCATGCTCATTGAAGTTAACCGCTCTTGCATCTTTAGTCTCATGTGTGAACCCGGTGCTTAATATTTTCATATATCTAGTGCCTTTTCATACATATTAATTTTTTCTTCTGTAAGCCATTTCTTTTCAACATAGTGAAAAGGAAGTGACTGTTCATAATTTGCTACACGAATTTTTAAATCACTTGATAAACTGCTTGGGATACTTTCTGTCCAAACACCTGATATCTTGTTATTAGGAATGTTTTGAATATAGCTTTTCATGTGCGTAAACGTAGGCACATCTTTGATATCATTGTCTATTACTTCTTCTTCTAAATCTAATAAACGAATAGCAAGAGCATAGGCTAAGTCTGCACTCATCCAATCTTGTCCAGTACCTTTAAGAAATTTATCATAGTATACGTTCCAATGAACCATAATCAATTCAATCATTTTAAACAATTCAAAAGTTGTATCTGATTCTTTAAAATAAGTCATGTTGCTATACACATTAGGTAAACCTAATTGTGTAAATTTTTTACGATAGTAGTCATCAACTACTTGTTCGTTTCTAAATGTTTTGACATGTGTACATGCCCATACATCTTTTTTAGATAGATGATCCCACCAATGGTCTACTGGGTGTGTAAACAACACATCAGTATCTAAAATAATAGTTTCTTTGAACGGTGTCATGTGTGGATACTTCCATTTATTATGGATCTTCCATTCATCTGCGCCAGCATCATCGTTCCAAGGGATATCTACTATATGGTCAAACACTTCTTTGTGTTTACCAGTTATTTGTGTTTTTGTTGAAGCATCTACGCATACACAGATTGCATTCTCTTGTTGTGTAGCTTTAAGCGACAACGCTAAAGCATAAGCCTGATTAAGATAATCATACTTACTATTCTGTGCTATACAAATATATCCTCTACTCATAGCGTATCTCCTTGCGCCAATAACACATCTATGTTGCGTTGTATCGCAGACTTGTTCATAATATGTATATCTGTGTTAGTAAATCTAGCTAATATATGCTCAGTTGTTTTTTCGGGTTTGGCGCAATACATTATAATATCATTTGCACTGTTTACTCTAAAAATATCATCTAAATCAAAACTGTTGTTTAGATAATCAATAGGCAATGAAGGTGTTTGGCATGCTACTTGTCCATTTAAAATATGAACAGCCATTGAGAACGCAAAATCATTTCTAAACAGTGTACCAGAACAATTATACAAATAGTAATAGTACTTATAGTTTTCTTTTATATGACTAACTAAAGTGAATAAGTTTTCAGTGTATTCGGATTTTCTAAAGTAAAAGACTGTTGCCCAATACATCGGTATGGAGAAATCGTCAATATAGGAAACGTTGCCGCCATGTCTACCAGCTACGTCCCTATATTGACAATTAATCATGAAGTCGTTTTCACTACCCCATACTTGGTCAAGAGTGTCACTCATTACAAAGTAATCACAATCTATTACCAAACTTTCTTCGTAAGGTGATAGGTCATATACATCACTACGTGACATATTGACGAAAGGTGCATACTGCGATTGTTGTGCAGTATCTTTGAATAACCTTATATTACTATCTTGTGTTGATGCGGAAATAATAGTTCTATCAAAATATTTGTTTACTAGTTCTTCGTTGTCTAACAATGATTCATTGTTTGTAACTAGGGCTATTTCGTCAAACCCCGATAGATTTTTTCTTACATATCCTGCACATGTACATGCAATTTTTATGTAATCTAGTAAACCATTATTTGTCGCAAAGATTATAATGCCTTTGCTCATTAGATTTCCAAGACCTTCTCAATCTTACGTGAACTACGTAGTTTCTGATAATCATTATAATATTCATTAATGACTTCGAAATACAAACTAGAAATATCTTCTAAAAATTTCTTAGTATCTTCAATTTTAATTGGAATGTCGTTTTTGTCTAAGAGAATTACTTCATCTTTTCCAGACACAACAATCATATTAATAAAATTAATCAATTCTTGTGATACTTTAAATGTACCACCAGAACTACTATAGTTCAATAAATTCTGTGTTTTAACTTTTAAGTTGTTTTTATTAAGGTTGAAAGTCTGCATAGTGTTCGAAAACTCTAATGCTCTTTCTAGCCGTTCAAGTTGTTCACTTGAAGGCGTAATAGTTTCTTTATTTGACATGGTTATACTCCTTGTATTCTTTATATAATACAAGAAAACAGACTGTTTGTCAAGCCTTAAAGTTCAGAAATGTGTGAAAAAGTCGGAGAGGATAGTTGTACGCCAAGTCCAGATGCATCTTGGTCATCTGCACGTAGCAAATCTACTTGTACTGATAATGTACCGGCGACATAATCAGTCAAATTATATTGACTTGTTGCATATGCATCATAGAATTCTACTTTAATATCTATTGCATTTGTGCCATTTAATCTAGCATGTACTTCGAATTTGTTATTTGTATAATAACCACTGCTACCATCGCCACCTGATTTTTCATATATTTTAGAATATGCTGATGTTAATGATGTAAATCCACCAGCTGGTGTTCCTACACCACCAGAAGATTCTGTAACGTTGTGTGATAGTTTGACATTTCCAATGTTTGTAAACATTGTGGCCCAGTCAGTACTTTGCTTATGGGAAACGTCATAATTTGCTAATGAAGTATCTAGTCTTAAATCTCCGCCTGCGTTGAAGAAATGTCTTCGGTCATCTGCGTTGGCAAAAATTGCAGATACTTCATAAAATATATTTGAATTCCAAGTGTGGATTGCACCAGCACCTGGAACATCATATGTCTTAGATGATGAAATTTTATTAGACTCTGCGGTCATTTGTGCGATATCAAAATTTAGTTTATTAGCACGAACATTTGTAATGTCTGATAATAAATCTGGGATTATTTCAATAATTTTGCCTGCAGTTGGGAAAGCAGGGTCACTAGTATCTTCTGGTGAAGCTATACTAGTTCCCTGATGCCTTCCTGCAAACTTAAGAGCAGTTAGGAGTAACTGCATGTGAGAAGCGTTAATTTTTGTACCACTAGCTACGTGAGGGATAACGAGTTGATTTTGACCATAACCCGAGTCGACCGCACCAATTCCAACAATTTCGTTTATATCATCTGCGAAACCGTTATAATCGGATGCTCGTATCTTTCCTCCTAAGTAGTAACTTTGTGGCATGCTGTTAACCTATCTCTTTTCATCTTGGAAACCTATTATAGGTTGTCCGTAATTGTAAATGTTGGATTTGTTAAATTAACAGAACCTGATGTATTACTTAATTTTAATGATGTTAATGCGACTGTTGAAGTCCCTACTGCCTGGTCAGCGCCTGACCAAGACCATGGGCCTGCATAACCTGACCCAGAACCAGAACGTGCCACGTGTGCATCTGCTAAAGTAGTTTTAACATAAATGTCGCCACCTGATTTGTAAGCCTCAATAGAAATATAGTTTGAACTATAGTCGCCATCGTTTGCGTATTCTTTCTTAATTTCTGCGTAAGAACCACTTAGGTCAGAATACTTTTTACGTGTAGACGTATCAACGTTAGTTGAATCTGTTGCACGTAATGAAATTCTATATGTTCCTAATTCTGCTGTTAGTTGTTCCCACGAAGTACCTTGTTGGTTTGAACTTGTATCGCTATGTGATGCTGAAATTCTAATTTCCCCACCTGCTGACATCCACGCATTCATGTTTGCTTCACTACCGAAAGCTACTTTAACGATTTGTGTTCTTGTGCCGTTCCAGTTGCTTACTGATTGTGAAGTCTCTGATGTAACACTCATGTCCCAACCAGTTGAATAATCCCATGGATTATCAAAACGTGTACTGATTGAACTAGTAAATGATGATGCGTCATTATAAAATTGTGCATCGTCAATTACATCACCAGCATCAACTGCCGTAAATGGGTTACTAATATTATAAAAATTTGCTACCTTTGCCGCCGCGGAATAGATTGAATCTTGATATGCATCATCGATTGTATCTCCCGCAGAAGGGTTAGCCGCAACTGTGTGACTTTGGTTATAGCCACCGCCGACTCCTGTTCCATTCAAAATTGAATTTAAGGTGTCTCTTAGTGTACTTAAGTCACTATTTGATATCACCGCCATGTTTATACTCCTAAATTTGACTAGTCATTAAATTATACTTAACCTCGAGGTATTTCCGGATTCCTCTTAGCTAAGTTGAATAGTTACCGTATAATCTATAACGATAGTTCTATTCGCTGATAATAACACAGGATGAAATGTTACATGTGTTAGCATCAGGGTCTTTTCTTCTTGTAACTCTCCGGCGTTAGTGACGCCAGACAATAAACCAATTTCATCAAAAGTAAATGCCGCGACACTATTAGCATCTGTCGAACTATCTGTTTCCGGTGTACTCACAGTAGGATCAGTTAATTGCAACATACTCTCATAGTCATTGTGCGACAATGTTACTTTGAAATTAATCTTAGAAGTGTTTTCTGGAATAAGTGTTCCATTAACACTCTCGCCAGGATAAAAAACTGTATTAGTTGTTTCCTGTTGATATGTTTTTGCATATAACTTTGAATTACTCGCTGTCATATCCAATGTATCATAAGTTGTGAATACTCTTGGAGAACGGTAAGATAGAGTAGTAGTTGAATTACTCCCACCATTACCAAATGCCATCCAATTGATATATGGTGCTGAACCAGTCGAATTGATACTTGTTGGCTTACCAGCAAGTCCAGACGCTAGAACATATGCCATATTTCCTGGATGAATAGCATTTTTCTTGTTTACAAGTACTTGGCCTGTCTCTTTGTCAGAGATTTTTAGTACACCAACTACTTGTGCTTCTATATTATCTTTAAACATTTTTATCTCTCTTAGTAATCTTAACTATTTATCAAAATACTCTCTATATGGTTTTATATCCATTCTGTCTTAAGTTTTCCGTGAAGAACCATTTCAAGTGGCGTATCTAACGCATATACTTTGCTAGTTGATCCCGGTGCTGTATGCAATCCTGTATAGAGTCCTCTTTCGTCAATAGTAAGGTTTTGACTTGCTTTCTTATTGTATGTCATAAATTCTATAACACCTGTTGTTTCGTTTTCAAAAGCAATTAGTTTCTTATTCTTCTTAGATGCAGTCTTAAATGATGCTGGTGTATCTACTACAACTGTTGTACCATCAAATGATGTTGCTGTAGATTCTGCATCAACTCCAATTCTCCAACCACGTCCGAACATGTCATATACGAACATGTATGTTTTGTCGTGCGTTGTCTTCGTTGCATCTGTATATTGCTTAACCATCACAGTAGATGAATCTAGTATTGTAGGAAGTACAAGACCAGTATCGAACCCGCCTGCTTCGGCAGTATATTCTTGTCTGGTTCTTAATAGTCTTCCTTGTTCCCATGTTCCGTCTGCGATATCGACATAATTATCTGCATCGATAATCTGCTCATCGCCGCCGTCAATAGTGTCTGATTCAATATAACGTGAATGGTTACCAAAGTCAAGTGAGATTTCCATTTTTTCTTCAATATCTACATCTGACTTTATAAGTTCGTCTTTTCCGTATATGCGTGTCTTTGTTCGTATCTTTGTATGATACGGTTTTGCCTCAGTTAGATATTCTAAAATATCTTCTTCGCTGTCACGTTGATATATAGCATACTGTCTTAAGTCTCTATGATACATTGTGATATCAATATAGCTTGATTTGAATATCCAATCTGGATGTGTTTTCTCAGTATACATATAATTAATCATACCAAATAATAGATTGTTAAGAAGATTTCTCTTAGGATATGTTATTAACAATCCCATTAGTTCGTGTATTTGAACACCTAATGCATTTTCGTAATATTTTGCAGATGCTTGGTCATTCTCTGGAAATACTAAATCATTATAAGATAATCTAAGTGCGTTCTTTGAACTATGAACTAAACGCAAAGCACCGTCATGTTCAGCATAATACTCATCGTGTGTAGGCAATTCTAACTTGAATGATGTTACGCCTTCTTTGTATAATTTTAGCATGTCAAAGTTGCGTGTCTTTGATAGATATCCGTATCTCTTAATTTCTTTGTATTCGTCTGCTAAGTACCAGTCACCCAATGATAATGCAAGTTGGTCTGGTTCTATAAAATCTTTATAGAATGGGAAGCTACCTGTTAAGTGTTTGTTAGACAACTCTTTGTTAAGAATTGATGCAAAGTTTTCTCTAGCAATTTGTAGATTCGTAAACCAATTATTTTCTGTAGGTATCATTCTGTAAACTCTTACTACATCGTCTGGTAATACTGTTACTGACTTAGCAATTAGCAACTTAGCCAAATTTGGATTTGTTGTAGAAATATCAAACCCAATATCTGATGCATCGATTATTTTAGAGTTAAGTGTAACAACGGTATCATTGATGGTTGCATCGTCTCTGCCGCCGCCATATAAACCTGAAAGAATTGGGAATGTTATAATTGTGTGATTAGGATCACCCAACATAGATTGCTCAACTTTCTTCTGGTCATACTGTTCAAAATGAACATTAGCGATACTATCAATCATTTGCCTTTGTAGTTCGCCATCAACTACACTCGTATCATATTTTCCGCCTTCTTTGACGAATTTCCAATCTGTGTGTTTGGCTGATATATCTGATGTTACTCTATATTCGATAGAAACATCAATCGATTCGTTTTCAAATATGTATGCATTGTTGCTTATAAGTATTTTATTATTTGAAATTGGAATAAACTTATTATTAATATCACCGCTTTCAAGTAGCATTTTTATTTCTGCAATGCTTAATGTCTTACCAGCGACTGGACTGTTTCCCACTTCACTCCAATAGTAGTATTCAGTAATAGATTTATTCTTTGTTGTATCAAAGTACACTTTGGTTGTGAACTTTGTTATTCCTTCTGGTAATTGTTCGCTCTTAGACCATTGTTTAATATTAATCTCTGAACCTGCAACCAACTTGCCCCAATACTTTGATGCAAATGATTCGACTATTAATTTGTTTGCGTCTCCATAATCATTATACCTATAGTAACGTGCGAGTGTAGTGTCCCACCAAATCTTTCCTAAGTTCTCATCAAGCCATAGTTCATTGTCTGTTGTAGTATCATACCCAGCCGGATCTTCCCATGTAACGTAATCAATATCTCTTGTTGCTGAACCTGGGAATTTTAAGTTAAGTGGGTCATATAGTTGATAGTTAAAGAAGTTATTACCATCTTTTATTATCACACGCTTCATGTAATCTACTTCAAGTGTGTTTGCTTGTCTGTTTCTTATTAAAAGAGAACCAGTGCTATTTCTGTTTAAGACAGCCCAACCTTCACTTATATAATCATCTGCCCAAATCAAAGCCTCTGCATTTAATCCTAAGTCTGTATAGAACTCGTCAAATGTTTCAAACAAATAATTAGGAGTAAATCTCATTGACTTCCAACGCATTGCTTTAAAGTTTGCGTTACTTGTAACACTTGTATAGTCTCTATATAATCCTAACTTAGATAACATTGCGTCTGTGGTTCCGCTAAATGTTAAACTAACTGCACTTGTAGTGAATACCATTCTACCATCACTTGTAATATTTACAATGATATCACTTGATTGTGAGTTTATATAATCTTTGAATTCTGATGCACTGCTACTTACTGTTGTAGAATTATTATAAGTTCCTACAAGTATACCCAAATCGTTTAATGGATTACCAGTTATATTAGAAAGAACTATACTTGACTGTGAACTAACAATCTGTAATTGTCTGCCCGATGCACTCTTAGATAATGTTACACCTGTTACACCCTGTAATGCTTGATTTTGAATATCTTCAATAATATTTGTTAGTGCGTCTACTGTTACAGTAGTTGTAGCAAATCCTAGTCTACCCATAGCGCCCGGTGTTGTTTCTGTAATAACTAAATCTGAATTTGAACTAGAAATTGTTATTGCGTTACCTGATGCTGATGCGTCTACAATACCCAACGCATTGATTTGATTAACAACCGATTGTGCAGTTGGATTACTTGTTGCACTATAATTACCAGCAGTCATGCCTAACACCGACAATGCTGTCCCAGCCAATGTCATTGTGTTGTTTGTACTTGCAATAGTTAACAATCCGCCCGCTGATACAGTAGATGTTATACCTGATATTGTAGATAGTTCTGTAGCAATATTTTTAAACTTACTTTGTTTATATGATGAAGTAGTTGATAAACCCAAGTCAGTTAGTGCGGAACCTGATAGTTCAAGTACACCACTTGTTGTAGTTAATATTAACTCATCATTCGCTGTTTTACTTGCAATAACATCAAGACTATTCGTATTAATGTTTAGTATAACTGCATCTATATCATCTGCCGCGGTCAGTGATAGCAATGTTCCATTAACCTGTAGTGGTTTGTTTTGAGGTATAGTTGGCGCTGAAACAGTTCCAGTAACAGTTAAGTCTGCAAAAGACTTTGTTGTTCCATCAACGACAATAGTATCGCCTGATGCAACCGCAGTTGTTTCTGTCACAGATGAAGTCTCGCTGATGCTAGAAATTGCACTATATCCAATAGTCAATGGTGTACCATCAATTTCAATTATGTCATCTTTGACTGACGCTAACGCCGATGTTGCTGTTGCTGTTGTTCCTCTAAATGTAACAACTGTATTCGAGTTTACAATAGTTCCATTGTTTCCATATACAACCATTTGCATTTTTTCATTTGCTGATATTACCGGATCAACTGTTGCACCGTCACCACCTATTGCAATTCCACTTGATACTGAACCAGACCCTGGTGTGTAAGTATAGCTTATGCCATCAATTACTAATGCATCACCTGATGCAAATACTGGGTTACTTACTGAGCCTATTGCTTCAACTCCTTGTGAGGATGAAGTTGGTACAAACAAACTGCTAGATGTTGAACTATCGATTTCTACAATAAGAGGTTCATAATTTAATTCAAATACTAGGTACTCATATATTGTAATTCCGCCTACTTCTTTTGTGCCGTTGCTTACTAGATAATAATAATCTGCAATTTCTGGATCAATAGTTTCATTTTTAATTTTTATATATACGCTATCAACGATATCAATTTCATTTACTAAACCCAAATATAACTGATTGTCTTCTGTTTCACCAACATAAGAAATTTCTGCTACTTCACTTAAGCGTCTTACGTCCCATTCACGTATTGGGTCGAACTGCAACCAAGCTGTATCGCCTTCATATAATGTATTGGCATTCAATGATGTTAAATCATATTCTGTTTTTACTGTGTAATTAACGTCATTTCCATCCACATATCCTGTAGTTCTAATTGGAAATTCTTTTGTAATATCTCTGTACACAAAAGGCCTAGGAAGCGTATCAAATTCTACAGCATGTGGGTCACTTAAAATGTCAATAGTGTTGACAGACTTAGTTATATTATATCCGTTGTTTACTTTACCATAGTCATCTACTTTTATTGCCCAAACATCTTGGTGAGTAATATCTTTGAAGTTACTATTGTTGTTAATAATTCTGTTAATAGAAGACTCAGTTCCTTTATGTGCCAAGAAGCCTTTATAGAATTCTAACGCACTTTCTCTTTCAATGCCGTGATTGCTTAAGTATGCTCGTTTGTTATATCCTATTTGTGAACCTTTTAGCCCATTTATTGCTTCCAAACTTTGGTCAATAAGTGTATCTCTGTAATACTTTGACTCTTCTGCCATTGTTTCAAAGTTAGGTATTAGTTCATCGCCGTATGTTAAATAACCGTCAACTGTTAAAGTTCCGTCCCAATCTGACTGCCTATTACAATCAATTTGCATACGTAAGTTTCTATTGTGCATATGAGGATCATATATTATGTCACCATAACTATCTACTCTGTCTACTACAAACGCATGTTCTACGTCTTGTATATCAATCTTCATCCCGTATACCGGAACATTACTTCTAAAGTTTATGGCCTTGCCATCTGTTGTGAATGATATTTCTGAGTTTGGAATTAATCTTCCAGATGCATCTACAACACGATAGAAGTTTTTATGTGTTTCTTTTCTAACTGATGCGACACCATATGGTGCAGTGAAACTACCTGTTAATAATACAGGAGATAGTGTAATAAAGTCTCCTGGTTCATGTGTCTCTGAACTCCATTCTAAGAATTTTAATAAAAGCTGTTTAAAGTCAATGGTGTTTCCATCTTCATCTATATCCGTAAATCCCCAACCTATCAGTCCTAAATATTCCTGATAGCCTACCATCAAGTGTGCGACATCATCTATCGAAGTTAAAATATCACCATAGTTGAATGTTTTTACAGCATCATTTTTAAACTTTTTCCAACCGTATGCTGTAACTACATTAGTAACTGGCCATTCTACTAGCTGTTTCCAATCCTCAATGTTATCATCTATCAATGTAGTAGATGTATGTGCATTTAGACAAACATAAGGCTGTCCTTGATATTTCATATAAGAATCTTGTCTATAATAGTTTCCTTGTTGCCAATCAGAAAGATGCATTCTGTCACCTTTAGTACTGAATGCCTTTTCGCCAGATGTTCTATCCCAATCCATTGCAAAGAATGTAGGATTGATATCGTCATATCCTTGTATTCTATATCCAAATGATTGTGTCTTTGGTTGAGAGATAAGAGACCATGCTTGATAATCAAATTGAATTATAGGACTTGATTGTTGTTCTTTTGCTGTCTGTGACTCTGCTATTCTTCTGTAATATTTGCCGTCAAACTCATTTAAGACAATATCACCTTTTAGATATGTCATAGTATTTGCTTTTGAATATACCGGATGAGGGCTATCTAATGAAACTTTTTCAATAACAATAGCACTGAAAAATTCACTTCTATTCGGCTCACCAGAATGTATTACTAAATCATAATTGTCTTTAGGAATTTCTGTATATTTACTGTTAGTCATAGATGTATTTTCTGCTAACAGCTTGAAGTTATTAACAAATCCACCTAGCTTTGAGCCAAGTTTAAATTCATAATCTTGTTTTTGTATTATGATATTTGCAGTATTATATCCTTCTCTACTATTGTAAATTGAAATACTCGTATCAATTTCATCTTTGTATGTGTGGAATATTTTGAAAGGTTTGGTCAGCATCATTAGTATGAATTCTATGAAAGGATATTCACTTGAATTCTTCCATGCCATTTCTACTGGAGATCCATCACCGAATTCCCAATCTTCTGATAATCTGCCTATATCATTGTTTAAGATTGATCCGCTAAAAAATAAATTATTAATATCAATATAGTTGCCGCCAGCATCGACTGGAATTGGAACATTTGTGATATTATTAATAGAAAATAAGTTAGACCAAAAACTTGGGTCAGCAAAGTTGGAACCGTATGTAGTTCTAAACGTTGTAGGCTCTTGTGAAAGTCCTATTGTTTTCCACGGTTCTTCTATAGGATTATCTGTATTGTATGCATATTTAAATATACCACGCCAGTGTCCCGGAGAGTCTGCATTTATGTTTCTATAATTCCATGTAGTCCAATCACTAGCATCAAATCCTGTATTCTGTAAATCATCTATATTATTTCTAATTAGCCATTTCTTAAAGAAAGGATACATCGTGTAGTTCTTTTCAGAATTAGACCATTCGCTTGGTGCAGATTTGTACACCCCATAATTTACAGCATCTAAATTTGTTCTTGCAAGATTATCATCTAGGTTGTTCCATATAAGAGTTTCAAACATTAACATAATGTCATCTGTCTTGTCGCCCCAAAGTTTCATTCTTGAACCGTCATGTCCTATAAGGAATTGTGTTACTCCGGAACTATATCCCATATCATCCATAATCATAGGTCTAAATGCTGGGTATAATTTCAAGTATGTAGCACTTGGTGGGACGAATGTTTCTTTGATGCTATCATATCTTCTAAGATAGATAGTACTGTTGCCTGATACCGGAGACCTAAAATTTAAAATATCCTTACCGCCTTGACTGATAATGATAGTATAATCTATGTTAAGTCTTTGCAATACACCATCTTTAAATACTGACAGAGTTTCAGGAAACGCTATAGCTCCTAATTCATCAGGTACAAACTGTTCAGTAGCATCTGCTATAATTTCTGTTATTTCTGCTTCTTGGTAATTAGAGTATAATTCACCATGATTAATCATGTCAAGTTTATCAAATATACTAATGCTATCTCTCTTTGATAATGCAATTAGATTTATTGCTTCTTCTAAAATCATTAAGTCTGATTTAGATTGGCTTCCTGCATCATTGAGAATATCTCTTACTGTCGTTACTAATTTGTTTTTGTATCCTTGATACGTTGTTGATAAAAACTCAACTGCTTTTATTGGGTCATAATCATCCCTTGTTATAGAAAAGAATGCATCTTTAACATCAACAGAGTTTGTAACTAACACACTTCCTTTATTATGAAAAGTGTTAAGATGTCCAACAGTATTTAGGTTTCTAAAGTTATTAAATCCATTTGCTTCACCGGTAAGACCAGGAGCAGTTTCTAAAATTCTTAAAAAATGTTCATACAATATTGAGTATGATAAATTTATATTATTGTAGCTTTTATTATCTACGTTAAATTCTATTGAGTGATGCAATCGTTGAAAGCCGTTGTCGCCATCATTTACTACACCGCTTTTTGTACAGTAATCAATATACACAAACCCATCTGGTTCATTATCCAATGTCACTGTATTGTTTGTCAAATCAACTGTATAATTAGCAATCTGTTTCATACCCTCAACATAAACATCAACGGCATTAGTTGTCTTTGGTGTTTGTGATAAGGTTAATACTTTCCCAGATTCTCTTCCATACTCTTGTCTAAAGTTTCTATAATCGAATGTAGTATCAATATAGATACCAGTCATTACTCCATCTAAATCATATTGTGCATTATCAGGTATATCAACAATAAATTGAAATTCACTAGCATAATCGCCTGCTTTTAATAATGGAACAAATCCTAATTCTTGGTCTGCGTTATATAATGCGGAATCACCAATCACATATGAAAAGATTTTTGAATCTACTATATTTCCAGCATTGCCATCTTTGTCATATATTTTAAATGTAGGAAACTCCCAATCTGTTGAAGCGACTTTATTTAAACTATCATTTCCAAGTTCTATTCTACTATCAAATTCTATGATAGGACGTTTAGCTTGTTCTATCTTATCACTATTTGTACTTGTTATAAATGATTTTATATCATCGTAATGATACCATGAGTTTTCATTAGACCACCAGTTATCAACTGCAAAAAGATTTGCATCGTCCCTGGCAATCGTAACATAATGTTTTTTATTACTACCAGTTATAGTTAGGTCGAATCCTGGCTTAACCCAGTAATACATTTCGTAGTTTATAAACTTGTCTAAGTCTACTGGTATATTAATTGTTTTCTTTGTAGTATCGAATAATCTTCTATGGTCATTTGTCAAAGCACCTTTATTAAATAAAGAATTCAACATGTCTTCATAAAAGACCTTATCATTCTTACTAGAGTATACTGGTTCTAAACCGTAATTCTCACGACCATATGCATGTGGAGGAAACGAGAGATATATATCTTCTTCTCTGTTTATTCCTTTTTCTTTTCTACCAACATATGCTCTTGTCTTTTCGACTGAGCCTTTTGAGAATGCTCGTTCAAGTGTGCCTTCAAAGATAGTTTGTAATTCACTATTCTTTAAATGTCCCGGAAGAAAGTCATAAATTTTATTCTTAGCCATTGCTTACTACATCCTCGCCTTGAAGTTCTGATGATGAAATTGCTGAAATGATTTTAACATTTTCTGATGTTGTTACACTTAAGAAAATTTCATTTGGTTCACTAGTAATACTTAGCAAGTCTGTAAAACCGCTAGTAGAATATTTAGGTGTTGTAACAACACTTGCAATATAATCTCCAAGTTGATTATGTAAGTATGATGCTAATTCTGAGAAGTAGAATGTGTCACCAAACTCCCAGTTATCTAATTCGAAGTATTCATTTACTTTAGTTGACACTGCGGTCTTGACCTCACTGTCAGTATATGCTGTTCCTGATTTCTTAACAACTTTGAATGTAGCCTGATTTTCAGGAGATGCGAAGTTGCCGAACAAGTATTTGAACTTGACTGGTATATATGAAATATGGTCTGCAATAGACGATTTGGGTTCAATACCACTCATCAATGTTGACAATTCGTAATTATTTGGAGATGTAGGTACTGCTGTTTTGAAACCACCTGCTATCCATTGATTTACTTGTCTTACATAGTCACTTGTAAGAACATACATATCAACTATATTACTTGTACTCGGATCAATTCTTTTATCTACATCTGCATAATGATCCCATCTATAACTCATAAATTTGTCTTCAACAAAACTTTTGCCATCGACTACTGAGTATTGTGTGTCGCCATACCAAATAACTGTAGGAGATTGTTGATAGTACACAAACGATTTTGACCAAGTACCTGCTTGATATAAGTACCATTCGCTATCATCTGTGTTAAACCATATTTTATAACTTGGTAAATTGCCTTCTGGTGTTGGGTTACTAACTGTTCCGGCATTTGGTGCCGCTGTTGCAGATTTTGATGCTCTATGTAAATCTATATTTTCATAGCCTGCATGACTGAATTTGTATGACTCTATAATAAATTTAGATGAAGTCACGTTTCCTTGGTCATCTTTTAAATTAAATACATTCAATAATCCATATGGATTTCCGTCTGCACTTAATGTCAGTAATTTAACTCTTGTAGGATCAATGTATCCTGAACTTATTCTATATTCATCATAAACATATGCACTTGTAGTAACGTAAGATGATGTTTGTACTTCAACTTTCTTAGCTACTTGTACATCGGCCACAACTTTGACTCCAAAGTCTGCTAATGTAGTAGTGGCACTACCATCGCCTACAAAAACATCTAATAAACTTGAAGTGCCTGGATCTATTGTCCAGAATATAATTTTATATGAATTGCCAGCACCCGCTACTAATTCACAATGATTCGATGATATAATTTGTCCGTTGTTATCTTTGATAACCATATTAGATTGTGTTATAGTTTCAGATGTTGAGAAATTTATTTCACCGTATGCTGTCTGTTTAAATCTAACATCATTTTCTGCGGTATCAGATTGTGTTATACCATCTCCGCCTGTGCCATCTGGTTGTACATTCCAATTCTTATATGGATATGTAAATTTATACGATGAAGTTCCTGACAAGTATTCTGTAATGAAATCTTTTTGTACACCTGTCATACCAAATGTTGCAGTCTCTCTTGTTTCTCCAGTTGGTAATGAACTAGTATCAATCCATAAAAAGTTATTTGTTGTCGGTGCAGAACCAAAATATGATAAAGAAGGTTCGCCCTTAAACCCATGTATATTTTTTAAGTTAGTGGACGATATTGTACTATGTGATGCTACTGCGTTTGCTTGTGCTTCTGCGTTCTGTTCGCCATCAATTGGCATTCCGTTTGGTGAAATGTGCGTTTCAGACCCTGTCGTTACAACCGAATCGTCTTCTACATTCGTTAGCAATGAAACATATTGAGACAAATCATCAACTTCAAGTTCTAATTCAAAATCAGGAGTTGAACCGATGATATTATTTGGTGTTGCAGGTGAAGTTATTGCACTAGTTGGCAAGTCGTATGTAATTCCCGCAGGCGATACTAATTGATGTTTATAATCAACTGTCGAAATAGTACTGTTATTCTCAACATAGTCGTATGTTACATCTGCACCGGTGTTGCGATATTTTGCCTTGAATGTTCCACCGCCACTGCCGTTTGATGCAAATTCTGACACTGGTGTATAACCTACAGTAATCTCATCTGAAATATTTGAGTCCGAAGAGGTTACTGTCTTAGCGCCATCATAGTAGTTAATTAATAGTTTGTCTCTTTCAGCAAGATTTGTTTCATTATCTACAACTACTTCATTGTTGCCATAATAAAATCTAACTTGGTCGTAGCTTTCAAACACAACTTTCTTGCCGTTAATTTTGGCAACATACATAGTTTCGTGGGTTCGAATGCCAGGATTATATTCATACTCTACTTTTATTTTATCACTGAGGTCTACTACTCCATCCCATATTTTCCATTCCCATTTAGTTGTTTGTCCTTGAGCAACATCATAATATAAAGTAAATGATGTAACATTCAAGTCATCAATTTTTTGAGTTTTGATTGCTGTGATTTCTGCTTCTGTAAATTTACTTCTGTAGCCTCTGATTACAGATTTCAATGTTCCCTTTTCTGTAATGACTCTATCTAAAATAATCTGTCCTGGGTCTGTAGAAACAACTTTTTTAACTCTTGCATAATACTCCGTACTTGACTCTCCTAGTATTTTTACATAGTCACCTTGTTCTATATTCCAAGGCGCAGTGCCTTCGATTTGTAAATTATTTAATGGGCTTTTTGTATATAATTCATTTACGTCAATATTAATACTAGCCGCGTCTCGGTATAAATGATAAAACTTATTAAACAATGACGGATGTCCGATTGCTCTTGAAAGTTCATTTCTAATAAAATCATCGCTGTTGCCACTAGTCCTATTAAAGTACAATGACATGTTTAGGCTTTCGTCTTCAACAAACACAGAACCATCTGTTCCTGTAATGCTTAAGTTTGAGTGATGTCCGGTAACGTCATCCATTTCAAAGTAACGAGAATTGCCTGCAAAACTTGTGTTTACTGATTTCAGCTTTCTTACAATGTTGTTACCTAATGTTAATGGGTATACATTGTAGTCCTGTGCGTTGACCATTCTGTCTTGGGCGTAATATGATTTCTGTGCAATTCTTCTTACGCTTGTGAATGTTTCACCCGCAAAGTTTTCACCAAAGTCTTTAGTGCTTGCCATTGTAATTGTAAGTCTGTATGACTTATCATCTGCACCAGTATATGGGATAGATATTGTAACGTTTGAAATATCGCCTGAATTTACAGAAAAGTTTTCGTTTGTACAAGTTCTAAACCATGCTCTATAATCACCGAATGCCGCATTGCCGAATATACCGTCTGGATATCTAAGTTCGATTGTATTGTTAATACCAGTTGAGATATTTACAAGGTCGCCATTTCCAGTTCTAAGTGAATTGTAGATTGCAGTTTCACGTGTATCATTGTCAACTTTAGTAACATCTGATTTATAATTTAAGTTACTATCTAATTTGTGCAACCAAACATCAGTATTAGAAACGTTTGCATCTGTTAATGTTTCTACTCTATTAGATGCCTTTATTCCATATCTAAAGTTCTCAAATTGCAGTTGTCCTGCTTTAGCAAGAACGAAGAAACCTGTTCTGTCTGATGCAGGTCCCAAGTTATCATTTCTATTAATGATTGTGAAATTTTTATCATTGAGCGGAGCACCTTCTATAATCTTATTATTTTCGATACTTGCTCTTACAGCCTCAAACCGTCTATTGGCACCTGCTACATTCGATGTGAATGCGTATGCAATAGATTTAGAATTCTTGTTCTCATTTACTTCATATAAGTAATTTTCAACATTGCCGATATTCAAACTTGCACTAGGATCTTGAATTTTTGTATTTTTATTGAATGAAGAATTTAAAACAGTAATGAATTTTTCATACCAGTCAACATCATTTGAGTCATTCCAGTTAACAACGTTGCCGGCGAGAGAGTTACCTTCGTTGTCTGCTACATCTTCTGTAGTTGTGACGCTTGTGATTTTCATCATACCACTTGCATTGATTGGTCGTGTCTTTGTATAACCAAGTGTTCTAGCCATACGTAAAATACTTTCACGGCGTTCAGCCGTATCCATAAAGTTTTCACGTGTATTCATATCACTTCTGAATGCTAGTGAATGTCCTAAGTATGCTACAAGGTCTAAAATCGCAATGAATTCAGAACTTGCTATAAAATCATTAAATTTTTCTGGGTATGTCTTATTGATGTACGCAAGTAAACTTTCACGTATTGTATCGAAATCATAAGACTTCAAACTCACGTTACTGAAAGCAGTGTATACACTGGTCCAGCTTTCACTTGCAAATAAGTTATCTATTCTTTCTTGACTCATTTTTTTATTCTCTCTTTAAATCTATTGTTAGTGTTACAGGCTCATTATCTGGTAATATAGCGACACTAATAGATGCTGTGACTGTATGCTCACCTTCAGTTAAGTTAATGGACTCTAAATTCACTCTAGGTTCATCGCTGATGATGTTCGTTAAATCTTCTTCAATAAGTGTTCTTATGTTAGAGGTCAACGGCTCAAAGATAAGGTCATGTATAATCGACCCATAAGTAGGCATCATAATTCTTTCGCCTTTGCGAGTCATGATATTATTCAATAAATCTTCTACTACTAACTCTTTTCCAGTTAGAGTATGATTGATTGCACTTTTGTTTTTAGTACTGAAACCTATAAATCTTGCCATAATGTTCTCTCTATACTTATTAAGAGTATTTATCAACATATAAACTTCGTACTTTTTGTATTGACTTTTGTTGTAATTTCTGTTATTATTAATTTAATCAAATACAAATGGAGAATAAATAAAAGTATGCCAAACTTAGTACCAATGGTCGTAGACCAAACTGCAAACGGAGAACGTAGCTTTGATATATTCTCACGTTTGTTAAAAGAAAGAGTTATATTCTTAACAGGTGAAGTCAATGACTATCAGTCTGACTTACTTTGTGCCCAATTTCTGTTCCTAGAAGCAGAAAACCCAACAAAAGATATACATTTTTATATCAACTCACCAGGCGGAGCAGTAACAGCCGGAATGGCAATCTATGATACTATGCAATTCATTCAACCAGATGTTTCAACAATGGTTTTAGGTCAAGCATGTAGCATGGGTTCATTATTGGCAACTGCGGGAGCTCCCGGCAAACGATTTATGTTACCTCATGCAAGACACATGATACATCAACCAAGTGGCGGCGCCGGTGGACAGGCAACTGACATGGAAATTCAAGTCAAAGAAATCTTAAAAGTTAAAGAAAGTTTGACTAGTATCTATGTAAAACATAACTCTAAAGGCAAAACTTATGAAGATTTCTATAGTGATATGGAACGTGATAAGTTCATGGGCCCAGAAGAGGCACTAGAATACGGGTTAATTGATAAAATTATCAATGAAAGACCTGAAAATCAGTAAGTAGTCTAATACTTAACGGGTTAAAATGTAATTATGCAATTTAACCCGTTTTTTTATGGCTAAAAACTTGACAGATTAGCGAATCGTAGTATAATAATAGTATATTCAATAAAGAGAGGGTTTAAATATGACTACAATGACAGTAAAAGAACTAAGTGTGTTAGCAGAATCAAAAGCAAATCAGGCTTCTTTAGATTATTTCAATTCAAAACTAGGTGGTAAGGACAATTATCCCTGTGGTTTTGCATGGGTTACTGTTCGTCCTGAAAATAAGGGCAATACTAAGCTAGGTAAAGAAGAACGTAGAGTGTTAGAATCTATGGGATTTTCAAAAGATTGGACTGGCAAAGCGTGGCAAATCTGGAATCCAGGTAAAGTTAACGTACAAAATGTTGATGTTAAAGAAGCAGGTGCTCAGGCATATGCAGATGTAATGTCTTCTGCTGGGTTTAATGCTTCTTGTGGTTCACGTTTAGACTAAAACTTGACAAACTAGCGAATCGTGTTATATTAATTACATAATCAACAGAGAGGTTACTAATATGAAATACAAGTTATATCAAATTCATCTTACAGATGCAGAAATTGATTTAATCAATGAAGAAGGACATGATGCTGTTCATAAGCAATCATTGAAATTAGATATGAATTTTTCAAAGAATGACACAGGTATGGTTGCCCGGGATGCATTCAATCGTGGATACTACACGCATGTTAGTAACATCACTGCTGATAGTTTAGAGGGCGTGTTTCATGTAGGGAACATGGGCCCAGAAGAAGACATTGAGCGTTTGTCTCGTATGTACAGTGTTAGTGTTGGTGACATTGTGGAAGATGAAGATGGCAAGCAATCAGTAGTTGCTAATTTTGGTTTTAAAGAGGTAGCCTAACTAAAGCCAGGAACAAAACTCCACATCTTAGAAGTTTTAATTTTCATAGCGGCTAGTTTTTCATTAATCTGGCCGTTATTCTTTTTAATATTAGTCTGAATTTCATCTGTAATATTATACCATTTTTCATTATTAATCAATGCAATGATAGGATGTCCTTCAATTTTATCAACGCCTTCATTGAAGAAATAATATAACAATGCATCAAATTGTGGTTGAGATAATTCTTTCTTAACAAACTTTTCTAAAACATTTCCTATATTACGTAATTGCTTTTCTAATATAAAGTTTGCCATTGGTTTTGTAATTTTGCCTGTACCTATGTCTATTCTCTGTGAGGCAACGGTTATATATCCATAACGCTTTTCTGTATTTGTTATTTTATAACCAAACCCAACAGTATCATCTGTTATCTCTAACATAGGTTTGTTTGTATCAATGATTGCATTCTTACTCATTTCACTGAATATTAAATCTGTTATTGGAAAGCATGTCAATCTAACGTGTGATAATATATAAGTAGGCTCACCGGTTTCTTTGTAGCCCGTACCTAAATAAGTGCCATTAGGAGTTACAACATTCAACGGAAGTTGAATATAATTTAGCAATGACCCTTTTCTTTTATCAAATAACATTACGCTAACCTCACTGCGGTTGTTCCTGTAACAGAAGAACTATCTGCTACACTGTATGAACGAGTTAATCGGTATGCGCCTCTTTCTGCACTTGCGGCTGAGAAATGCATTGGATCCCATGGAGCACTCCAGTTTCCGCCCCAACCTAAACCATGCCTTGCGGCTATCTCACCGATGTTAAGTGGGAAGTCACAGCCTTGGTCTGCGCCTCTAGTCACACCTGGATTCCAACCAGCTGGTCTTGTTCGTGCATATCCGTTTGGTGCATATGCATTAATATCTATTGCGGCTCCCATTGCATGGAAGCTAGGTCTTGAACCACCTCTTTGATTTCTATTACAGTAACCGCCCAATGTTTTAATAACGTATCCGGTTGCTTCTAAATCATCAATTAATCCTTGGAAGTTAGATTGGAATATTGCCGCAACCTGACAGCCTACTCCATTACTTGCACGTATAGATGCCAAGCCTTCTCCGGGAGGAAGCCCAGGAACATCTTCGTTTGATGTTTCATTTGAATCTTGATTTGCGGCATCCATTTGTCCAGATGCACTATTTGGATCACTTGCTATTTCATTACCAGCGTTTTGTGTTTCGTTGTTATTCTCGCCAGGCGTAGACCCATCTGCGGCTTTTTGTACTGTTTCTGTACCACGCAAGAAAGGTTCATGTGTTGGGAATTTAGGTATAATACTTTTTTCAATTACTGTGTTTTCTAAATTCTGAATATCTGGTTGTGTTTCTAATGGTATATCATAAGCGATAGAAGCCATAGGACCATTAAGATGTAGCTTGCCATTAACTGTAGAAACATACATACTTGTTTCAACTTTCTGATGTAGTGACCCACCACTTTCATAAAACTGCGAACCAATAGTCTTAGTATGCATTTGATTATCTACGTTAATATTATAATTGTTTATAGCATGTAGATTAATATTTTCACCAGCTTCAAGGTTTATATTTTTATCTGCACGTAGATTGAAATCTTTTTCTGTACGCATCGACAATGATCCTTCAGCATAAACCATCACTTCACCATCTGCTCCAATTTCAACCCAACCGGAACCTGAACTATTGATTGCATATACAAAATCATTTGTGCCATCAACAATAACTTGTGCGCCTGAACCTGTCGAAATTCTAATTTGATTAGGGTGTATTGTGCCATCGTCTCCGACAGACCCATCATCCATTGTAATTCCATTACCACCTGGTGTAGTCCAGCCATAAACTTTTGAGTGTTGCGTTGTTTCATAGTTTGCATCACGTAATGGACTTGCAGTAGATTGTCCTCGTTTATTATCAGAAAATATACCTTGACTTGCTGAGTTTACATTTCTGTTAGAATTTCCTTGGTCTGCTTCATCTGTATTTTGTAATTCTGCTAATGTGTTAGGTGTAGACTTTGCAACTTTAACATCTTTGGCAATTCCTTCACCCATTCCACTGCCGTCAGGATTGGCAGTACCTGCCGCACCACCTGGTACAGTGCCGGGAACTTCTTGTGCAACTGCGAACCAATAACCTTCGTTTAGATTTCCGTTATCTGCAAAGAAAACTAATATAGTAACTCCGCCATCTGGTGGGACAGAGAACATACCATATGAACCTTGAGAGTTTGAGCCTCCGAAAGAACTTGCATACATAAAATACATTGGCTCATCTGGATCTCCGCCCAATTTAGGAACATAAGCCGCTATACGTCCTCGTCCTTCTGGATCTGGTTTTCCTCCAACAGTTATGGCTTTATATATGCCACTTTTAATATTCTGTAAAATAGGATTTTCTTGCGACTTTCGATTGCTCAAAAGAGATTTTGCAAGACTGTTTCCTATAGTAGATTGATTAGCCATTGTTTATTTTCCTATACGCTTGATGTATGTTTTTAGCTAAATCTTTATTCGCAATTTCATCAAAATGCCCACAACTTAGCCTACTATAATCAAGTGGTGTATTGATAATTTCTACTTTTCTGTCTAAAGTATTCATATCATTTATGTATTTATTTGCCAATTCCATTGCATCTGGTAAAATATTATACTGTTCCCAAAATCCTATATTAACAAATATAATATTCCATTTGTTTGCAAGAGTTAACCAATGCAATCGTCTTAATATTATCTCAACATTTTTAATAAAAGAATTTGCATTAGTATTAATATGTAGCATATGCGCCGCCCAAGATTCGTCTAATGCTTTTTGGGCTTTTGCACTACGTTTGTTAAAATTTGTATGAAACTCTTGCGATGCTTCTGGTAGTTCCCATAGAATTTCTGGATCAACTATCGGCATTTTTCTTATTCCTAAATTTGGATTAATATTTGCATTTGTATCCCAAGCTCTTAGTAGCTCATTGTATATTGGCTTAGTTGGTTTGTCTATACCAGGTGACAAAATGTTCATATACCATGCATGTCTCATCATCGAGGACATACTATACACAATAGTTTTTGTCTGTTTAGACTTTGGTTCATTTGTCCATTGTTCTAATCTTCGCATTATTGTTTCGTTTCCAGAACCAGGTTTTGCTAAATTTATCCAAAACTTATTTTTATCTTTTTTATTCAATAACGCACTCAAGCACCATTTCTCTGGTAACCCATCGCCAAACATAAAACTATCACCGAATATAGGAATTATTTCTTCTTCGAAATCTTCAAAATTTGTTAAGTCTGTTCTTGTAGGCCAAGCATTAGGCCATACTTCTTTTTGTTCACCAAATTTAGGGTCAATGGTATACGGAGTATAATATGTTTTATCCATATCATGTCTTCCATCATCAAACAACTTACTGAAAGTTGAATACTCATTATTAAATTCGTTAGTCTTCATTCTATTTCCTACGGCGTTGGTGGGTTAACTATCACAAAATCAGCGGCATTAAATCGAACGCCTATTTGCAATGCACCAGTTTCTGGGTTTCTACTATCTTCATTTGCAACTCCCGATGCAGTTGTTACCGCAATATCTGGGTACTCATTGGCTATTGTATTTTTTAAATTCATTGGGTTTAGTCCAGGTTTATAATATTCAAATGATCCAACAGGCGCAGTTGAATCGACTAATCCAAAATGTGTTACTGGGTCTGTTATCGTTTGTATTGTTCCTGAAGAGTCTCTATATGTTATAGGACCAATTGCACTGTAATCTAATACTTGCGAGGTGTAAGTTTCTCCATCAAAAGTTTCTGTTAATGTTGTTCTTGGTGCCGCTTCAACTTTGGTTAATATATCATTGTACACATCTTTTGCATTAGTATATTGTGCAACTTGTGAAGCAGACACTTCTCCGTCTGATATTGCATCAACTATATTACTGTTAGAAATTGATGTGCCAGTCCTATCACCAAGTGTTTCAACTACTATTATAGGTGCAGTAGCATTTGGTTCTTTGATTGGTACTGCAACATTTTCATATTTAATTTCGCCATTTTCTTCAACTGGTATTATACCAGTAGTTACACCATCGGTTGAACTTAAATCACTTCTTATATCATTTACTTCGGTTTGTAATTTAGATGCAAGTTCTTCGTCACTTTCTCTTCCTGCTTCTGTCCAATACCAACTCTCTAATCTTTCTTCTGTGTCTTTTAGTTCTGCTTCTTTTTCATTTAGCAACTCTAATTTCTTTTGTTTCTTCAATGCATCTATTGCCTCTCCTCTAGTTCCTGAGGTTGCGTTTGTTGTAATTGTATCAATAGTGCTTTCTATTGCTTTGACTTCCGAATATTCTTGGTCTGTTAAATCATGTAAACTTCTGCCATCGATAATATTAATGGCTTTTTGGTTCAATGCTGAAACTTTGTCTGCTTCGTTTACTGTAAGAGTATTAAGCCCAACATCAACTGAATAATTTCTTGTGCCAAGTCCTGTTCGGTAACTTTCTACGTTTACCTGATGTCCGTGATTTTCTATTGGAACAGTACCGTCAAGAATTGACGCGGCACCATTGATACTTGCCGCCTTTTCTGCATTGGTTGTGTTAGGGTCATTCACATCTATCGTTTCTAAATCAGACATTATTGATTGTGGATCTTTTATAATATCATCCTCGCCTTTAAGGTATCGTTCTGATTCTATTCGATTTGCTTCGTTTACCTTAGTTAGTGCTTCTTGGTCTAATCCTGTTACAGTTGTTCCCACGGTTGCATTTTCAGTTGCCTCAAGTGCGTGGTCTATCTCTGCCATAGTTTGTGCTGTTACAGTATAACCTTCGTCTATGGCTTCATTGTAAGCATTTCGAGTTGCATCCGATACTGACTCATTTCCTGTTTGATAATCGTCTGCTAATCTTTTTGCAATCTTTTGTGCAGATTGTTGTACCGCAATACAAGATTGTTCATGACCTAATGCACATAGTCCCTCGGCCTGTTGTCTAGCAAGTGCTAATTGTTTTGCAACTGATTCATTTGGAACTGCGTAATCGTTTTGGTTTGAAGGTTCAAGAAAGTTATTTGTTGCAGTTTGTAATGCCATGACCGCATGCGGTCCCGCACCATCTATATCAACTACATACACATCGCCCTCTGGTGTTATTCCAGTACCTGCGCCCTGTGGTGCAACTATATCATCTGCAAATTCTTTTGCTTCCGCGTCTTCTTTTGCATTTGGATTCACAACAGCATCGCCTCCATCATTGAGTCCTAATCTATCTTGTACTGGTAATTGAAAATAACCGTCTGACATTAATTCTGGATTAGGAGCTCCTAGTACTGCATCTACTGTTTGAAATTCTTCCGCCGCTGGTATCTTTACCATTTGTAATGTTTGTGTAAATAATCCACCACTGAATGAACTAATAACTGAGTTAACAGAATATACACTAGTCATTAGTCGTGTCTTTTTTATTCCATCATAATTTTCTGCATCTAGTCCTACTCTCTCTGGGTTATTTAAATAAACGCCTTCTGCTTTATCTGTAACTAAGATAAGATAATTTACTCCATTAATATTCGTAGAATGCATTTTATATTCATCAAGTGCATTTGCATTGCCGTATTTTGCTTTTATCATAGAAGGAGAATACACGCTATCTACCCAATATGGGTCTCCTTTGATAGTCATTTGTGCATTCATCATACTTAAATTATTATTTCTTCCTTCATAATATTTTGCTTGTGCAAGTTCAATATCTTCTTGGTCAGCCGATTTAATAACATTCAAGTTAGTAGGATTTTCTAATAATGATTTAGTAATACGTGAAAAGTTAACTGGGTTTTCTACAAGTGCTTTTAATAAACTATCAAATTGGTCAAGACTTAATTTACTAATCATTTCTTTATCTAAATTTTCAGTAAGTATAAGTTCCTGTCCTTCACTGCCAGGGAATAATCCCAAGTCATTCCAATTGTCTCCGATGGTTGAAGTGCTTTCAATAATTTTAGTTGAGTATAGTTGTCCCAATGCCTCACGCATTAAGTCATTTTGTGCAATTTCATTTTCTTTTTCTTCTCTTAGTAAATCATTTTGACTTTGGTTTGAATCTTGTATTTGATTAAATAGCTTGTTACGATTTTCACGAACTTCTCCCTTCATAATATCTTGAAGAATTTCATACTCTTGTGAATCTTCATCAAACATACTCATCATTTGATTTGCATCAGCATTTTGAATTTGTTCATATATTTTTTGTGCTTCGGCGGCCTCTCCTGGTCCACCAACACGACTCATAAGTCTGTCTCTGAATTCGTTTCGTACTTCTGCACTAAGGTCTGCAAATTGTCCTTCAAGTGTTCGAGCGTTTGCTCTATGCATTCTAAGTGTTTCACCCAATGTTCCAGACTCTTCTTCCAGTTCTGTTAGCTTCTGTTGGGCTCTTTCATCGATTTGTGTACGCCAATCTCCAACTGCTTCTAAGAAACCATTTGCCATGTAGGTATCGCTAGGTTTTACGTATGCTTTTTGAAGTTGATTATCCAGTGATATAGTTAAATCTAATATGTGTTCATTCCTACCAGTATATTGATAGTAATATCTTTTATTACAATGACCTTCTAAGAATATACTTCTTAAAACTTTTGCAGTATCTTCTGTTAGCTTTGCGTTGTGTGATTGATTTTGTACTATTAAACTTTTTTGCACAGTTAAAAAATAATTTACTTCATAAGTTTGTTTACTTGTCAATACATTATAGCCACCTAACTTAGGTGTTGCATGTGGTAGAACTCTAAACAAGTTTGATAGTTGAGGAGAATCATCAGTTAGTGCTTCTCTAATTAAACTTGAGTTTAAACAAATACTTTCTATTGCATTATATATAGATGAACCAGGCGTTATAACACCAGTTTGCTGTCCTATTTTAACACTAGCTGTTTCAGATGTTTCATTATTTCCAGATGAAGTATTGGGAACATCCGGAGAAGTCATTTGGCCTTGACCAAACATTTGTTTAAAATCGTCAGACATTTCGAAATTATATTCATTAATAAAATCTGAGTTTGACGTTACTGCTTTTTCTTCTATCTTTGCGTTTAGTTTTTTAAAGAAGTTGTCTAGTGTTTCTTCTAAGGTAGCCGCAACATCAAATTCAAAGTTATAATCCATTTGAGACAGTTCAGTATCAGCTACTACTTTATCATTTACGATTGTACCATCTAATATTAAGTTTGTACCTTTACTTTCTGTTTGAGATTGTAGTTCATTATATTTTGTAATAACAAATGGGAATATTTTTGTAGCGGGTAAGTTTCTAACTTGGTTGCCACTTTCATCATAACCCTTAAAGCGTACTTTCATAAAGAATATTGCATTCTGTAAGTCAGGATATCCGCACAATAAAATACTGTTTTGTAACATATCAGGCAAAGAAGTTCCGCCAACTTGGCTGATAGTAAATTGTAAATTAGTGGCAGTACCTGCCATTTTTGATGCTGAACCAGTTCCGTTACCGACACTAGTGATAGTTAAATCTGTAATGTTTAATTCTGTGGTGACGCCCGTTCTTGCTATCGTAATCACATTCATGTTGTTAGTAGGCCAAGCATCGTTTACCACATCGTCTATAAGTTGTGGAGTCTGTTCATAGGCAAGAAACTTATTTGCTTCTTGTTGGTTAACAACAAACAAATCTAAATTGTAAGTATAATGTTCAAACGCATCTAATTCATTTTCCCAAAATAAATTATTCGATTCCATATTTTTTAATAAACTGGACAAACTTCCTGAACCAGATATCGCATTACTTTTTAGGCTTCTCGTATCGTCAATTCCTTGAGTTGGGGGTTCACTAAGCTGTTCGCCATTTGAAAATAAATCACGCTGAGTATCATCATCAATAACAGGAGAACTATCAGGTATATTACCATATGCCATGTCCAACCCAGTACCGATACTGTCTGCGAAATAGGCAGATGCTTCATTTCCGCCTTCTTTTTGAATCATTGCACTTACCATTTTTTCTGCTAGTTCTGGATTAGCAGATAAATCAATAGGAGTATTTTTATCTATTCCCATTTTATTTGCTACAAAATCTACATATCCAGATGTATCATTTTCATTAGGAGGAGCCCAACGTTGAATCATTCCCTCTACATCAGTTAGTCCGTGCCTATCTTGGTAAGTTTCTAGCGTTTTGCCTAAAGCCCTTACTCCATGCTCAGGCGTAGCAAATGAAACAAATGAACCATCGCCACCTGTTGCACCTTGCCATGCTGTTGCATTGCTTCTGATGTTACCTGGGTTATTATTTCTTACGCTTCTGACTGCCATTGTACACTACTTCATTTCGTCTAATTGATTTTTGCTAGGTATTTTAATTTTAGTACCCGCTGTGAAATCGTTTATCGGGTCCTGAATAGTATCAGGATTTCTTTTAGCAAAAACCCACCAGTATTTGGAAGTACCATATAGGTCATAACTACACAAATCAGGTCTAAGATTGTAGTTCTGTGGTATAGTATACGTTTCGTCTAACGCACTTTTTTGTAAGTAGACAGGATTTTGTATGTCTAGTACTTTATTTTTTATTACCGCAGTTTTCTTCCACGGTGAAGTTGGATCATATGCCATTATACATACCCCTTACTAGCTAAACGCCCATTCAAATAATCATTCATAGTAAAGTTTTCTCTAACGTTCTTTGGAGAATATGTTGTAGTCAATGACATAACAAACATATTTTGCACTGGAACTCTTGCGCCGCTTCTTGTATTAATATAGTCAATATCAGAGTCTAAGTTCCACGTAAAGTCTCTTATTAGCACGGGAACATTTGTGTAAATACCATGTGCATCTAACCTTAATATCGGTGGGGGTAATCCAGCATTTGCTGACTGCATACCGAAATCCATCTTTAATGCACCCCTCATAAAGTTGGCCATCTGTAATACTGTGTCTGCTTCTTGTTCACTGCGAACAATAATAGGAGCTGTCATGTTAAATTCTGTATTTGAAGACATATCAAACGCTCTTTGTTGAAAGTTTGTATGCGATAGGTCATATGAACTATACCCAGTACTTGTCAACACTGTTATCGTTGGTGTATACGGAAATTGCATTGCACCAAGCCCAGACGCACCTAAACGACCACTAGGGTCACGTATAGTTACGGGCTGTTGTTCTTTGTAGATATTATCCATGTTATACTCCTTGTTTCTTGTATTTATCGTTACTTAAACTTCGAAGTTTAAGAATATATACAATTAGCACTTGACATTGGTTTTCATATGTATTATAATTAATAATATTAATAGGAGCAAAACCATGGCACGTAGAGGTCAAAATTATTTAAACAACAAAGATATGCTGAAAGAAATTCATATCTCTAAAGCCAACTTTAGTTGGTTTGAAAACAGAGATTTGCATCATCAACATGATATCATCTTAGATGATGTAAGTGAAATTCATCAAGCAGAAGAACAAGCAAGAACCAATCGGGCAAACAGATTACAAAAGGCCGCTTGGGACTTAAATGAAGATAAAAAGAAAAGACAAGTAGACTTTGCAGTAGATCCAGCATCTTTCGAAAAAGAATCGTTGGTTTTCAGAGTTATGACTTTCGACCATATTCCAGATGAACCTGGCCGTAAAGCAAACCCAAAGACTATTGCAGACCATAAAGTGAAATTGCATTTCCCACCATTCAAGCATTATGTAATTGAAGGGAAAGGTGTAAGAGAAGTAGCATATTCACATCATAACAAAGACAAAGAGTTTGATTTACGTGGCGGTAAGATTACGGCAACGTTAGCCAACATGTATATCAAATTAGTCGAGCGTTATTCTCAAAGAAGTAACTGGAGAGGCTATACGTATATTGACGAAATGCGTGGACAGGCATTATTACAACTTGCACAGATTGGATTACAGTTCAATGAAGCAAAGAGTGATAACCCATTCGCATATTATACAGCGGCTGTAAACAATTCATTTACACGTGTTCTAAACACTGAAAAGAAAAATCAAGGCATTCGTGACGACCTATTAGAGAAATCAGGTCAGATGCCAAGTTGGACTAGACAATTAGAACATGAAATGAAGTCTCAGGAAAGATGGCAAAAAGTAATTAAAACAAGAATTACTGATGAACAAATCCCAACAGAAACTATCAAAGAGATTTACGCTGACAATGACTAATCTTTTCAACAAAGCCGCTTGGTTCACTGATATTCACTATGGCATGCGTAACAATGCACGCCTACACAATCAAGATTGTGACGAATTCATTGATTGGGTCATAGGAGAAGCTAAATCAAAAGGGTGCGAAACCTGTATATTTGGCGGAGATTGGCATCATAACAGAGCCAGTCTGAATATTTCAACTATGAAGTACAGTCTTGCAGGCTTAAGAAAACTCAACGATGCTTTTGAAAAAGTTTACTTTATCTTAGGCAACCATGATTTATTCTATCGTGAAACACGTGACGTTAACTCAGTTGAGTTTGCAAAAGAATTACCTAATATAGTACTAATCAATGAACAATTTGTACAAGATGATGTAGCTATTGTTCCGTGGTTAGTTGGTGATGAATGGAAAAAAATTCCGAAAATTAAAACAAAGTATATGTTTGGTCACTTTGAACTACCTACGTTTAAGTTAAACGCAATGGTAGAAATGCCAGACCATGGTGGTCTGAAAAGTGAAATGTTTGAACACCAAGACTTTGTTTTTAGTGGACATTTTCATCATCGTCAAGTAAAAGGTAATGTGATATACACAGGTAATGCATTCCCACATAACTTCTCTGACGCAGGAGACGATGACCGTGGTTGGATGTTCTTAGAATGGGACAAAGAACCAGAATTCTTTGCATGGCCTGATGCTCCTAAATATAAAAACATCACATTATCTAACTTACTTGAAAATCCATCTGCGTACTTGTTACCTAAAACAAGTGCAAGAATTTCACTTGATATTGATATATCATACGAAGAAGCAACATTCATCAAAGATACATTCATTGAGGCATATGACTTACGAGACATAACACTTCAACCTATGAAAAACACTGAACACGAAGATGACACTGGTGCTGAAATTCATTTTGAAACTATTGACGAAATTGTGATATCACAATTAAACTCAATAGATGATAATGGTAGCTTTAATAAAAAAGTTCTCGTAGAACTATATCAAAATCTATAGACATGAAAAACGTTTTAATAACAGGAAACAGAGACTATGGGCTTTGCAAGAGTATTTGCAATCTGTTTGATACTGTGGATGATATTAACTATACTACTGTCAGTCGGAGCAATGGTTGGAATTTGGACGTAGGTCCAGAACAAAAACGACTAGCAGATTATTTTGTAGATAATAAATTTGATATCTTTATTAACAATTCCGCAATATGGAAGTTTCATCAAATTATGATTGCTGAACAAGTTTATGCAAAATGCGTTGAAGAAAAGCATTCTGCATATTTGATACATATGGGTTCTACAGCCGATACAGGTGTAAAAGGAAGAACGTGGAGATACCCAACTGAAAAGAAAGCATTAAGAGATTACAATCGTGACCTAACATACATGACAATGGGTGGGTCTAATATAAAGACTACATGTTTGTCACCGGGCAGTTTGACTACACCAAGTGTGATGAAAAAACACCCTGATAGAAAGTTTTTAGATACAGAGTATGTAGCCGATTTAATTTTATGGTTGATTAATCAACCAGATTATGTTAATATTAACGAAATTTCTGTAGACCCAATACAAGCAGGAATATACGCAAGAGAGAGGTAAACGTTTGCTAAAGATTAAGAATATAACAGTTAAAAACTTCATGAGTGTAGGTAACGTCACGCAGTCTGTAATACTGGACCGTGATGCATTAACACTCGTTTTAGGTAATAACTTAGATTTGGGAGGCGATGGTTCTCGTAATGGTACAGGAAAGACCACACTTATTAATGCACTTTCATATGGTATATATGGCAATGCACTTACTAATATTAGAAAAGACAATCTAATTAATAAGACAAATGGTAAGAACATGATTGTCACCATTGATTTTGAATTCAATGGAAGTCAGTACAGGATTGAACGTGGACGTAGACCTAATATATTCAGATTCATTAGAGACGGTATAGATTTAAATTCAGCCGATGATGTAGCACAAGGCGAAATGAGACAAACACAAGTAGAAGTTGATTCTATTATTGGTATTTCTCATTCAATGTTTAAGCACATTGTTGCACTCAATACCTATACTGAACCTTTCTTAAGTATGAGAGCAAACGACCAAAGAGAGTTGATTGAAGAACTTTTAGGTATTACAGAATTATCTCGTAAAGCTGATGCACTCAAGGAAGTAGTTAAAGAAACAAAAGACCAAATCAAAGATGAAGAATATAGTCTTAAGGCAAAAGAAGATGCAAATTCTCGTATTCTAAAGAGTATTACAGACATAGAACGTAGGCAACGTATATGGAATGATAAACATGATACAGAATTAACTGAATTAGAATCTGCCCTAGACGCATTATCTCATGTAGATATCAAACAAGAGATTGCTAATCATCAATTATTAAATGCATACAATGATAAGAAAACAAAGTTAGATGAAGCGAACCGTTGGGTTACAAGTATTACTGCCGACAATAAAAAGTTTTCTGATTTAGAAGTAAGAGTAGTCGGTGATATAGAATCTATCAAAGACCATAAATGCTTTGCATGTGGACAAGAAGTACACGATAGCAAACAAGAAGAAATTCTAAAAGATAAAGAAGAACTATTAGCAGATACACGCAGTCATTTATCAGAAAATAATGTAAAACTAGAGGAACACACTACCACAATAAATAACGTAGGTGAACTCGGTAGCAAGCCTTCGGTGTTTTATGAAGACTTAAATGATGCATACGAACATCAAAACTCAGTTAGTATGCTGAAGGAACAAATTGAAAGTAAGAAAACACAAGAAGACCCGTACACTGAACAGATTAAAGAAATGCGTGAAAGTAGTTTAGAAGAATTAAACTACAATACAATGAACGCACTTATTTCTTATCGTGAACATCAGGACTTCTTAATGAAACTATTAACAAACAAAGATAGTTTTATTCGTAAAAAGATTATTGACCAAAACTTATCATACTTAAATACACGGTTAGAAAAGTATCTTGATAAACTAGGTCTACCACATGAAGTCAAATTCTTAAGTGATTTGACAGTAGAAATTACAGAGTTAGGTCGTGAACTTGACTTTGACAACTTAAGCAGAGGTGAACGTAACAGACTTATTCTAGGACTATCATGGGCATTCCGTGATATCTATGAATCACTTTATAGTACTATCAATGTTCTATTTGTTGATGAACTTATTGATAGTGGTATGGATACTAATGGTGTTGAGTCGTCATTAGCAACACTTAAAAAGATGCAACGTGATAGAAATCGTTCTATCTTTTTAGTGTCACACAGGGACGAGTTATACGGTCGTGTAACAAACGTGCTTAACGTAATTAAAGAAAACGGATTTACTACATTTTCTCACGATGATGCAGTAGAATTAACTGATACAAATAAACCAGTAGAAGGAGTACCTAATGTCTGATTTTAAAATAGTTCATAAACCACATAAAATGTTAGATTGGCTAGAAGGCGAAGTTACTGATTGGGCGCATAATATTATCAAAGAACATTTTAGTATAGAAGATACTGATGAACTTTCCAAAGAGCAAATAGAAGAAGTTATTGCTGAATGGGAAAAACTAACAGAAGCCGAAATGGGTTACGATTGGTTAGCAATCGGTTTCAGAAACATAATCGGTTCATGGGAAAATGAACATGATGATTATTTAATTTAAAAGGAGTATACAATGAATACACATGAAAAAATCGTAGAACAATATGAAAACTATTTAACTGAACATGCGGCATGGGAAGAAAAAGGTGTTAAAGCCGCGGCCGCAAGAGCAAGAAAGGCTCTTGGTGAAATTGGTAAAATGACCAAAGAACGCCGTAAAGAAATTCAGGAAAAAAAGAATAATATGTAAAAAAAGTGTTGACAACACTTACTTTTTTTGCTATTATAGTAAGTATATTAAAGATGTGAAGTGTCTCCTCTCAACCTCTCTCATCTAACTGAGCATCTTTATTATTCTCACACAGAGAGCAACATCAAGCCCGGCACAGTGTGTCGGGCTTTTTTATAGAAAGATTATGTTATGCAACAACCGATTGATAGAAACAAAATTAAACAAATAGAAAAAGAAAAACTAGATAAGCAAGTTAAAAAATATTTGAAAAAAGGCGGAACTGTTTCAGTATACCCCGAAGGCGCAATCACAGATGAAGGCCAAATGAATTATAAATTTAGACGTGGTATGAAGAAGAAAACTAATAATGAAAAGCCGTAAACTATTAGATGGGAAAAAAGTTAAAGAATTAGAACGTGCAATAACTTTAAAAGTTTATACCAAGTGTCCAAATAAATATAAACTCATAGATATGGAAACAGGAGACATATACATAGGTATAGATACTCCTAATTCCAATTGGCAGAAAGTATTAGACAATGAAACCAAAGATTAAAGGTTGGGAATTTGATGTAGACGATATACATTGGATTGAACATGCACTTGCATACAGATTGGGCAGACTTATAAAACGTCAAGGCATTGTAGAAAAAGATTCTAGCAAAGATGTTATAATAGCAGAGATTAAAGTCATAACCGCCCTTCAAGGCAAAATACACAATCAGAAAAATTGGTATCGTCCTAGGGGATTTGTACCAGGCGGTTAAACATAACAACGTTGTTAAGTTGTACAGCTATTTCCATAAATACATATATGAAAGTGTTTATGATTATCATCTTTATGGTATCCTCCGGAGAACAAATAGTTCCACCCGGAATGGAACCTAGAGAATTCAACACAATAGAAGAATGTGAATTGAAGCTAGCCGCCGCGGTAGAGTTTATCGAATACGGTATTAGAACCGAACAGTTGCCTAGATATTATATTGGGTATAAAGCGGAATGCGTTCAATCAGAAGACGTAGCGCCTTCGATGCAGTGATTCTCAAATGCATTTGAATTATACTTCCAAAATTCTTCTGCACTTGTAATAATCCAACAACCATTCTTCTCAGACTTGTAAGTTGTACTAATCGGTGAACGCCATCCGATTCCATTCATATGTTCTTGATATGCAACATAAGTTCCTATACGATTAAATTTCATAAAGATAATGTTAACGTCACTATCTTCTGCAATCTCCATAGTTTGTACAATCCAGTCCTCTAAAAGAGGAATTTTTTTATCGTACAATAAATGGTGCCAAGGGAATTCTTTATAAAACTTACACTCACAGTTAAAGTACTTCCAGTTATCAGGAGGTATAATATCTCCTTTAAAACCTCGTACTTGTCCTTCGCTTAAGTTAGTTGCTCTATGGAAATTACTTCCACCTATAAATGCTCCAGAATTAGGGACACGTACAAAACTACCATTATATTTCTCACTTAGGAATTTTGCTTGTTCTCTTTCATATCCAGAACCTTTAGATTTGCTTTTACTTGGCATATGTTTAATCTCTTTTCATTATAAAAGGTCTAAAGACCTAATCCCAATTAATATTCATTCGTTAGCACTCATTCATATTAATCGGTATTTCTATTTCTTTATTATATAACATTAATTGGTATAAGTCAAATGATATTATATTATGAGTCTCTGTCCCGTGAAGAAGCCATAATTGCCCTGTTGCCAGGACAATTAAAAAATGGCTGTACAGAAAATCTTGTCTTATCTGTCCCTTGCTCATCGCCTCTATGTCTAAGTTAGTCGCTAGTTACGACGGAGTCGGTTGACGATCCCTCCTTAACTTAGTATTGCGCCTTTCGGCTCAACGGCACCTTTTATAATCCACATAGATAGAAACTATAAAAAGCCGATAGTGTTATAAAAACCTATCATCGGTAATATTATACTAGTCAACCATGTTCTTTAGGAACCATGGCTGTTTTATGATTATGAATACTCTTTTGTGGTTTACGAGAAGAATGTCAGAATTCATCCTGACTAGTCTGACGGCAAACACTACATTTGCAATCTCAATCCCGAATCGGCAACCCGATTAACAGTTCCACTATGTATGCTGAGGTATTAGTCATTATCTTTTCCCTTTGCAAATTATATTAGTTATGTAAATGTATTAGTTGTTATTAGTCTTTATAATATCGGTGTGCCTGCTTTTTTGCTCATTTCAAAGTTCTGGTCGATAATCTCATTCAGATGTTTGATATGGCCCACTGGCATTTCATGAAGTTCAGAGATTGAAACCCCTCCTCTCATGTACCAAGATAATTGTAACAGATTCTTATGTACTTTGTCAAGCTCTTTTTGAAAGTTTTTTTGTTTTTCTACAATTTCTTCACCGCTGGCGGTTGCTAGCCAGCTTAGGAAAAATTTGCAGGGTTTATTTCAATGTTTACTTTTTCTGTAGATTGACACTCTGGGCATGTGAATTCGAATGTATTCAATGATTCTGGCTTCTTAGCAATAGTTTTAACTCTATTGTCCATGCTAGTAACTACTTTAGTTGGAACGTTAGCAAGAAACTCAATAATTTGTTTCTTGTCTGATACGTTACCATCTGGTGTTTCTATATGGTCTATAGTTTCAGATATTAAGTCCACATTATACTCTGCTACACGTTTGAAACTTTTGTAAAATCTTTTAGCAAGTTCCAACTCATCCTTTTCATCTTCCATAGTGTGCTTTACATTATCGATGATTCGCTTTTCTTCAAGCTGGATAAGAGCAACCCGTGTAACACTTTCTAGTGTTGGTGGTCTTAAATGTATTGTTAAGTCTTCATATATTACAGGCTCTACCTCATTAATTTCTGGGAACTTGTTTAATACAAAGTCAATATCTATATTGAATTCATTTTGGTTTTCACACTCTTTACATTTGTGCGTATATGTAACGTCTTTTCCATTTGTTGCATATTGTATTGCCAAATAAAGAGCCTCAGCATCAATGTTACACAACTTTCTTGCATCTTTGATACTAGGAACACAGCTTTCTATTAGAGATATTAACGCCTCACCATTAAGAAGTGCATCTGGATTACGCATTGTAATCTCATCGATTGCAGTCATAGGCATAACACCCACTTCTTCAATAATGGTTTGGTCAATTTCTGGATTAAATTTGCCTTTAGTTGGCAAACTAACATATAGTGCTGGCTTTCTAAAGTATTTGTTCAGCGGGTTGTCGGTCATCATTAATTCCTTGGATTGATAAATACACTTATAATAAAACTTAAAGTGTTATATACGTATATTTAGACATATTATAAACTACGTAGTTTAACTTGTCAAGAGGTATTTTGAATGGCTGAAGGAAATGTTTACATTGAAGGTATTGATCCTTCCATCCCGGGATGGGCAACTGAGACTACTATGGCTCAGATACGTCAAATATTGGCAACAATATCTGGTAACTCGGCTGAGACAAGCACAGCATTAGATAAAATTTATACAAGCGAGAGCGGAGACGCTCAAAAACAGTATAAGATATTACATGATACGTTAGGTGCAGTTAGGACACAATCACAAGAGACTGCAAAAGCCACACAAAAAGAACAGCAAGAAAGTGCAAAAAATACAATTCATCAAAACAAAATAGCTGGATTTTTTGAAACACTTATAAGACAAAACGAAACACAAGCAAATATTTTAAAAACTACCGCAGAAAGACAGCGTGAATTAGCAATTAACAAAAATATCACTGCACAAGGCGGCGATATGACTGATGCTACGACCAGAGAACTGGCAGGCATGAAATACGATGAAGAAGCATTAGCAGAAAGATTTAAAGAAGCAGGCAAAGTCGTATCAAGAGCGGCAGTAGGAATTTTAGCAACGACTAAAGCTATTAACAGCTTTATGGGACAACAAACAGAAGACAGATTTAACATGGCACAAGAAATTAGACAATCGGGTCTAATGGCAGGCCTTTCAGATGTAGAGTCTGGTCTTACAAGTATGTCTAAAATGATACACGAAAACAATTTCACATTAGGTGAAGCGGCAGAATTTACAAAACAGTTTTCAAGGTCTGTTGGTATTGTAGGAGTTAAATCATCTTTGGAATTCGCAAGTTCTTTGCAGAAAGCACGTAGTGAAGGCGGACTTGCTATGACAGCCGAATTCGGACTTGAGTTTGGAGAAATAACTTCATTGGCAGGTGAGTACTTAGACTCATTAAGAAATATGGGTGTACTTGACAGAATGAGTCAACAGCAATTACGTGATGGTATGGACGATTTCATGTCAGGCGTTTCGTCAACTGCAAATGTTTTAAAAATAAACTTAGAAGATGCGGCTAAGATGATTTCGCAAACTCTACAACGTGACGATGTAACATCAAGATTGGTTACGATGGATCCTAATAGAGCAAACGCTATTAGAGAAACTATTGGCTCAGCGGGAATGTTAGAAGGTACATTGGGACAGGCAGTTATCGAAAGAATGGCGGCAGGAAGCCAAGGTGCATTTGTACGTGAGCAATCATTCCAACAGTTAAGTGGTACAGGTATTGGTAAAGAATTACTTCCAATTGTAGAGCGTCTTGCGATGGCAGGCGAACAAGGACCAGAGGCATTTCAAACTGCTATTGCTGATTTGTCTCCCGATATTCAAGGCATTATTGCAAGTGCAAGTCAAGAAGGCAATCGTGCAGTTTTACAGACAGACCAATTTTTGCAGTCAATGATTGCAGATTTGTCTCGTCTTAGAGCAACGGTTGAAGATGCAGATAAAGGACCAACTGGCCCATCAGAAGCAGACAAGGCTGTGCTAGAAGGAATTGATACAAGAAGACAGGCGGTAGTTGCCCTTGAACAAGTACTTGACGAACAGGTTAAAGGTTTTACATCTATATTAGGCGAACAAAATACTGCAAATAAAGCCTTATTGGCAGAAGCAGTAGAATTTGCAAACACATTTAGTCCACTAGCATCAACAGTAACACTACTAACTGGTAAATTTGATGTTGCGGTAACTGACCTACAAACAAGTTTGTTAAGTGCTGGCACAAGTATTGTCGATTGGGCAAACAAAATAGTGGGCGCTGAGGTTTCTGAAAGCCAGACAGATAGTAGTAATGAAACAAGAGACATACAAACGGCAACAGATTCTACGTTAGAAACAGGCAGAGAAGTTCTAAATCAAAATGATTTAACCAAGGACGACCGAAACATTATTAAAAGAGTATTTACTGATACCGATGCTGAAAATATGTTTGATAAAATCAATAGTATACTGCTAACTGAAGGACCAAATAAAAGCGAAGATATCGCAGATGATTTAAAAGATTTGACTAAACTACTTGGTTTGTTTAAGCCAGGTGAAGAATACGGCGAAACTCAGGCGGCACAATTACGAGCAGTTATGGAAGCAATCGGAACTACAGATGCGTCAAAGACTGAGGAAGGCCAAGAAAATATGAGATTAATGATACAAGCATTAGAAAACCTAGAAACCAAGTATACAAGCATTAATCCTGGGTCTTATTTTGGAAGAGACAACGTTGAAAATGCGGCAGAGAAAGATGCAGTATTAATTGAATTACGTAATCTAGTGAATGCGTTAAATAATAATTAAAGGAAGAGTATTGACAAACATATCAAATTATGATAGTATTAACTCTAAGGAATAAAAAATGAGCTGGAAAAAATATTTTAAAACATACGACGGAATGCCCGAAAAGATGCCACGTTCATCTGGTGGGGGATATGCCGGCGATGCAGATACCAAACGATATAGTAGTTGGTTACCTGAGGTTTATCAGGGACAACCTAATCGTGTACAAAGATATGGTCAATATGACCAAATGGATTTAGATAGTGAAGTGAATACTGCATTAGATACTATTGCAGAATTTTCTACATTGAAAAACGAATATAGTAAACTTCCTTTTCATGTTGAATATAATCAAGATTCAAGCGAAACAGAAAATGATATTATTCAAAAATCACTAAGACAATGGTGTTCTCTTAATAAAATTAATAAGAGAATGTTCCGTATCTTTAGAAACACAGTCAAATTCGGAGACCAAATATTTGTTCGTGACCCGGAAACATATAAACTTTTTTGGGTAGATCCAGCTAAAATCGAAAAAGTTATTGTTAACGAAGGCAAAGGCAAAAAAATTGAAGCATACTATATTAAAGATTTAGATATTAATCTACAGAGCCTTAATATTACTGCCGATACAACTAAACTATTACAAACACAAACAGGTCTTACAGGAGCACCTAATATTAATGCGAACACTACACAAGGCTATACAGCCGGCGGCGCTGGTGGTAGTAGATTTGTGTCAGACCAAACATCAACGCCAGTTGATGCAAAGCATATTGTTCATATTTCATTAAGTGAAGGTATCGATGGCTTCTGGCCTTTTGGCAACTCAATACTTGAACCAGTGTTCAAAGTTTATAAACAAAAAGAATTATTAGAAGATGCTATTCTGATTTATCGTGTTCAAAGAGCACCAGAACGTAGAGTATTCTATATCGATGTTGGTAACATGCCAACACACAAAGCAAGAGCCCACTTAGAACGTATCAAAAGTGAAATTCATCAAAGACGTATTCCAAGTAAAACAGGTGGCGGTCAGAATATCACAGATAGTGCATACAATCCACTATCTATTATGGAAGATTACTTCTTTGCTCAGACGGCTGAAGGTCGTGGTTCTAAAGTTGAGACACTACCTGGTGGTGAAAACTTAGGACAGATTGATGATTTGAAATACTTCAATGATAAGATGATGCGTGGACTTAGAGTTCCACCAAGCTATCTAGGTAGCTTAGACAGTGACGGTAACGGCTACAATGATGGTCGTGTAGGTACTGCATTCATTCAAGAATTTAGATTTACTAAGTTCTGTGAACGTTTACAAGCATTAGTATGTGAAGACTTGGACAGAGAGTTTAAGATGTTCATGAAGCACAGAGGTGTGGTTATTGAAAGTTCTTTGTTTGACTTGAAATTTAATCCTCCACAAAACTTTGGTAAGTATCGTCAAGCAGAAGTAGACCAAGTTATGATGAACGTATTTACTGCAATCGAAGGCGCAGAGTATGTAAGTAAGCGTTTTGCAATGAAACGTTTCTTGGGATTATCTGATGAAGAAATCATGGAAAACGAAAAGTTATGGCATGAAGAAAAAGGCACTGGCGACCCACAAGACGCAGACGGACTTAAATCAGTAGGGGCAAGTGTTCCCGGCGGTGAGTTTGAAGGCGGCGAACCAGAGTTTGATGAAACGGATGCAGAGACAGATGAAGAAGGTTCACCAATAAGTGGCGCGGAAAATTCCGAAGAAACAGACGAAATCGATCCAAACGTATAAATAGATATAGTCAACGGAGTTTTTAAATGAAGTATAGTGATATCAATGAAAATTATTCACCTGATAGGGATGAACATAATAGCATAGAATTAGATGATACAAGAAAAAATCGTCTAACACTTACTCACCTTAATGACCTACGTAAGATGCGTGAATATAGAAAAGTACAGAATTCAGAAGCAAAAGAACGACTAAGCACTCAATATGGTGGTAGTTCTGATGCATCTGCTGAGCCTGAACTATAATATTTAAGTGTCAATAAATGTCTGAAAAGACAGTTAAATGAGTACATAAGTGATTGACATACTTTGTTAAATAACTTATATCACAAAATGGCTTGAAAAAATAGCCGTTTTGTTGCATTTCCTTAATAAACCCTCAAAACCTCTATAAATACATTTGAAACAATAGAAGTGTTTCTACAACCTTGCCACATCAAGCGACTTTGCAAACGTGGCGATTATAGAAGATAAGGAGATATAATATTATGTCAGACAAAAGTACATTAGAGAACGTACTAGAACTTCTAATCAACGAGGAAAAAGACGCCGCAGAAAACATGTTGCATGACTTTATTGTAGCAGAGGCTCGTAGGATCCATGAAGAACTTCTTAACGATAGTGACGAAGTTGTAGAAGAAGACCTTGAGGATATAGACGAATCTGAGGCCGAGACTGACCAAGTTGAGGAAAACGAAGAACTAGAGGAAGTATCATTGGAAGATGGCGAAGCTATCGAAGATGACGCATCCGAAATAGAAAATGAAGAATTCTATGATGCAGACGAATCATCAGAAGATGAAGCAGAAGAAGACCTAGAAATGGGTGATGAAGAGGCTCCAGCTGAGGATATGGAAGCACGTGTAGATGACCTAGAGTCAAATCTAGCGGATCTTGAAGCGGAATTCGAAAAAATTATGTCAGGTGAAGGCGATGACATGGAAGATGAAGCAGACGAAGAAATGGATGTGGAAGATGACATGGAAGAAGCAACTGAAATTGAAGCTGTTGAAGAAGAAGCAGTAGATGAATCAGATGAACTAGAACTTGATTTAGAAGAATCAGAAGACGAAGCAGAAGCAGATGAAGACAAGTTGGACGAGTATGTTACTCCGGCAACAGCGTCAACAGGCGACAATGGTGACAACACAGCATCAACAGTCAATGCAAATGCAAAGCGTCCTGGTGACGATTCAAATGCAAAACCAGTAGGCCAAAACGATGGTAACACATCAGGCGGCAAAGGTGATGCACCAAAAGATATGTCAACAGGTAACGTAAACGTATCTGGAAACAGTAAAGCACCTGCAATGAGCCCGAAATCGGCTTCTGAAGGTGATAACGGCGCTAACACTAAATCAGTTAGTAGCTAAAACTTTGGAGATAACCAATGACCGTTCTTATTGAAAGACTATCCCACAAACAAGCGAATGTGAAATCACGTATCGTGGAAGGTGAGGACGGCGGAAAAAACATGTTCATGGAAGGCATTTTCGTTCAAGGTAACGTTAAGAATGCTAACCAAAGGGTATATCCTGTAGCTGAAATTACTAGGGCAGTTGAATCTGTACAATCTAAAATCAGCGAAGGTTTCCCAGTATTAGGTGAATGTGACCATCCGCCAGAATTAACTGTCAATGTAGACAGAGTATCACATATTATTGAGAATATGTGGATGGATGGGCCGAACGGATATGGTAAACTTAAAATTGTTCCTACACCCATGGGTAACATTATCAGAACATTAATCGAATCAGGTGCCACGCTAGGTGTCTCATCTCGTGGTTCAGGTGAAGTTGGTCACGATGGGAATGTGAAGAATTTTGAGATTGTCACTGTAGACATCGTAGCACAACCAAGTGCTCCAGATGCCTACCCGAAGGCAATCTACGAAGGTTTAATGAACATGCGTGGTGGTTACCAAACTTGGCAACTAGCACAGAATGTACAAACAGACAAGGTCGCTCAAAAATACTTGTCAGAACAAATCGTTAAGTTCATTAATGAACTTAAACTATAACAGGAGAAGCAACAATGGCAACAGAAATCCTTGCTAATCTTTTAGAGTCAGGTGCCCTATCCGAAGAGGCTGGCGCACAAATTAAAGAGGCTCTTGAGACAAAACTAAATGAAGCAAGAGAGGAGATTACAGCCGAGTTGCGTGAGGAGTTCGCACAAAAGTTTGAACACGACAAATCAGTGATTGTAGAAGCTATGGATAACATGCTTAATACATCAATTAAAGCTGAAATGGCAGAGTTTAAAACAGACCGTGAACAACTTATCGCAGAACGAGTTGCATATAAGAAAGCAATTTCTGAACATGCAAAACTCCTTGAAAAATTCATTACTTCTCGTTTAGCGACCGAAGTTAAAGAACTACAGGCAGACAGGGCTAAAGTTAACGAAAATCTACAGGAAACTAAGAAATTCGTTGTTAAACAACTAAGCCGTGAACTATCTGAGTTCCATAATGATAAACGTGAATTAGTTAACACTAAAGTACGTTTGGTAGCAGAAGGCAAAAATATTCTTAACAAGACTAAAGAATCGTTTATTAAACGTTCAGCGGAACTTGTTGAAAATACAATTAAGAATTCTTTACGTTCAGAAATGAAAGCGTTAAAAGAAGATATCGTACAAGCTAAAGAAAATGAGTTTGGACGTAAGGTCTTTGAAGCGTTCTCAGGCGAATTTATGGCTTCACAATTAAATGAAGGCACAGAAGTAGCTAAAGTGAACAAGAAACTTAACGAATCTGCTAACAAGGTTGCAGAACTTGAAAAAGTGATAGCTGATAAAGATGCGGACATTGAAGGCGCTAAGAAAACTCAACGTATACTAGAAGACAAGATGAACAGAAAAGAAGTTCTATCTGGTTTACTAGCACCGTTAGGTAAAGAAAAAGCAACAGTAATGTCTGATTTATTAGAGTCAGTAAAAACTTCAAATCTACAAACAGCATTTAAAAAATATCTACCAGCTGTTTTGGATGAGAAAAACGTTTCTACAAAAGAAACAAAAACATTAACAGAAGGCAAAGTGACTGAAAGAACTGGTGACCGTGGGGTAGCAACACACGTAGAACCACAGTCGTCAGGAAGCGATGCCGAAATAATTCAGCTTAAGAAATTGGCTGGATTGAATTAACCAGGATAATATCAGGAGAATAAAAGATGGAAAATCTTTTTGAAGGAAATAACTGGGACGGTACACGTGATGCACTACTAGAAGGTCTAGAAGGCACAAAACGTGATACAATGTCCGCAGTTTTAGAAAACACTAAAGTAGCACTTAATGAAAGTGCAACTGCTGGTGCAACACAGGCTGGTAACATCGCTACTCTTAACAAAGTGATCCTACCAGTTATCCGTCGTGTAATGCCAACAGTAATTGCAAACGAAATCATCGGCGTACAGCCAATGACAGGCCCAGTAGGCCAAATTCACACTCTAAGAGTACGTTACGCAGAAGCAAAAGCTGGCGTGGCGGCAGGTGATGAAGCACTAAGCCCATTTGATATTGCTAACGCATATTCAGGTGACGCGGCAGGGGCTCCGGCTTCTACAGCATCACTAGAAGGTGAAGCAGGATCAAAAATGTCAATTCAAGTTCTAAAGCAAACAGTTGAAGCGAAAACTCGTAAACTGTCTGCACGTTGGACTTTCGAAGCGGCACAAGACGCTAACTCAATGCACGGTTTAGATATCGAAGCTGAAATCATGGCGGCATTAGCAATGGAAATCACTGCTGAAATCGACCAAGAAATTCTAGGTTCACTATCTAACTTAGCATCTACTGGCGCTACATATGACATGTCAGCATCATTCACAGGTACACCAACGTTTATCGGTGACAGACATGCCGTACTTGCGACATTAATCAACCAACAAGCTAACCTAGTAGCACAGCGTACAAGACGTGGCGCGGCTAACTGGGCAGTTATCTCACCATCAGCACTAACAGTTCTACAATCTGCAACTACATCAGCATTTGCACGTACAACTGAAGGTACTTTTGAAGCACCAACTAATACTAAGTTCGTAGGTACTCTAAACAGTACTATGAGAGTATATGTAAACACATATGCATCAAACGATGACGTATTACTAGGCTACAAAGGTCAAGGCGAAATCGATGCGGCGGCGTTCTATTGCCCATACGTACCGTTAATGTCATCAGGCGTTGTGGTAGATCCAAGTTCATTCGAACCAGTAGTGTCATTTATGACTCGTTACGGTTATGTTGAACTAACAAACACTGCATCATCTCTAGGTAATGCGGCAGACTACGTTTCTAAAATCGCAGTCTCAAATCTAGCATTCGTATAATTTTTTATACAAATTAGATTACAAGAAAGCCGGGATTTATTCCCGGCTTTTTTTATGGCTAAAAAACCATGAATTCTGATAAATACAATTAGATAAGAAACCTAATCGTTTGAGAGAGAATTCATATGGCAGAGCAAATTAAATTCGGTGACAGATTATTTCTAAAAGGTGAAAAACTGATTTTAGATTCTGTTGCAAACGCAGTAATTAAACCTAAAAATGGTGTACTAGAAATTGATGGTGATTTACGTGTATTAGGAGCCACAACTACAGTAGATTCAGAAACAGTAAGTGTTGCTGATCCATTTATGCTATTGAATGGAGACTTAACAGGTTCTGCTACCGAAGATGTTGGTATTGAGATTAATAGAGGAACAGATGACAACAAGAAGTTTGGTTGGGACGAAACCTCTGGTAAATTTTCAACGTTCAGTGATGATTTTAAAACAGGCGCTATTGAAGGAACTGATATTGCACTTACGGGTGCATTAGTAGGTGATATAAATTCAGAAAACGGTGATGTAATAATTGATGTAACTGGAAACGGCACAGTAGATATTAACTCGGGTAATATTGATGGCACTGTTATTGGTGCAACTGCACCAGCACAAGCAACATTCACTACTATAACTGGTGATGGTACTGCGATTACAAATGTTCTAACAAATTATGATACAGATGATTTGACTGAAGGTACAAATCTTTATTATACAGATGCAAGAGCAAGAGCGGCTATCAGTATGAATGCTGGTAGTGAATTGACGTATGATCCAGCAACTGGTGTAATATCTTTTTCAGGAAATTATTACCAAGATTCAGATGCTAGACAGGCAATCAGTGTAACAGGTAATGAAATAGGTTATGACAATACAACTGGTGTTATTAGTTATGATGCTCCTACAGACTTTGGTCTATTGACAGACACAACTGTTATTTCAGGAAGCACTGGAGGCTCAACAGGCACTAGTCTACCGACTAATGTTGGTTCTTTTTACAATGATGCAGGGTATGTCACACAGAGTTATCAAGGCTTTGCCGCAGATTGGCAAGCAGATGATGTTACAAATTTGAATGCGGCAAATACGTATACAGAAGGCCGTATAAATGATGTGGTAGATGTTGCACCAAATCAATTAAACACATTAAAAAAGATAGCGGCATCAATAAACAATGATGATGATTACAACGGAACACTGCAAACACAGATAAGCACGTTAGCAGTAGCAAGTAATTTGGCAACAGTGGCTACATCGGGTAGTTATAATAATTTAATAGATAAACCGAATGTCCCTACAGCTATAAGTGATTTACCAAATGATAGCGGTTATTTGACTTCCGGAGATTTACCAACGAACCATATGGTAAATGATGCCAATAATACAGTAGCAGGCTCTATAACACCATTAACTGATGCAACATATAGTTTGGGCAGTCCATCAAAAAGATGGGAATTTGTTCACGGCGAAACGATTGAAGCCACTTATGCCGACCTTGCAGAACGTTACGAAGCTGATGCTATTTACGAACCAGGAACTGTCCTTATATTTGGCGGAGATAAAGAAGTCACTAAGACCGATGTGCCCGCAGATTACAGAGTGGCAGGCGTTGTAAGTACTAATCCAGCTTATAGAATGAATGCAGAAGCAGGCACAGATGATACACACCCTTACATTGCATTGCGTGGTAGAGTACCATGTCAAGTAATTGGACCAGTTAAAAAAGGTGATTTAATGGTAACGTCTAGTGTCAAAGGTCATGCAAAAAGTGTTGCTGGTGTTGATATGGGACGTGCAGTTTTTGCCAAATCCTTAACGACGGAGTCCTCTGAAGGCTCTAAAATTATTGAAGTAGTAATACTTTAATAATTAAATACATACAGTCAAATATCCACTATCTTAGATAAATAAGAGTAGATTACACTTAACCCAATTCAGTGTAGTTTATAATAAATCGATTTTTTATAGACGGGAGAATATAATATGGCGGCATATGCAATACAGTTCCGTCGTGGTACAACGACACAACACTCATCATTTACTGGCCTAGTAGGTGAAGTTACGGTCGATACAGACAAGAAAACTCTTGTAGTACACGATGGCGCAACAACTGGCGGTTACCCACTTATGAGAGAAGGCGGAACGTCTTCTTCTACTACTGGTGCATTTACAAGTAATGTAACAGTTGGCGGTACACTAGCAGTAACAAATACAGCTACATTCTCAGCAGGCGTAAATGTCACAGGTAATTCAGAATACACCGGTGATATCCTACCTGGTACGGATGATACATACGACTTAGGCTCAACAACAAAAAGATGGCGTGACCTTTACTTAGGGCCAGGATCACTATACATCAACAACAAAAAGATTCTAGAAGACGATAGTGGCACTATCACAGTTAAAACGGACGCTAACGAAACGTTGAAACTGATGACTACTGGTACTGGTACTTTGCAAATTGAATCAAGCAACGGAATTCAGTTTACAGGTGAACTTAAGACTTCATCTGGTGATATTCAAGTGGGTGACCACATTGACATGAATTCAAATGTTATCAAAGAAGTTGGAACTCCAACAACTGGAAGTGACGCGGCGAACAAGACTTATGTTGATAATGCAATAAGCACAGGCATTGGTTCAGGTTCAAACGCTGTTTCAGGTACAACTGGTACTTTCTCAAGCAACGTAACAGTTACAGGTAACTTAACAGTTAATGGTACAACAACTACAATCAATACATCACAAATTGACTTAGCAGATAATATTCTACTATTAAATTCAGATGCAACTGGTACAGCATCAATTTCAGGCGGTATCGAAATTGAACGTGGTGATGACCTAAACGTACAACTATTATGGGACGAAACTAACGACCGTTGGTCAATCGGCGCAGAAGATTTTTATTCTTCTGGTGACGTAACAGCGGCAACATTTATTGGTGACGTAACAGGTGACGTAACAGGTGATGTAACAGGTACAGTATCTAGCATTTCAAATCACTCAACAACTAACTTGTCTGAAGGTTCAAATCAGTATTTCACTGATGCAAGAGCAAGAGCGGCAATTTCAGTTTCAGGTGACTTGACATATAATTCATCAACTGGTGTTATCTCAACACAAGGTTTAGCATCAAGCGACACAGATGATTTAGCAGAAGGTACAACTAACCTTTATTATACTAACGCACGTTTTGATACAAGATTAGGCACTAAAGATACAGACGATGTATCTGAAGGTTCAACTAATCTTTATTACACAGACGCACGTTGGGATACAAGATTATCAACTAAGAATACTGATAATTTAGCAGAAGGTTCAACTAATCTGTACTTTACAGATGCGAGAGCAGATGCAAGAGTTGCCGCGGCAACTGGTGCTAACTTAAACTTATCCGCTTCTGATACAGATGATTTGACTGAAGGTACAAATAACAAATACCATACAGATGCTAGAGTGAACACACTATTTGATACAAGACTAGCTATTAAAGATACAGATAGCCTTTCTGAAGGTTCAAATAATCTTTATCATACAGATGCTAGAGTGAACGCACTATTTGATACAAGACTTGGTAATAAATCAACAACTGACGTATCTGAAGGTACAAACTTGTACTATACAGATGCAAGAGTTGATGCTTATATCAATGCAAGTATGGACAGTGATGATGTATCTGAAGGTTCAACTAATCTTTATTACACAGATGCACGTGTAAGTTCTTATCTAACAACTAACTCATACGCAACACAGGCTTACGTAACAGCGGCAGTTCAAGGTGTTGATAACTCAGACGAAATTACTGAGGGATCATCAAACTTGTTCTTCACTGATGAAAGAGCCCAAGATGCGGTAATGGCTAATGTTTCAGCAGGAACAGGTATTGGCATATCATATGATGATGCGGCAGGTACTTTAACTGTTACTAACACACAAACAGAAGTCAATGACTATGTAGATGGTGCTTCATTCTCAAGTGGTACACTAACTTTATCAGTTGGTACACAGTCAGATGTTACAGTATCACTAGATGGTCGTTATGTACAGTTAGGTAACACTTCTAAAAAACACACACATGCTTATGAGACAACTGCACAAGACGAAACAGATAACACTGGTTCATCGCACTCAATCACATGGGCAAATTTAACTTCTGGTAAAATTTCTTTAGGCTCAAACGCCGTAGATTTTGCATCAGAAATAAATGATTCACCATATGCTGTTGTTTATATCAACAGAATTATGGCGAGACCAAATGAAGTAACAATTACTTCAAGTGGACTAACTTTTGCCTCAGACGTTCTTGCAGAAGACGATGAAGTAGAAGTAGTTTACATGGACGAGCAATAAAACTTAACAACGTAGGGGAGTTTATCTCCCCTACAGTTCAATTATGAACATGAGGTCATCTAAAGACCTTTCGATTTAAGGAGACAATGATGGGAAGAAAATTTAGACACAACGGTTCCACGAATACAAAAATTCAACGTGGTAAGCGTTATAAGTATGACAGTACTGGTAACATTGCAGAGATTACAGGCACAGTCGATATGACCACTGATGATATTATCTTCACTGGTACAAAATCAAATTTAAGACGTATTTCAGACCTAGAACGTAACGTATCTATTCTTGCATCGCAAGATAAAGGTGATGGTGGTGCAACAATCGCCAAAACTATGAGTGGTAAAATCAAATTCAAAAATCAAATTGAAGTTGATGGAACTGCTAATTTAGACGGCGGCGCCGATGTTGCAGGTACACTAGATGTACAAGCAGGTCTAACTCTTGGTGCAACTGCACAAGAAGTTGTTCAAGACTTAATCGGTGGTATGGCTAACACAGGTCTATCATACGATGATGCGAACAATCAAATCAATGTTGATACGTCAACAATAGCGACAAAATCTTATGCAGACACGGCGGCAACAGATGCCGCGAATGCAGTAGTGAATGCGGCACCTGGTTCATTAGATACACTAAACGAACTAGCGGCGGCTCTTGGTGATGATGCGAACTTTAGCACAACAATCACTGACTCAATCGCAACAAAAGCCGCACACGCAAGAACTATTACTGCGGGTAACGGTCTTTCAGGCGGTGGTGACTTAAGTGCAGACAGAACAATCGCAATGGACGGTTCATATACTGGTAACTTTACAGTATCGGGTGATATCACTGCTAATGGTGGTGACGTGACAGCAACACGTTTCAACGGTGAAGCAACAACGGCAAAATATGCCGACCTTGCAGAACGTTATGAAGCAGATGCAGAATACGAAGAAGGCACAGTAATGATGTTTGGTGGCGAAAAAGAAGTAAAAG